TGATGGAGCTGCTTCAGCTTATCCAGAGCAGTATTCAAAGTGGTTGAATGTATTGAAAGAGAAAGCTGAAAGGTTAACAAAAGATGTTAAAGTTGATTTAGACAAACCTCTAGATGAACAGTGTGATGATAAAACAACAGCTGAGAACTTAGAAGAGAGGTTTGATGAAGAGAAGAATATCTTAGACTATTTTAATAAAGTTAAGGTTACAACTACTACAATAGGAGAGCAGGAGGACAAATGGAAGTGTCCATGTAATATTTGTAAGGAAGGTAAAGTCTCCTGGGAACAAGCTGCCTCTGATTTAGCTCTAAAGATAATAAAGCTTGAAAAACAAATAGAAGAGCTTAAAATTGTAAATATATGCCAAAAGCCACTTTAGAATATAACTTAGATTTACCAGAAGATCTTGAAGAATTTGAACTAGCTAGTAATGCTAGAAAGTATTCTTTAGTGCTTTGGGAACTAGACCAGTACCTTAGAAACTTTGTCAAGTATCCATCTGATAAAGAGGATCCTATTCTCACTGATACTATGGCTAAGGTAAGAGATGAGCTTTGGAGGCTCTTGAATGAGCATAACTTGGATTTAAATTTATGAAAAAAAGAATTCCAAAATATGGCTTACTAGGTATGCCAATGGTTATAAAATGGATAAGAGATAGAAAAGAAAAAGAAAATAAATGAGATTTTAATCAATGAAACCAGAATGGGAAATCAGATCTGATAGAGAAGGTAACTTTGATGAAGTTGTTGCCGAAGATGCTCAATTTGTCCATCTAGAAAGAATGGATCAGGATAGATTTTGGCTTGGAATTACTCTTCAGGATGGCTCAAGAATTACAGCTAACCTATACATTAATAATGGCATTCTAAAGCTGAGTGCTGAGAGAGAAGAGCTTTGACAAGCCCTCCTAAAGCATATAGAATAAGATTATGAATGAATTAATAGAAAAATGGAAACCAGCAATGGTGTTTAAATTCAAAGATGGATCTTTTGTACCAGAAGACAAATACCAGGAATGTGCTGAAAAACTAGAAAAGTTTCAACAAAAATATGGAGACAGAACAATTATGCAAGATCTTATCTATATGACTGTTGATAGCTATGCTAGAGGGGATGGAAAGTTTAGTGGTGGTATTTTTGAAGTCTTTGAAGACCATCCAGAATTAAAGAACAAACTTGACATCTCCTCCTAAAGCATATAGAATAAGATAAATATATAATACATGAAAAAGACATTACTCTTCACTGCATTATTAGCCCTATGCTCCACAGCTTTTGCTATTATTCCAATATCAACTCCTACCCCCACACCAGCTCCAACAGCTACACCAACTCCTACTCCTACACCAGCTCCAACAGCTACACCTACCCCAACACCTGCTCCTACCCCAGTGTGTGATCCAGAGGATGATGGAGATGATGAGTGTATTGAACATAATCTCTCCTTTGAACAGTGTGAAGAGTGCTTTGATAAGGAATTAAAGGATATTAAAAATAAAGCAGAAGACAAGAAGAAGAAAGATGATAAAAAGAAGAAAGACTATGACAAGAAAAAGAAAGAGCATGATGATAAGTGTAAGCACTAGTCTATAAAAAGGTGCTTAATTCCTCTTCTTAAGGTCTGTAGAATAGGCATCAGTGATGGATTTCAAGAATTATTATAAAATTACTCTTCAGAAGATTAGTGAAGAGATCGAAAAAGATAATAAAATTTCTCTAAACAAAAAACCTTTATTCGAGTCACCAATGCATCATGAAGCAGAGTTTTTTAATCATTTAAATGATATTAAAACAAATCATCCATTTGCATTAGAAATGATAGAGGATGGTAAATTCATTGAAAATGTAACTATTAATGATGCAACATATAAGCTATATAGAACTTTTGAAGAAGTTTATACTTGGGATATTTTTATTAGTGGAGAAAGTGGTCATGAATTAATATCAGCATTTATAAGATACACACCAAAACGAGGAATGATAGTGATAAATGGACTTTGGCAGATCAATATTATAGTTGGTTTGGTAAGAGGGCTAATTAATGACTATTATTCAAAGCATTTTTCAGTTCTTGAATCTGATGCTGTTGCAAATAACAAAGGTAAGAAATTCTATCAAAATTTAGCAAAGGAATATATCCAGCATGGGAAGGGTGTTACTGTGATTATTAATAATAAAGAAATTCCTTATAAATTAGAAGATGCTGAATCATATTGGAAGAGTTCTAATGATGTACAAAGTTCTGATAAAAAGATAAGATTTTATTTTTAATTCTTGACACCTCCTCCTAAAGCATATAGAATATGTTTATGAAGCCTACTGTTGTTTGGATTACTGGTTTATCAGGTGCAGGGAAAACAACTGTAGCTAATGCTTTGTATGAAAAATGTATCTTTCAATACAGAACAGGTCTAGTTGATGGTGATGCAATAAGGGCAAAACATGATAAGCCTGTTGGCTTTGATATGGAGAGTAGGGGAAGAATGGTTAATGAGGCCATTTATATGACAAAGAATATGATCTGTTTTCAAAAAGCTAAACTTGTCATTGTTGCTATGATTTCCCCTCTTAGATCTATGAGAGATAGTGCTAGGGACATCCTTACAAAGTATTGTGAAGCAAACTTTATTGAGGTCTATATGGATACACCTCTTGAGATTTGTGAAGAAAGAGATCCTAAGGGACTTTATAAAAAAGCTCGCGCAGGCGAAATTAAAGACTTTACTGGAATTGATTCGATCTATGAACCAGCAACACACGCAGAAGTTATAGTTCCTTTTAATTATACAGTTGATCAAGCTATTGAGATGATATATAATACAATTTTATGACTAAGAAAACACTACAACCTACTAATGACCTTTATATTCAGTTCACGGAGGATGAGCTCAATCAAATTGGAGCAGGACCTGGGACTAAGCTTTCTGTAAAGCATAATGATGATGGCTCTATTGAGCTTCGTCCTTATGTTAAGATGGAGATTGAGATTTCAGATTGGTCGAGAGAAGTTCTCGAGATGCTTATTACAAAGTCCTGTGAGGATGATGTTTCTGTTAATGATGTTATTAATGATTTGCTGAAGCAATCACTCGAGCAGTATCCTACTGAGGATAATCTTGAACAGGCTAAAAAGGAGCTTCTCTTAGAAAAAGACTATCTATATAGTGCTAGTGTTAATGCAAATTCTATTAATAGCGATACTAGTATTACGGGTAATCAACAGTATAGTGCTACAGGTAGCGATATACTTTATAGGGTGCCTGAAAAATCAACTTTTAAGGGCCTTGAAAAACCATATTGGTTTGATATTGGGTGTGATGTATAAGGACTAGATTATTGAGTCTCGCTTACTAATTAATAGTATGAAGAAGTTACTATTACTTTCACTATTGCTTATTGCAGGGTGTACCGTTTATACTGAAAAACAATCTGAAGCTCTTAGTCAAAATGTCTATGCCGCGAATGATTCATTGAATAAAGCAAGAGTCGATTTAGCTTATTATTATTCTAACGAAACTACAAGGCTTGTTAAGCCTCCGAAGAAGAGAATTGACATTCAGTCTATCTATCAAGCAGGTGAGGTTGTTAAGGACGCTAAGGCCGGCGAAAAGACGAGGGTTGTTATTGTTCCTAGTCAATATAAAGGCGATAAGGTTGTTGTTGTCGATTCAGTCGAGTATCAAGATCTATTAAAGGTCAAGGCTATCGCCGAACAATTAAAGAAAGATAATGCAAATCTTGCAAGTGCTAAGGAAAACACAGATAAGGAATTGGCAAAGCAGGCGGAATACAATAACAAGATGATTAAAGATCTCAATCATCTTCAAGCTGAGGTTTATAAGAAAGACCTTGCCATTTTGTGGAGAAACATTATTATTATTAGTTTATTCGGGCTTATTGGTGGGTATATCTACCTGCGAATGAACAAGTTATTCATGTTTTAGTGGAAAAACTATAACCCGTGCATAAATATATGCATGGATAAATTTTTAAAAATAATTTCATCTGTGGTTGATTCGGTAACTAACTGGATCAGTCTCCACCCTAAAACTGCTCTCGCTATTACGATTTTTATCGTTGGCTTTATCATCGGCTCTCTCTTTTAGTAGAGCCTTTTAGCAATTATGTACGACGAACGCACACGCTCATACTATCCCTATGTTCTGTTATACGGGTATAGCTTATTTTTAGGTTATCAACTAGCCCACGCATTACTTTATCATTTAGGATAAATATTATTGATGTGGCAGAATATTGCTAATATAGGACAGACCGTTAGTGCTTTTTTGACGAACGGAAAAGCACCACCTAATACTCCGTCTGAACTGCAAAAGCAGATGGAAGACACAAATCATCTGTCTTCTAAAAAGTTTTTTATCATTTTTAGCTCTTTGTTCATGCTTGCGTTTGTATTCTATACAAGCGTTGGATTACTTTGGGTTATCCCTAAGGCACCAGAAATTGTTTCAGCTTTTGTTACAATTTTTACAAAGATGATAGAGATCTTTGGTGTTATTATTTCTGTTTACCTCGGTGCACAAGGTTTAGTTGATTTGAGATACAATAGTACATCCAATGCAAGTACAGAAGGTATATTAGAACAAAAAGAAGTTAATATTAATGAAACCATATTAACTAATAATGCAAAAGAAGATGACTATAATATTACAGGAGTTAATGTATGAAATTACCTTCACCTAAGGCTCTAGCACTAATATTGGAATATGAGGTCGGTGGTGGTAAGAGTTACTACGATAAATATCTCTCTAAGCCTACTTGGCCCGGTGGGGCCAGTGGTATGACCCTTGGAATAGGTGTGGATTGTGGATATTATACACCCGCTGAGCTTGAAAAGTTGTTTAACTTTCTTCCAAGTAATCAATTAGAGGTAGTAAAGGGAGCTTCTGGAAAAACAGGTCAAGCTGGTAAAGATTACACTACTAAACACAAAAATGATGGCATTGTCGTTACCTGGGATCAAGCTATTAACATATTCAATCAATTAACTTGGCCAAAATTCGCAAAACTTGCAGAAAAGGCGTTTCCTGGACTTGATCAATTATGTGATAACGCGTATGGTGCTATTGTGTCTCTAGTATTCAATAGAGGTTCATCTATGACAGGGGATAGTCGACAGGAAATGAGAAATATACGTGATTTAGTTCCGAAAAAGGATTATAAAGGTATAGCAACAGAACTTAGAAAGATGAAACGTCTTTGGGCCGGTAAAGGGCTTGATGGATTACTTGAAAGACGTGAAGCAGAAGCTAATTTAGTTGAAACTTGCGCTTAAATGAGCAATTTAATTAGTGAATTTTTTGATTTTAATGGACCATGTCCAGATAATGTCCCTAATTGTCAGGAACTTCGTGAACAATATCAAAAAGATATACAGACAGTACGCGATTATGGCTGTCGGCCGTGTGCTGAAACTAGGATTAAAGTGAAATATATGGAAATAGTCTGGAACGCTTTTATGGCAACGCTAGGCTAGGGTATATGTTTAAACGCTCTATAGTATTTATAAAATTTTGACGCGTAAGTACGCTCAAATTGACGTGCATCAATCTCACATTCGTTCCTATAATAAGCGTTAGTGTTCCGTTCAACGTCATCATCGGTATAATTAATCTTCGAGGTCCCCACTTTGTATACTCTTGATTGCATCCAATGTCGAAACTCGTGAAGAAAATGATTAAAGAAAGCTCTCTTTCGCTGTATTTTTGATGGTCGATTGCTGCGTGTAGGGTTACCACATAGACGTATTTTATCTGTCTTAAAAGTGTAATCACTGAAATCTGCATTATGCATAATCTGCAATGTTAAGACTTTACGTCTTGTGCTTATAGTAGGTTCAAGCTCGGCGAACAACAAAGAAATAGCGGCCTCCATAGCGTTTAAGTTAACATCGTTTTCTTTAAACCATGGAACAGAGTTCTTTGTAGGCTTTAGCTTGAATACAATCATAATGGATTATTAGCTGTATATGGTATAATATATTATATTAATGGAAAACACAACTGAAAACAATGACGTAATCGAAGTAGTCACAGAACTTACAGTATCTGATATAAAAACACTGGATTTTATCCTCGATGCGTGTCTAAACGCAAAAATGTTTGCCGATCAGAGCATACCTGTCGTGGAGCAATTAAGCACAAAACTTAAACAGCTTGTTGGTAATTTAGAACGCTCCTCGTAGGAGATGTTGGTTGATATTATTCTTAAATATATGTATAATGTCGACATTAACGTCTATAGCTTCAGTTTGTGAAGAGTTTACAGATACTATTCTTGTAGATAAAAAAAAGAATAGTATTATTGTTAATGTTAAAAAGCAATGGTTCGCTACACTTAATAGACGTCTTCTATCAATGCACTGCACCCTTGTGCATAAGACACCTATCAGTACCGGGTATACCTGTACATATGTTTATTCAGAGTAAACGTTGATATTACGTAAGGTATCTGTTATAATAATCGGATATGCTAGTTTTTGATCCTATAGCTCACTCCTATAAAAATGAATTTACAGGAGAAATATATACTTCCGCTTCAGCAGTTCTTGCTAAATTTAAGAAACCGTTTGAAGCTGATATTATCGCTGAACGTGTAGCAAAAAAAAGGAAGTGCACTGTTGCTGAGGTAAAGGCAGAGTGGAAGCAGGCAAACGACTTTAGTAAAACATACGGCACTGAAGTTCACGCTGTTATTGAACAGTACAATAAGATGGGTACATACGATATAAAATACGTTGATATTATTCAGGCTTATATAGATCTTGATCTTATTGATGCAAAGCGTGATAATATTTTATCTGAGCAACAGGTATATAATCATGAATACAAAATTGCAGGGACTGCAGATATTATTCGCTTAGAGGATAAAGGTGGGTTTAGTGTTTTTGATTTTAAAACAAATAAAAAGTTTAATCTCTACAGTCAATATAATGACTACTTACTCTCACCTGTTGATCATCTTCCTGCATGTGAATATTCAAATTACGCTCTTCAGCTCTCTCTCTACGCTTTTATGTATCAGGGTATTACCGGGCGCCGGGTCAATCAATTAGGTATTATATATTTTGATCGCGAAGCTTGTAAATTTACTCATTACCCGATAAATTATATGAAGCATGAAATTCTTTCTATGCTCAATTATATTAAAAACTAAATGAAATTTATTGATCAAATTCTGCAAAACAGTCAGATTAAAGAAGCTAAGCTTTATGGTCCGTCAAAAAAAGCAGCCGAAAGACCGGAGACTGGTGTTACTATTCAAACACCGGCCGCGTTTCATGTTATTAAGGATTGTGCAACACTAGCTAACAAATATTTACCTCATTTTGTCTTTGGTCATTACGCTAATCCTTTTGAAGTATTAAAGGGTAAGTTTACACAAGAAGATATAGCAGAGTTTGTCAATGAAGCAAATTCTGATATTGTATTAAATCAACTTCTTGCCCTTATTGTCGGTAAAATAAACTTAACCTTACCGCAGTTAGTCCAAACACCTTCTACATCCGTGAGTAATGTTACAAGTTCATCGGATCCCTACGGTGATTATGAATCCTATAGTGATATAGTGCCTGTAGCTACTCAGGATACAACCACTTTATTATGTAACGCCTTCGGTGTTCGATAATAAATAATTAAAATAATGAAATTGTTAACTCCTTTCCTCAAGATTCAAAATCAGCTAAGAATCTTTCACTGGCAGACCTCTAGTTATGCCCAGCACAAGGCTTTTGGAAAGGCTTATGAGAATCTCGATGGTTTTATCGATGAGTTTGTTGAGATTTTTATGGGTAAGTACGGTCGTTCTAAAGCAGCTACTAGTTATAGTATTGAATTAGATAACCTTGGGAACGATTATCTTGAAGTTGTTAATAGTTTTATCGCCTATCTTATTAGTATTACTGATGAAGTCGACTCTGTTAACGATACTGATCTTCTCAATATTCGTGATTCTATGGTTGGTGAGCTCAATCGCTTGAAATATCTTCTTACGCTCAATTAAGCGGTCACGTCGTATCCCCAAGTGTATGTATTATCGTTGATATCGATACGACCTGCAGCAGAGCCAACTGCTGTATAGGTATTGAGATACGGGCTACCGACTCTTATACTATTTGGTAGTTGGTTGCTGAAATTTATATTATAAACATCTGTTGCAGGCTTGTGTAGTGTACAGGTTATATTGTGTACATCGTTTTGTGTGTATTGGAAGCGTATTGTAATTATGTAGAAGCAATTAGCTGTATCTTTTCCAAGATACGTAAGTGTATATAATCCGGTTTCCTTACTATAGTTAAGAGTTGGCTTTTCAATTTTTACTATGTTTAACTCTAATCCTTTTCCGTATAAAGAGAAAGCGCTTAATTCGCTAAAGGTCAAGCTAGAGTCGTTCTTTTGCGGAAAGATTTGATTTATTTGCTCGGTAACCAAATCAAGTATATATATTGTTGGATATATAGCTTTGTAATTTGAAGCGCTCAAGTTATTATGGTGCAGTGTGGTAGCTGCTACGGTGAGTAAATTTGTGTCTTCATCAAACCAGACAGTTGAAAACTTTTCAAGTTCAGGCTGATTGCCGCGATTTAAAATAATAGGAGGTGTCCGTGAAGTTGTAATAGCGTTCACATTATAGTCATATTGTAGCTTATTGAAAATTAAATAATTCTCCGTTTCAATCTGTAAGGTATCAAAATAAACGTCAAAGTTAATTGTATTACTATACACTTCATTTTGTATAGCACTGGGTAGAGATGCAAAGACTGCACTCAATGCTGTAGATAGTGGTCCGGTGAAGGTGCTGTTAGCGTTTCTAAAATAGAACTCCCCGTGCTCGATATTTTTTGTATAGTAGAGAGAATTCTTTGTTACATTAATACCGGAGAGTGACTGATTAAGGACGGTATCAGTATTAGCAAGTCGGGCGTTAACAAAGTTTGTTGGTTCGTTATATTGATAATTATATGTGATTACATCACACGGTCCGGCGTTAATGTTATAATCCCAGAATGCACCGCCATCGTATGTATCTGTAATATAAAAATTGTTTAAACTATCGCTTAGGAATTGAGCTTGATCGGTAAAATTCGCTACCCCTATTGGACTATTGGGCTGAGGCGCACCATCGGCAAGAGTATTATAGTAGAGATAGGAGTCTGTTGGTGTATAGCCGCTTTGATCGCTCGGAACGTCTGGTAATAGGGTATTATCTGGTTTTGTAAAGTTTACCCCGTCACCTACTGAGCAATCGTAAGTATCAGGATTTGCGTATCCGTATGCTGTATCATTTGTTTTAAAGTCATATGATTCTAGTACTAATGCTATTCCACCATCGTTAAATGTAGCTCCATTATCTAGATAACTTGTACCGTATATAGTTGTTGTAGGCTGTGCATTATAAATTGGTATATTACCACTGCTATCAACATGCTCGTCGATACTCGTTTTTAACACGACACCGGAGTAGTTAAGAGTTGTTCCATAAGGAATATAGTTAACATTCTGTACGTTTGTTTTAGCTACATACCAACCAGGCCAGTTTGCATCTGCTGCAGTTAAATTAAAGACAAAGCTATCAAAAACAAAATCTAAAAATTTAGTGGCGTGGGTGATAGTGTTAAATTGTTTATTTACGGCTGATTTATAAAGGCCGTACTGATTACCGTAAATATCACTCTTAAACTGTACAAGGGTTTTATTTATCGGTAAAAGTGTACTCTCTCTCTGATCAATAGGAAATTGATTAATCAGTACAAGTGGATAAACATCAATATTACTCCATATTGTATCTTGATCCCCGGTAAAAAAGTCCTGAGGATCAGCGTATCGCTGAATACCAAAATCAGTATAGTTTAATGTCTGTTCTCGTGTCTGATATGCTCTAAATGTCTGAAAACATGGATCACTTATCACATCACCCATTCTATATTGATTACTATAATCAATTTTATTAAAATAATTTTCTTCTAAAAATGTTAGTGGTGACTGAAAATCGAGTTTTGTGTTACCAGAGATATTACCATATTTCGATGGATCTGGGAAGTAGTAAACAGAGTTTGGTTGCAGTTTGGCTAGGTCAATTTTTGATGTAAAATTGAAGTTTGTAAAATTAGCTATACCGATTTTATCAGGTTTAAAAAATAAGCCGATTTCTTTTTCTGTCTTTAAAAATTCTTGACTCGGAACAGCTGCAATAGTGGGATAGCGCTTATTAAGAAAATTTGCATAGTCATTATTTGCTGTAAAGAGGACACCAGAGGTAAATGTAGAGTTAGTGCTAGTGGCAATATAATAAAAATCTGTTCCGATGTACTTACTAATTTCCTGACTTATGGTTTGTAAATTGAGGTTATTAATGTTACCGTCATTAACAGTAGATATGAAATCACTATCTTTGAGTAAATTGAGTTGATTGGAGTTTACTAACGGGTCAATTGTAAAATTATTAGTACCGAGCTCAATAGCATAAAACGGATAGCTAAGAATAGCTTTAACAATACTCTGATTAATATTAAGAAAGAGATAAGGGTCAATTTCAGACTGATTAAGGCTAAAGAAATCATTTCTTAATCCGGTAGTTACATTATAAGCGGAAGCTGGTAAAGTCGGGCTTATATCGTAGTAATCAGTATACGTGTCGTACAGATCCTCAATATCAATATTAATATTACCACTAATATTTGATATAGGTAAATTAAGCGTGCTTAACTTTGTTGCAATGTCTTTGGTTTGAAGAGCGTTGACAAAGCTAACATATAGTAAATTCTCAATACCTAAATTTGAACCCTTGAGATTGTATTGTAATGTTGCAGTTTGAGCTTCATCGCGTAGGGTACTATAGTAAATACAGATATCTTTTATTTTTTTAGCAATGAACGGAACAATAATTGCTAGATCACGGCTATTGGTAATATCTATATTTTGAAGATATCTTTGCTCGTCATCTGATGTATAATTGAGTACGATTTCGTTGATTAAATTTGTATAATAGGCCTGTACACCAGCAGAAGCCTGTTCAACGCTTACGCCCTTAGCAGCGTACCAGTTATTAAGATAGGATTGGTATCGATTTAGGAATTCGCCTGTTGTTGTGAATAATTGTGTATTATACTTGAGCCAATCGGTAAATGTAAGAGGCTGTAAACGATCAATAGGATCGGCTGGTGGTACGATCGCGGTAATCGAATTGCTGAGTCTTTCATCTATAAATTGTAGGGTCTCGGCCATGGAAATATTTAGCTATTTTAGCTGTTGTACGTAATGTTAGCAGCTGAAGTAAATAACCGCAGCCCCATAGTCAGCTCATAGCTAAGTAAGCTTTGTACTATACCGCTATCTGAGCTCCAATTACTATAGGAACTATTAGTAGGAGATAGTGTTGTGTAGGGATCATTCCAATTAATAACGTTATCATAATACGTATTATTAAAAACCGGATTATAGTTATAAAATTTATAGAAATTATTAATTTGTGTACCAGTAATAGTATCTGGTACAACTAATCCCCAACCCCAGTCGGGTATATATGAGGATAATGGTATAACCTCATCTGTGTTATAGTAAGCAATAAGATTATTATTAATAAGCTTAAAATTATCAGAGAATAACTCCTGTGCTACAATAGGTGTTCCATTTGTAAATACGCCCGTGAGCGGGTCAATTTGTGATCCTAAATTAACACCGTATGTACTATTAGATATAATTGTACCTTGGGTGTTAAAATTTTGTGTAAATTTATTATTATTACCCCAGAGTGTGCTTTGTTTGATGGAGAGTAAATCTACTAAACGACGAAGCTGTGGAGGTAAGGTGAGATTGTATTGATCAAACTCTACTGTTAGCTCTTGACAAAAAGAAATTAATTCATTAATATTAGCTTTTGATATATCGGCGTTATTATTAACAAAGTTTGCAATCTTTTCGTATACTGTTTTACCAAGCTCGTAAGGCTGGGCATCTAACCCACCTACAATAGCTCCTAGAAATTGATCAAAGAAAACTTGTTTATCGAGAAGAGTCTCTTGATAGCGTAGGGAATCATAAAAACCTGCTGCATTCCAATTTTCATTAACCTTAGCGATATTATACTGACCGGTACTGGGATAGATATTAAAGAGATTAGAAGCTCCTGTAATAGTACGAATTGTACTAACGGGGGCTGCATACTTGTTTAACCAATTATAACCATTCCAGTCACCATATGCTTGAAATTCTTTGAGACCGTCACTATAGCCGTATTGATTGTTAGCTACATTAATTGGTGTTGTGTAGCTACTAATTACAGGTAGTCCTGTTGTAGGGTAAGTTAGTGGTAAGGTATATTTCGGATTTAACACATCTGTTGTGATTAAATTTGCATCAAAAACATACAGGTTTTTATCAAAATTATTAATGACCCAGATATCGTTTGATGTGTCACATGTTATACCACCAATGCTACAAATATAGTTTGTAGTATTATTGCCAAGACCGGCTATATAATTAGTTGTTTGTTTTGTAACGCCGTCGATCTTAGTAAGTGTTTCGGCTCCTTGAATGACCCAGGCATTTTGATTACCGTCAATAGTAAGATTACCAATTTGTTGAAATCCGCTTAACGGGAAACCAGATATTAAATTACCGCTGATATCAAATTTGTAGAGATAGTCATTTCTATTACTAAAACCAATACCTTGGGAATTATGGTTAATAGCTGTGACCCAGACGTTACTATTTCTGTCAATCTGAATTTGTTCAGGTGATATGCCACTTGGGAAAATAATTGACGTAAGAATTGTTGCAGTTGTCGTAAAATTATTTTCTCCTTGATATTTTATTAAGGCACTGTAATCAGGGTGAGTATAAGCGACCCAGAGATTATTATCAATATCTGTATCAATAGAAGATGGGAGATATAAATCTTCTCCAGCAAAGCCGCTCAGACTATTATAATCTGAGCTCAGCGTAGTTACATTGGTTGCAGTTGTCGGTGACGCTATTGTTGTAACGAGCCCTGATGCAGTATCAAGCTTAATTACCACGCCGCTATCGATAAGAGAAGCCCATAGATTGTTTTTTCTATCTAGTGTGAGGTCGTTTGGTGAGGCGGCTGAAAGACTATTAAGAGTGAACGGATAGCGGTAATCAACAATTGATGTTTGGTTATTAACAAGGGTAACCATTGCAGATAATTGATATGTCGTTAAGAGATTGCCGTAGATATCATATTTTAATATTTGGTCTCCTACAGGGTCGGCAAACCAAGTTTGATAATCATTATCAGCTCCTGCTCCTGATGGAGCTACAGCTAAGGCATAAACGTTATTTGCATTTATATTAAATTTTGCACTGTTTGAAAATGTAATAGTGGTGAGATTATTATACCCGTTAATATTTTCTTGACGAAGAACTCTAATAGCAGAATCGTACTGTGGAATAGTTATCCAATTAATAAGTGTGTCTTTGAGGTAATAAGGTTGGTCTTTAACATTAACAGAGGCTGTTAGATAGCAATTTTCTGTACTTTGTGAAGCGATAAAATATCCCTTATAGAAGGCACCAATTGATTGTGGTACCTGTGAACTAAAATCTTCGTAAAATTTGACACCGTCAAGTATGAAGGGCCCACCTGAGACGGCACTAAGTGTCGTGTATATAATGGTACCAACAGTAAAATCAGTATACGGTAGTCCGATACCGTTATTGTATAGACTAGTTACTTCAGCTTCAGATAAGGCTCGGCTCCAAACGCCAGTTTCATCAATGCTTCCCCAAAATGAAGCATCTGGAGGTGTAGCAACGGAAGTATATTCATCACCACCGATTCCCCAAAAAGTATCTATATTCGCTAAATTCCCCAACCAAGCGCTATTGCTATCTACAATACTCCCATCAACATAAAAAACAATTGTAGAACCATCGTATGTTAATACAAGATGATGCCAATTATTGTCTCCATAATCAAATGGCTCTGATTGAAAAGCATTCTCATCGCCGTTGATGTAATAAAACAACCCACCATAAGGAGGGTTGATGTTTATGTTGGCTATATTTGATCCACCACCACTAGGGCCAGATTGACCAACTATTGTTGCTTGAGATGTGTTTGCATAATCTGCGTTATCATATTTAACCCATACAGATATAGTAAAGGCGGAACGACCGCCAAGAGTAAAAGAATTATTCGATAGATAATTGCCACTCCCATTATATACAGCACCATCGCTAATAATACCGGTTCCATTGGCAACGCCACCGTTGTTTGTTAGTGTATAACCATTTCCAGTAGAATCAGACCAACTAGAGTCATCTAGTGTCCAGTAAGCTAAGAGATTGTCAGGTAATGTGTTGGGTTCGTAGCTTGTTACTTGATATGTATATGTCGTCGTCGGATTATATACAACAACATCTGTCTGAACATCATAGTAGAGTTGCGGTGTGATAGAGGGGTTCTGTACTACGGAGGAGGATAGAGGTGGGTAGTTTTTTGTGGTAAAATCTTCAGAATCCTTAAATTTAATAACGTATGGAATTTCTGTATCCTGCCAGCTAATAGGCGGTATATCAAAGGTATGATCCACAGGAGTACCTTCTCCATCTATACCGGTAGTAGTGATTGAAAGATGATCTGCAGGATTATAACGAGTCTTAACACTAGCAAATACTGCAGGATCTATATTTTGAAACCCCTGTGGTGGGTAGCTAATATAGTCAAATGCGTTTGTACGGTAGGTAAATGCATCGTTAAATTTTGAATTATCAATTGATGCGAAAATTATAATAGGACTACTCTCTGTTAATAAATTTGTCGGTATATCATCTGTATACCAGAACTGACATGATCCTGTGACCCCAGTTAATACGCTTCCAGGGTCTGTGGCATTACAACGTTGAAGTTGATTGTTTTGTATATTGGCGTAAATTTCTGTTACTGTAGGTTGTATGCTCTCAATAGTAACGTAATCGATGTTTCCATTAATAGTTGAAAGAGTATAAAAGCGACTCAACGTTCTGAGATGCGACCATTTGTCGAGTCGAGTTTGTGGTATGTAATTATATGCACCGCGGGCTCCAGAGGCATATAAATTAATTGTATATCCCATGGCGCTAAGTGCGGGGTAGTCTTGCCAGCTAAAATATGTATTAATCGTTAGTGGGTCAATTAATTTACCAACAGGTATATCGTAAATTAAGCTTTTGTAATCCTGAAATGCAATTTGTGTTGATATGTAATTAAAAATCTGAACAGTAGCTGAATACGTGCTATCGTATGCGTTACCAAAGCTATCGAAAATTGTTAACGTGACGTTGTATATACCCGGCCATTGATAATGGTGGGTTGGGTTTAATTCAGTTGATGAACTACCGTCACCAAAATCCCAATGCAGTGTCTTATTTGATATGTTTGTAGCTCCAGAAAGAACCGAGGAGGTAGTAAAGTCTGGTATAAAGGTAAGCGGTGTATTGCTTAGAGTATACGAAGATAATACGTTGCTGTTAGTATAGTCAACAACATCATAATAAATGTATGTGTAGTTGGGTGTTATTGTTGACATTCGTAGTATTAGTTAACTAGAGATTGAATAGAGGGGGTATTAACGACAATTTGATTAATAAAATTAGTCGCGTCCTTAAGATACGGAAACTTAAAGTAAGGTAACGGTGTGTTCTGTGAATGTACACTTATATCGTTGTAGGGGTAGATGGGATTGTAAATTAACAAGCTAACACCCGGGACTTTAGTAATCTGACCGTTAGCGTCTGTATATTGTGTTGAGACGCTTGTAACACCTTCAATACCTAAGATTTGATTAGTTATTTCATTTATATCAATAAGAAGACCGAGGTTATCGTTTGTAGTAGCAAAATAATTTGCAAAGACACCGGCAATTAACTTCTTAATCGCTACAGCGTCGTTTCTAGATGTAATGTCTCGGGTAACTACTAGATTAGTACTATTGGCAACCGAAGGCGTAAGAGCAATATTAGGTGTATTGACACCAAGTGCCACCTCAACATAAACAGGGTCATTAACGATTAATTCGGCTGTTGTTAGCTTAACGTTCTGAAGATCGTTTAAGATAAGTTGTTTCTGTGCGTTATTGAGATAGTTTACTCTTGTAGTAAGAGAAGATATTTTTACTAGTTTTGGTACTGCGTAGATATATACGTTGTTGAAATTACTCGTATCAGCAAATTTCACTTGATTAAAGAGTACTCGAGATTGAACGTTAGGTTTTGTTACACCGAGATCAAAATAGTATTTTAAATGACCGGAGATATAATCCCAATTACTTACAACACGGGTCGATGTAATTACATTACTAAAGTTTTTATTGATATAGTTAGTAAAATCATCAGGTGTAATAAGTCTGTACTGACTTCTAAAAGTATTTGGTGCATTAAGCTTAATGCTAGCTGCGTTTTCAGCGGCAATAAAATTAGTAGAAGGATCAGTATTCGAAAATGTAATATTAGAGGACTGCTGCGACGTGATGATGTTTAAATTTACCGGTATTACATCAGCTTTAATATTATTAAAACGCTGGGTATTAAAATAGAATAAAGGCTTGCTATTCAATAAGCCTGGTCCAACCTGACCCTTTGTACCAGCGGATTCAAGATAATAAATTGCAACCTGCGCGTTAGGAATAAGCTGTTGACCGGTTACATTATTACCAAACTTAATTTCATAGCGACCGTTTTCGTTTAATCTTATTTCATATTTTGTGGCAGTTGATTTTTCCAAGAAAAGAGATTGCGTTGGCGTCCAGAGAGACCATTTTGCATTAGGATCGATACTATTCTTTACATATACATCAATATTAAAGTGATCGACAATTACATTTTGTGCGTTAGTGCCAACAACGGTTAGTATAACGGTTTCAAAAGGAGCTCCGGCTGCAAGATACGCTGGGTATTCAGTGTACGTACCTTGATAGAGTAGATTATTATCTTGTAGTTCTGTAAGAACTGTAGATGTATTGTTTGTGCTATTGCTTGTAAATGTTACGTCTTTATTAAAGGAATAGTTGGTACCATTGATATTGAAATACGAATAGCGTGGAATGGTATACGTACCGTTAGGTAGATTATTATTCGCAGAAGCCTTAAACGGTAAAATAGCTGTTTGATAGCCAATAGGATTATATCCAATAAGTTTAACGATCTTATTAATATTTTCGTAAAGCTCAGCTGTAGAGAACGTTGCTTCAGCGCTTGTTCTGTTCAAATAAAATAACAGAACGTGATAGGCATAGGCAATGATATCAATAACGGAGGATAAATTACTACCCTCAAAACGCTGATCGGTATAAGCGTTTGTTGAATTAAGCCTTGCAATAATAAGGTTTTTTAAACTCAACGCATCAAATGCTGCGTACCCATTTACAGGTAAATTGAAATCATTAAACTGGTTGTTATTTGTAGCCATAATGTATTATTGAGAAGTATAAGCAAACCCTGAAGTACTTAATACACCGTTCAGGTAAAAACTAGTTGTACCAATTGACGGTACTCTAAAGGTAATTGTTATGGTATACTGTTGGTATTCAGGTTGCGCGATAACAGTAACTTTAATTAAAGAAATTCTCGGCTCAAATGTCGAAATACCTCTTACAATTTCATTACCGATTAAATTTGCCATATCCTCGTCACATGACTCGAAGAGATATTGAACTAAATTTAAACCAAAAAAGGGATTAAGAATTTTTTGACCCGGAATAGTTAAGAACAAATTTTTAATAGAATTTTTTATAGCACCGAGGTCATAATCCGCAACAATATCAACGATTTCTGCATCTTTTAATAGCTCGTTATGCTGGGTATAAGAGCCATAAGGTGGATTGCGGTATACCGGTGTAAAATCTAAATGTAAATCACTGTATGTATAGCCGTTGTTTGTCTTTTCAGCTAGTGAATTAAGTTTGATAGTCGCCACATATATATTTATTAGTGTTTTACGTTTCAATACATTGGTTTATTGGTCCTTGGACAATAAATAATATTACACATGAATAAGCGTTTTTTAAAGCTCTATGAAAGCTGGTTAACCCGATATAACCACGGTGGTTTTCTTCAGGGTGATATTGTTAAGTTTAAGGTCAATGCTTTAAAGCACGATTTCGTCGAAACCCAGGCTGGCGACCTCGTTAAGAATATTGAAGACTTGATCAAGGATGGCCGTACTCTTAGGGTCACAAACGTTATTAATAAATTTCCTGCCGTCATGGGTACTGGTAACCCTGATAATACAGGCCCGAACTTTACGGTAGAGGTGGGTCTCGATGAAGGTGGCGGGAGAATTTACAAAACAGCTATTGTACACGTCGGAATGCTTGATAAGATTGATACTGTCCCTGGACTTGAAGAGGTACCTGACAGAAACAAGTACGACAATAAAATTAAGATTAAGCCTGTTGAAGTTAAAGACGAAGCTGAAGAAGTTCCCTTCTATTCACCGGCTCGTACCCGTACAGCTGATCTCGGTGGTAATAAATTAGCACCTACAGAGTCTAAACTCAAGAACGTTAATACTACTATTCCTTCAGGTAAGAATTATATTGATAAGGATCCTGCTGTATATACAGCGAAGTATCTTCCTAAAGCTTAATTTCAGATAGCTGAATTAAACAAGCGTAGCAATTAATCTCCTTATCAACAACAAAGGAGTCCCTGTAGAGATACTCAGATATCGTAAGAAGATAAAAGCGCTTTAGATCAGGATTTGTCTCGGTTTCGTCTACATGGTTAAATAGATTACGAAGAAGCGAGGTATAGTCAGAGTTAAATGTGTGTTCGCTCTCAATTAATGCCTTCCTGAGGGTTTCGACATTCTTCTTCTTTACTTCCTTAAAAATAAGATCGAGCACTTTGTTATTCTTTGTATCATTCAATACAAGAGTACCAGAGGAAGAGAATTTCTGTAATTCATTAATACACTTACGAAGATCAGGGTATGTGCCTTTAATAAACTCTACAAGCTTAACTCTTTGATCATCAGGTATTGTTATATTTTCCTGCTTTAATATACTAGCACACCTTTTAACTGCTAAATCCAAGGGCGGGGTAAGGTCAAAGCTCTGACACCTACTCTGTAGTGCTGGAATAATTTTATATTTGTAATTCGCTGTAAGAATAAACCGAGTAATACCGGCAAACTCTTCCATCGTGTTTCTAAGGGCACGTTGTGCGTCAATTGACAGCCCATCGCACTCATCAAGAATAATAACTTTAATCTTACCATCAATACTCATAGTTTGTGCGAAGTTCATTACCTTATTTCTAATTGTATCAATGCCGTTTTCATCTGAAGCATTAATATAAAGGTACTGACACTCCAAAATATCATTTACAATAATCTTAGCGGCAGATGTTTTACCAATACCCGCAGCTCCAGTAAATAGTAAGTTAGGAATCTCTTCTTTATTCTTAAATGAGAGTAGAGATTCCTTAGTAAACGGAGTACTAATAAAATCTTTTAGGATACGAGGTCTATATTTTTCCGTCCAAAGATTTGAAAAATCGTAGCTCATTTTATTTACCAGAACTACCAAATCCCTTACTACCTCTTTCGGTCTCTTCTACTCTACCCCACTCTACAGGCATGTGAATATTCATATAGATGACAAATTGTGCAATACGATCACCGGATTTAACTTCATAGTCAACATCTGTATGATTATAGAGCTTAATACCAGCATCTCCACGGTAGGCGTTATCAATAATACCAGGATGAGCTGAAACACCGTGTTTAAAGCCTAAACCACTACGGCTTTCTACTTTAACCCAATAACCTTCAGGAATATAAGCAAATTTTAAACCTACCCCTACTACACTGCTGCCTCGGGCAGGAATAATCTTATCTTCAATACTATAAACATCATAACCAGTATCGGATTCATGATTCTTAGCAGGAAGCTTGGCAAGCTCGTGGGTCTTTTCAAACTTTAAAATCGGAAGATATTGAATATTAGGATCTATAGACATATAACACTATAATATTATACCTTTATTTAAAATCAACAGGAGATAAGTATATCTACAATATGGATGAAGAGTTAAACGACGAAGTAGGCTCATTACTCGATCAACTTCAAGCAGTTAGTACGAAGGTTGAGCAGGTAAAGAAAGAGCGGGACCCAATTACTAAGGAAGAGCTTGAGAAGTTTACCATTGAGAAGGGCGCTGCTTTGGTTGAGGATGCTCTTGACATGGTAGCTACTGTAAAGGACTTTATTATTTCGGCTCCTAATGCCGAAGATGTTGAAGCTCTAGCAGGATTAATTAAAGCAGCTTCTTCAGCTATTGATTCCCTTAATCATCTTACTGTTGCAGACAAGCGTTCAAATACTTCTATTAAACTCAAGGAGATGGATATTGCATCCAGAAAAGAGCTTCAACAGACAAACATCGAGCATAAACAACTTGCTACAAGAGAAGAGATTTTTAAAATGCTTGTTGACAAAGCAAAGCCTATTGAAGCTGAGATCGTTGAAGATAAGCGTATTAATTAAGTCGCCATTTATTGTTGCGGTGTTCCTGACGGGGCCGGTGCACTCTTCTTACCATTCTTTGCATTCTTCTGTGATGTCGGACTCTTGTCACATACCGTTAATTCCTTGACAACTTGTTGATAGATGTCTTCAGGCTTAGGTAATGTTTTTGCTAATTGTTTAACAATATTGAATTGATTAGTAATATTTGATTTAATGTCTTCGTACTCTTTCTTTAACCATCTACTTATATCTTCAGGTTTCGGAAATTTAAAGTTTGTAATATCTTTTAAAGTTGGTGGGTTAAGAATCGGTAGAGTAAAGTTACAAACAATGCCTTTAACTTGCTTCTCAAGAGTTATTAACCCAGTAAGACTTGTCGGAGGACCAGAGCTTGCGACATTAGCTGCTAGACTAAAGAGATCGCCAAGTGATCCAAGAGATAGTGATGGTAGATCACCTTGTAGTTGAATACTGTTAGCGAGTGTTTGCTGTAGGACGTTCGTCGCCGTACCGACAGGATTTGTAAGAGCACTTACCACGCTACTTCCGCCAGGTATATTACCTAAGGCGTTTGTAGCAATATTGAACCCTGGTAGATTTGCAATTTGTTGATTAATTGTAGAGAACGGCAACTTATTTTGTAGTTCACCTTGGAGTACAGCTGTCCCGGTACTTGCAAGATTACTAAACAACTGCGATGTTGGTGTTTGTAAGAGACTTGTATATTGTGTCAATCTACCGCCAAGAACGCCTGTAAAAGCATTTGTACCAACACCGTATTGTTGTATGAAAGCATTTTGTGTAGGTGTTGTACTAGGTGCAGCATTTGCTGCAGTTGTGCTTGCTACTAATGTAGCTGCTGCTGTTAATACCTTTACTGTTCGATCCGGGGCACCTATTGTCGGGCTATTAATTACCTTGTAGGTAGGCGAGATTGCAGAAAGCGATGCAATAGATCTATATGGCATGGACCCGTCAGCATTAATTCTCTTACCGAGATAATCTACCTGGATAAATGTACCTTCGACGTTTTGTGCATATGACCAAGGTGTAACAAATTGTTTATTACTATAAGACCCTTGATTCTTATTTTTTAAAGCAATTGCTCCTGTCTGTGTTGGTGCATACGCGGCAAGGTTAGTATTCTGACTAAGAACAGCACTCACCGAGGGCTGTAGGCTAGTAAAATTTGGCGTTATACCAGGCGTTGGTAGATTCAGTATAGAAAAATTACCCGCGTTATTGAAAGCTAGTGTTGTATCGTCTGCCATATATTATCCTCCTGTTGTTGGGCTCGGTATAGGTGTTGATTTTATTGACGCTACTGGTGTATTTTGCTGGTTAGATGTTCTTACTATAACAGTTGAATTCGGATCGTTACCTGTTAATCGATTGTAAATTTTTCCAACTGTTGGTATCCAACTTGAATTTGTACCGTAAAAATCGTTAGCCGCTCCGACTGGTGAATATATATTTCCAATTTGACCTATTGTAGTGGCATTTGCATAATATCCGCTTGGATTAGCTAGCGATTTAGCTTGTTGATTAATAGATGCGGCGACAGAGCTAAAGCTATATAAAGGGCCACGATCGTTTGAAATTCCCATCGCATTATTTCCTTGTAAGAACGCTCGAGATGTACCGCCGCCTGTTTCATTTATAGAAATTGCTGCAAGAAAATTAGGATCAATATTATATTTTTGACCAGCGTTAATAAAATCCTGTGCATATGGTTTAAGATTAGATGGCAAAGCATCAACGTTAAGCGTTGTACTCCCACCTGATGAACCGCTGCCAGCTAGGATATTAACTCCTATAGATGAAGCATCCGTCTGCAGACCACCGCTGCCTATATTACCAATACCTGCATTACCACCGGCAACCGTATCACCTACATCTATTCTATACTGCTGGTCGACAATTTGCTGCGTAGCTGCTGCGTCATTAGCCTGTTGCTGAGCTATAGCTGCTGCAGCTGCAGCATTAGCGTCAGACGTAATGACAGTAAAGTCCATATCGCTAGATGCTAATGGGAAAATATCACGAAGATTTAAAGCTGTGGTGTTACCAATGTTATTGAGATACTGTACAAAGCTAAATGTCTTTGCTTGTGTAAAGACTGTAGCTAATTTATTTTTTAATTGATCTAATATTTTATTAATACGTACAAACGTAGGTAGGTCGTTAATTAAATTGCAACCATGTGACGTTGTAGCATCGGCAGCTATATTTTGCTGTAGAGCAACATTTGAATATCCTATATTCATTAAATTGCGTCTCATGATTGTAGTGTTCTTTTGACTCAAGTTATACATTACATTTCTAGTAATAGAGCTAATCTTATTATCAGTTGATGCTGCAATAGGAATCGGTACACCGTAATAGCCTTGACTGATATCAAACAAAGGAAGGGTATTGTCAAGCTGTATAAACTTTGAATTTGCAATTATACCTATACTGTCACTTACGACCTTTGGATAATTAAATTCATGATTAGTAAAATTAGCTACATTTTGTGCAAACAATGAGGCTCCGGGTATATAATTCGGAAGTAAAAATGTGTTATAATGATCTTTTGCGGATTTATATGCTGTTATTTCTTTGTTACTATACGTAGCTTTTTGATACCAATAAAGAACCGCGTCTAGAGAAAAATCCGGCTGGTTGATATAATTGTTTAAAGTATTAAAGAAATTATTAACAGCGGTTATCGTATCACCTTGTTTAAAAGCGTTACGGTAATCCATATTTGCCTGTAATTCACTAGCAGGCATAATATCTGGGGTTAACAATTCTCCAATTGTTGTATTTTGTTTGTCAACTAATTGATTATATGTATCAGCTATATCAATATCAGCAAATTCCGGAGCAATGGTAATGGTATTATTATTCGCACTACGGGGGGTATAAACTTTTGAAATAGTACTCATATTATTGTCCGTTTGATACGAGACCGATTAGCTCGTTGTGTTGATTTACTGTTGGACCGAGTTCAGTGAGTGTCGTTGTTCCGCCGCCGGTTACGAGATCAAGAGTAACAGGATTCAATGCTGCGAAGATAGGATTAGCTGCAGCTGTTCCTACTATACCGCCATTTGCTTTTACTACCTGATTTTCCATACCATAAGTGTCTTCAAGTTGATCGAAGTTATATACTTTAATACAGCAAAGATCGTTATAGTACTCATTGCCAATAAAAAGATGTTTAACTTCTATAATAATATATATACCTAAAAGTTTATTGTCAAACTTACTAGCAGGTATTGCACCATCTCTATCAATGCCAATAAATTCACCAGCCTGGCGGTGGGTTGAACCTTGTAGGCGGAAACTTAGTAAATTATTGGTAAAGACGCTAGCGTATAAGAATTCATTTCGACCGGAAGCTAAACGTTGATCGGCACTTTGTTCAGCTGTTGAGAACACGTTATTAACGTTTTTATTTCTATATCTTAATTGACCGGGGGCAAAATTTGCAAAAGGAGGCTTACCGCTACCTGCCTTACTATTCATATAATTGACATAGTTTTGCTGATATGTTTTCATAGCCTGGGCTATGCCGTTTCTTTCTATGTCAATTTGAAATTGTTTATTTTCATAATCATAGCTATGAACCAAATAGGGAACTAGTTTTCTTTGAGCATGTAAGGCTGACATACTATCAAAGGAAAAATTCTTTATCGTACCAATTCGAATAAAAAGACCGTTAGCTGGAGTAAAATAATTAATTCCTTTGCCCTTTCCGTCCTCATTTGTGTAACCACCAATCTTAATTGTTTCAACATACAGCTCACCAGGACCATCGGTCAATGCGTCGTATGCTTGTCTGAAATATTGAGATAAGCTTTTAAAAGTCCACGTGCGTGTGTTTCTATCGAGTTGTAGAAAACATTGGTCGAAATTACTTTGCGTATTTGATACGTGCCGAGAAAGAATATAGTCAATACAATCGGTAGCCTTGTAATTGGCAGGAGTAGAGAAGAAAATATTTGTACCGCCTATGTCCCAATCAATATTTTGATTATCAATATCAGATTGTGATAATGTTGTAGTATCATTATTTCCGGGTATATTAATGGAAAAATCGATAGGATAATTTTCGTTGGGTGGAAACGTGGCTTTAAGAAATTCCTTTAATGCAATTCCTGTTGGTATTGCACGGTCTTTATTATCGGCATTTTCAGTAAATGTTGAACCAGTAGCGTTCTGAGTAGTTTGATTATAGCCTGATGTTGTAGCTGCAAACGTAGCTGTAGTAAACGGAACGTTTTTCTCAAGCATTAATTGATAGTATAGGTCCCAAAAATATAACTTCTTTGATTTTAGTCCTGTATTATTATCCACTATTTCTTCAAAATCGTAAATAGCAAAATCAAAATTCATATAAAAGAACTTTCGTCCTTGTTCAGATCCTAACCCGTTGACCATAGTGCCATCAAGTCTAGGCATAATATCGACGCGTAAAATGTCGCGACCCTCGCCACGAAATAAAAATCCAGCGTCAATATTACTCAATGCACCGTCAGTAGTATCGTAATAATTACTATCAGCTGATTGCCCGGCGTTATTATAATAACGCGGATCACTATAAGGATCAGCAACTGGAGTGTCGCGTTCGATAATATCGAATGAGTTATTGATTACTATATATCCTTGTTGATAAAAATTATTAAGCGTATCGCTAATAAAAAATTCCTGAATAGCGGATGGCTTGATATCTTGGGCTCGAGACTTATCACCAGCAGCACTAATAAGGGTTATCTTAAAAAGATAATCAGTGTTATTAATTAAATGATTATATGCTACACTAGGGGTCATTGTTAATTAAGAGAAGCGTCAATTTCCTTTAAGATATCAGGGATATACTCAGGCTTAATTAGCTTTATTGTTGTTCCGGCTTTAAGTGTTTCAAATGGGTTAAAAATATTATTAATTAATAAAATTAACCACCAAAGCTCAATAGTCTGGTAGGCATTAAAACTAACCATTGTCCAGGGCTGGGATTGCTGAATTGTTAGATAAAAAAGGGCGCGCTTGTCTAGCTTCTCAGGCAAAAAAATTGACTGTACAAGATTATAAAAGTACTGATTATCGTTGGTTTGGTACATTTTAAATATCTTCTCGTACCGATACATATTTAAATTCGGTAAGCTAGCTATAGAATTTTGATATTGCCCATCCATATAGATTATTTAAAGCAATCTTTAAGTTTTGATACTTAAAAGTAGCTATTGGGCGAAAGGACCGAGGCCGGTACCTGGGTATAGAGTATTTGCAGAAGGTTGTTGAACGCTAGGATTTGTATTTAAACCAAAATTCGTTGAGGACGCATGAGTGGCAGCATAGAAGGGACTACCGGCTGCAGCCGCGGCTGGTAGTCCACCTGGTGCGTTTAGAATGGTATCAATATTAGTAGATGTTCCTGCTTTAGATGTTCCTGTTTCCACGAGATTATGGGGTCCTATCATATGTTGCATGAAGTTCTTTGAGTTTGCAACTAAACTCTTAAGAGTAATTGTTACTTTATAGGCATCAGGTATGATAGTAGGAATGGACTGATAACCTACAGCTGATGCTAGAGCCTGGCCTGCAGCACCTAAATCAGACGATACTGTATCAGCTGTTGGTACATTAATATTCAATTCACGTCTTGATCCCATGAATTCAATATTCAATGCCTGAATAGAGCAATACGGAAAATATTTAACACCAGGTATTTCAACCTGGTAGATGACAGGCTGATCAACAGTATTGGCACTTGTTTTTCCTGGTCTGTTTTGATAAAGAAGCAAGAACAAGAATTGCCAATTTCTCACGACATCGTCGTAGGTTACCTGACCGGTATTAATTAATGGAAACTCAACAGTTATATCTTCACCTTCAGTCGGGTAATTATAAAATTTTGTTTTCTCGATGTATGTAATTTGTGCTGAGTTATTTAGGGACGCAAGTATTCCTGCTGCTGATGTAGCAATATCGGCTCCAGTTCCTATTAATGATGGTCCAATAGATGTACCGACGCCACCGGAGTCGGAGAATGAGTTTCCTTGGGTGGCTTGATTGTTAGTAAAATACGGTAACACATAAACCCAACCCGTAGGATCGGTTAGATATAGATTTCTATAAGGAGCCAGCCACGGACTACTATTGACTGTTGGATTATTATCATCGGCAAAAGTTGTATTTAGAAAATCTTTAACTTGTGCGCCAGCTGCTCCGAAAACATTAGTAAATCCCTGTACAGTATCGTTATTTGCGCTATAAGCCTGTACCTTACTGTTTGCATCTCTTACAAGACCGCTGCCTGCATTTACAGCAGCCTTTGCTGCGTCGTTTATAAAATTTTTCGCAGCATCTGGTATAAGGCTTGATAAAAATTGTGTAAGTTTAAGATTTTTATTGATTTGGTTTAGATTTTGTAAGGTCTGTTGACCGCCGCTATATGCTTGACCAAGGGAATATTTTAATTGCGATACTAAAGCGTTTGTTCTTAATTTACGCTCGGTGAGAATAATTCTTGGAGTCTCGGCGCGCGCCACGTCCCCAACGGGTGAGTATGTCCAATAGAAATCACGTACCACGTTAACGAGATTGGTAAGTGATGTTCCACCTGGTGCTGTATAATTACTAGCTAACGCTCCGTTGGGCTTAATAGTAGGTAATGCAATAACTTCAGGTGTTATTCCGCCTGTAGTTGCTGAGCTATTGAATCCCCAGAGGTATTGTGCCATATTAGTATTTAATACCTATATAAAAAGCTAGTGATACTTTTACTGGCTATAGCTTCTATCACTAAAGCTCTTTCTTGTGTCACGGCTTGTAGATTGCTGTGTATTTAAAGACCAGCTAGAAGCATTAACAACATTTATAGGGCTGCTTACGTTGGATAAATTTTTATTAATAGCTTCTATTAAATCCTTAATACCTGTTGTTTGCTTGCGTGCTTCAATTGCTATATCTTTAAGATATGTTGTGTGGCCGCCGAGGGTATCGTTCATATCTCCCATAGTATCTGAAAAAACTGTTGGTTGTGGTGTTAAGCTAACTAGACTTTCTGGTACAGTATTAATATCAAAAGCTTGTCTTCTTGTTTTTTCGAGATTTGGATATTTTACACCAGTCTGTAGAGATGTTTGTTTTTTAATTTGATCTGTATCTTCACCAAACATTCTAGCTTCTGTAATACGATCAGCTTCAGCTTTTGCAGCCTGTAATCTGGTTATTTGTTCATTCGTTTCTTTAAGTTCTTGCTCCTTTTTTGTTAATCCTATTTCTGTCCTTCTTTTAGCTAGAGCGTCTTTCGCAGATTCCAAGTCACGTTTTGTGCTCTCTATTCGCTCTTTTTCTACTTTAGGGTCTTGCTGTAATTCTTTTAATTGCTGAGTCAACTCATTGACACTCGTTTGTTGCGCTATTAATACAGTATCACCTTCAGTAAAGCTGCTTTCTTTAGCGCTTATCTCACGCTGTAAGTCGAGTGCTTTTTTCTTAGTCTGTAGATATTCAAGCGCTTGTTTTTGCTTATCCTTATCAGCTCCTTCTGGGGTTTTACTTATTTGTTCAGTGAGATCGCTAATTTCTTGTGCATATGTAGAGCTCTTTCTTCCGGCTTGACTTCCGTATCCAAATGTACCTTTTGTTAAGGCCCAGGTTATTCTTGTAGCTTGCATTGCTGGGGAATCACCCTCTTTAATACCTGCATCTTTTATTGTTGCCATGATGCCGGCGATCGGTCGGAGCATGCCTGCGATAGGTGAAGCAGCGTCGTCAAGATAATTCAGTGCTGCAGCTTGCTTGCCAGCGTCACCTGAAAAAACATTAGCAATAGCATTAAGCACTTTACCTGTTGTCATGAAAACACGTAATACACTATGAAATAAATCAGATACGCTCTGTTTTATATTCTTAAAAGCAGTGTTAATAATATCTCCAATATTTATAGATGTGCCATCGGGTGCTGCTTCTCGTGCTTCTTGGCCAAGCTTACCTTCAAATATATTTTCTGTTAAACCGGTAAAAAAATCTGCTACAGGTGTAAGCATAGGAAAATATTGCGATAATACAAACCAACCTTTTTTAATGCCTATTTCTGTACCTTCACCGAATAGGCCAAACGCTTCTTTTAAATGATCATATACTTCTACAATAGGGTGAAATAGGTTATCAAAGCCCTTTGATACAGCTTTCTTTAATCTCATCCAAGCGCTTTCAAAACTAAATCCTTTTTCAAATGCTTGTATACCACCTGGAGCAAGAAATTGTTTCTTAGATGTACCACCGAGAATATTAATTATATCCTCGCCGAAAGGTAACGCGAAAGCAAGATGCTTGAGACCCATCTTCCAGTCACCTTTTATAAAAGATTTAAATGCATCATAGACATCAAATAACCGACCAACGACAGGCATATTTCTTAAGAAGTCTTTAATTTTATCTATAGAAAGTTTACCTGCTAAATTCTTTAGTGTAACCCCGAGTCCATCTTTCTGCACACTCTCCAAAAATTGTCTTGTCGGCCCAAATGCCATCGCAGCATATGATAAAGCAGCAAAGCCACCAACAACAGTAAGTAAGGGACCGAGAAAACCAAATACACTCCCTAATAACCCTCCTTTGCTTCTTGAGTCTTCATCCTTGCGTAATCCTTGAATTTCTTTTAAGAGAGCTCCAATTTTAGTTTCAACGCCGAGAATACCTTTTATGGATTGCTTCTCAGCTTTGGAAGGTTGTCTTAATAATGGGTCGTTTTTACGATCAGTTTCTTTTTGCGGGGTATCTTTTGCTACAAAGGAGCCGGAGATTGCTTTAAGTCCATCTTGAACAGTTTTTTGTAATCTCTCAGCATGTTCAATTTGTTCGTTCTGACCGGCAATAACAACATTAATAGCACCTGTCTGTTGATCGGCAGCAGCTGCTGTAATTGTTGCTAGATCATTTATAGCTACTTTAACAGATGCGATTCGATCAGAAAATCTATCAAGCTTTTCAGTTACAACTCTTTCAATTTTTGATAAAAGAGATGTCTGCTGTTCTAAGGGTATTCTAAATTCACCAAAAGCAGCATTAAATTGATCGATTGTTATACCTTCCATCAAAGATATTTATAACAAAATATCTTAAACAGTAAAGAATGACCCGTCAATATCAATAGTTACATCATCTACCTTGAGATAGAGAGTCTCAAGATTTCTATAATTTTTGATAAAATCAAGTACTTTATTAACTACGCTTGACGGGAGCTTTTCTACTATAGCAATTCTATCAGCTACTTTAGTTGAAGCAAAGGATATAACTGTTGGTGTCTCACCTGCATTAATATTAATATCGGTTATAAACTTTGTAAGTTCATATACAAAAAGCTCACCGATTACTGCTTTAAAATCTGAATCCTGATTTTTCTTACCGAGGGCAAAGCTGTTAAGGTCATTATCGACACCAAGTGATGGTGCTTTAACTTTAACGGTAATATTTTTATCAATAATTACACTTTCAAGAGGGTAGTTCCTAATCTGCACGTTTGGAACGTTGTCAACAACTTTATTAAGATCAATTGTTTTGTCTTGAATTAAGACTGTACTCTCTAGCGCTTTAGCACGAAGATTAAGAGCAATTATACTCCTATCAATAGTTAAGAGCTGATTGATATCCAGTGTATCAAGAATATTGTCCTTAATAATATTATAAAAATAAGAATTAAAGGAAAGCTTGGTTAAGCTCTCATCAATTGATGACGTAAGAAGTCCTTTTTGCTGTTTGAGATTGAGTGCTTTAAGCTTGACTGTCTTTTGTAGAGATGGAATAAAAACGTCAATTCCGCTTTCAATGCTAATTGTCTCAAGCTGTTTTAAAACATCACTAATATTACTACTCATACTATTATATATACCTAAAAACTAATTTTATCAAGCCGGTGTTCCTATATTAGCAGGTACAGCAAGTGGATTACCACTTACCGGTTTCTTTTCAGCTTTCTCTCTATTAGCTTGTTCTTCTTTATAGAGGTTTATATAGAGTAGAAGTTCAGCAAGAGTTGATTGCGAAACTAAATCGTAAGATAGATGAAGCTCTTTAAGTAAAAAATATTCAATCTCATAAATTGATGTAAGATCTCGTTTAAAGCAAAGTTTTAAAAAGTCGAGTGTTGACTTTGTTAATAGGTTTGGTGTAATTTGGATCTGATCTTTCTGATTGTTAAAATCCACGGAGAGTAAAGAGAGCTTACTAATTTCTTCTTGTATTTTGTAGAGGTGTTGTTTTGCGTCTTTATAAACTGCTGCCGGTAACTGATCGATAATATCCAAAATATTTTCTGTATAGTTTTTATCGCCGATACTAAGCTGTCTTATGGTTGAGAAAATAGACTCGTTATTTGATTTAAAATAAAACTGTGTAGGTATACCATAAGTTATTTTTAATTTACCGTATTCGACGACTGTATTATTGAATTTATTATACAAGTCCATACTGTCTATTTTTTCAATAATATCGTATATCTTAAATGTGAGGTTTACTGTACTTCCGTTTTCAGGGTGCATTACAGTCAGCTCAAGAGAGGGCTGTATACACATTGCCCTTATTGTTAGCAATATAATCAATTTGTCTAAAAATGTAATATTACTGACATCGTCCACACAATGCTCTTTAATGAGACTATCGAAAGCATCAGTAATGAGTATATCGTTATCGTTTGTTATTAATTTACAGAGCTGTTTAAAAGCGGTAAATTTTAATTCTGTTAATTTAACGCTTTTATTAAGGCTGGGTAGATAAGCTGTATATACAAACTGACTCACAAGGAATACTTAAGACATGTGACGAAAGACTCAAATTTAAACAGTATTATATCCTTTAAATAGGCTTGGATTACCTACTTGAGGTGCTCCGTTTTGTGCAAAATTATTAATAATATCAGTAATTGGTAAGTATAGATTATTGGATACGGTGTAGTTTGAATATGTCCAACGAGTATTATATGTAATCATTTTTTCTTCTGCGTATTCAAGTGACTCTTCACCCACAGTAAATGGTACACAGTTATAAAAATTCCATATCTTTCTAGGAATCATTGATACACCGGCTCGAGAGCGTGTATATTGTAAAATATGCATATTAACTTTCATGTTTTTATTGATCTGGTTGAGATCAAATGGATTTCTAGCAACCATGCCAAAATGTGCAGCAAGAATAACCCAGGGTCGGATAACAAAATCAATAAACGATGTATTTGTTTCTCTAAAGCTAATATCTAATACAGGTGCATCTGTGTTTCTTGCGCCTCCAATGACACCGGGTAAGAATCCTCTATTGTTATCAACGTGAGCTGTCTCTACGGTAAATGACTCGTTAGGAATTGTAACTGCAGCAGCAAATAGACAGCCGATTACTTTTTGTAAGGGAAAGGAAGTGAGAATATTTTTAGCTCCATCAATATCAAACCCTTGTTTTGATCCATCTGTACGCTCAAGTCCTTGAATAATAGAAGTGTTAAGACCTACAGGATAGCTATCAATAAGTACGATCCATTGAGTAGCCATGGGGAGTGCAGTAAACCACGACTCCATTTGTGTTAGGAAATAATCTCTTGTGCTGATAATAGGTACAGCAGGTAGATTTAACCCAAAAAGCTGAGATACCTGAGGTGCAAAAAGAGGATTAGCCCCGGTACCGACTCCAATAAGATTCTGACCTAAGCTATCAAGTGCACTACTAAAAGGATCGTTCACCTAATTATTTAGCTTAGGTAATTGAATTTAGGATGTCCTCGTAAAGTAATGATATGCCATTGTGGCGGTGAAGTCAATGGTCTGACCAGTACCACCGGCGATATTATAGCTGAGAGCACCGACGCTACGTGGTGAAACACCGATGAGACTATATTCAGCGACACGATTCAACTTGTTATCAAGCTGAAGGAGGTTGATAACGGATGTCTGCTTAGGCGTAAGATAATCACCGGTGCTGTTAGCGTCATCGAATGTATAACGCGACCAATCTTCAAACTTCTGTCTGATCTGTGATTGGGCATCAGCGTAGAATGTCATGCTATAGCCTTCTGAGCCGGGATAGGTTGCATTACCAGGAAGATTGAAGTTGAGTCCCATATAAGGAACAGCAACGTTAGTGATAGCTCTTTCAGGTAATGTAGCTGTCTTAACATAGACAAGATCGGTATCACCGAACTGGATTGTTTGCCCGGCTGCGTTTGTTGCGCCGCCTGTTGTAATCGACAATACACGGAAATTAAAATCACGTGCGAAGTCTCTTGCAGCTGCTGTACTGTAGAATTGATTGATCAGTTGGTTTGTATCGGCCATATGTGTAATTATTTAGTTGTTTATGCTACGATCTCAGAGAAGTTTTGATTTGTTCTTGTAGCGTAGAAGTTAACAAGTACATACTCCGCAGTACGGACTGGCTTGATGTAGATATCAACAACAAGCGAGTTATCATCAATAACAGCGGGTGTATTGTTACGTTCATCACAGATTAACAAGTAATCATAGAGACCGGCTGAGTTCTTTGCATTGTCAAAGATTGGTGTGAGAACGTTCTTAACTTGAGTTCTTGTAAAGAGTGTATTAGGTTCGAATACATAGTTTCTTGCAACAAGATTTGTCTGATTTTCAAGTGTTAAGAACAACCTGCGGACGTTAATACGATCGAAAGCGCTTGGAAGCTTTGACATGGTCTTCTGACCATAAACGACATAACCTTCGTTCGGGAAGAACGCGACTGGATTGAGAGAGATCTTATAAAGTTGATCGCGCTGCTTTTGCTTAGGATAGACAGCAATGTCAGTAATACCGTTAACAACACCGCGACGGAAGCCAGCAGGAGCTGTCCAAGGCTGGTAGTTGGCGTCGGTGTTAGCCATGATAGCTGCAGCAAATCCTGAGAACGGTACCCAAACGAGTCTGCTTGAAGATTGGTCAGGTACTTGTACTGCGTTTGCATATACAGCTGTGTAGCTGTTATTGATAAAGCTAAACTGGTTATATAGCGGCCAGTAGATATTTGTGCTAAAGTCCTTATTAGGATCATCAAGAGTCTTAACGCCGTTCTGAACAAAGATGTTTGTAAGAGGGTCGGCGATGAAGAGGTGATCTTTGCGCTTGTTTGCTGTGAAGTTAACGAACTGTGAAGCAACAGCCTTGTAGTTAAGTGCAATTTGAGCACTAGCACCTGTACCATCTTGTGCTGTTAATGCATTGATATCTGTACCGGTATAAGGAACGCTATCATCGAAGTAACCAGAGGTTGTCGGGTTGAAGGAATTTGCGTAAATTGTACCAAGACCGGCTTCAGTTACAATGGATAGCGGATAGAGATCGGCATTATCCACGAGGTTGAGCATATTGTTAACCTTTGTAGGTACATCGCCGATAACTTTTGTTGTAACATTTTCAACAGCGTAGTCACCGAGAGCGACAAGACTATTTGTTGAGCCGTATTGTGTAATAAGTGCGCTATAGGTAGCGGATGTTGCGCCAGTGCGGGTCGCAAAAGCGATATCATTGGCGTCGGTTCCAAGAGGCGTAGCGCGTGCACTGTTTAAGAAACGAACACTCTTGTTAGGCACGCCGCTAAGGTTAAGCCATGATGTTGTATTCTTATTGGAGATATAAGGATTAACAAGGGTAATGATGTTATTGGAATTGTTTTCAACTTGCTCAATGAAATAGCTTGTTGCAGGCCCACCGTTTGGGTTGTTGATTTGACGATAGTAATCAAGCGAGGCGTTATACCCTTCCTGTAAGACGTAGTCAAGCTGGATGGTGTCGGGTGAGAATACAGATTGACGGAGCTTAAATACACCGATATTAACTGTATCGTTAAATGCTGTTGACGATGTATCGAATGTCGGGATATTTTCCACAACTTCAGAAATACTGCCGTTAGCGCCAAGTGTTGTAGCAGAGAGCGAGAATGTTAAACGCTGACTTGGAACAGTTACGTAGTTGCCTGGCGTGATGAATCCGTTTGTATTAACAGATTGAACGGAGTTGAAATCATCAAATTGTGTGGCTGGGTTAAGAGCGGTATTGTCAGCAAGAGCTATATATGTACCTTCAAAGCGGCTGTTAACAGAGGCTTGGGCTTTATTAAGAACGATTAAGCCAGCATTAGCTAATTGCGATAATGAGCTAAATGTTGCTTGACCGCCGCTAGCGCTCCATGTATAGGCGTCGCCTCGAAGAACGGAAAGGTAATCAGATTCGTTTAGTGTAACGTGTGTTGGCGCGCCAAAGAAGTATGTAACACCTGCAGTAGAGACGGAATAGTTGAGCGTTGATGATGTAAGAGTAACGACTGCTGTTGAGGCGGGGTTAGCTGAAAGTGTAGCAGTAACTACGGGATAAACAAGGGCACTGTACTGACTTGTTGTACCGAGACCGGCTCCACCACCGTAGGGAATACGATAGCAAGTAACATTAGCAGGTGACTGAAAAACGGCTTTTGCAGACTGATAGAAGTAACGCTCAGCTGCGTTTGTAGGTGTACCGAAAATCTGTTCAAATTCAGATAATGTGCTTACCTGAACAGGATCAGAGGAAGGGCCCTTAGGAGCGAAGCCGGGAATTAAGATATTTGTTGATGAGGCGAGATTTGCTCTAAGTGAAAGATCGACTTCACTAATTTGTACGCCGGGACTTTGAATTGTACGTGCCATATAAAGTATTTATGGACATCGGGAAATATTTTTTTAGCTTTTACAGACTTTCTATTTCGTAAATGGGTGTTACAATGAGCTGGGAGTAGCTAATGGTCATTGTCGACTCAATTGCACCTCCATCCTTGTAGTTGTATGAAATGCCGCCGAGATTTGTAGGGAAAGCATCAATATATTTGAACTCTATGACACGCTTATTATATTCATCAAGGCCGTATACGGATATTGTTGTTTTATATTGACTATATTGGCCTTTAGCAGCAGATTCGACGACGGTTTGAGTAGGATATGTTAAATCGGTACTATCATAAGTGTTCAATTTATCGTCGTTTAACAGATTGAGCCAGGTATAGATAACCCAGTAGTTATTAAACCGATTATCCACAATAAACTCCACTGTAACCGGTGGATAAGGATCGCGGGCGTGCGACGTTACAGTTTGTGTCTGCCCGGCGTACCGATTTTGTACTGCAGGGACAGAGATTTCTGGAATTACTGTTCCTGCTACAGAAAACTGCATAGTATCAGGTAAGATATTAACATTATCCCGTACAAATTTTGATGTAATCTGCTTTAAAGCAGGTGGTACATCGAGGACAAGAAGAAATTTATCTTTCCTTGAAAGGTTGAACGGACTTTGTGTATAATCAATAGCGTTTGACATAAAATTAGCCTAATAATTTCCAGCCCTGTTCTTCCATATCATTAATATCAGTTTTTTCCGGTGAATCACCGATATCAAAAAGAATAGGCATTGGTGTACCTTCTTCCTTATGTTGTTCATTATTGTACATGGATGTAGGGTTAATAAAATATTTAATACCGTAATCCAGTGATTTAATATGAAGCGGTCGTTTATTATCATCTAAATCAACTATCTCATAATACTTCTCTGTAATCTCATTTTCTAAAATCATTAACGACCAAATTAAACTCATGACTCGGTCATCGTGGTTACCGTTACCGGGTTTTGTCGACCAGGTACCATTAGGATAACGAACAAAGTTTTTTATCTCCATTAACGTCTTAATGTCTTTAATTCTTACAACGTTGAGTTCGTTCATCCAATAACGCATATTCATGACACCCTTATATTTTGTATTAGTGTGCGCTACAACCCCTGGTTTATTGAAGACTTTGTCACCTGCTTTTGACCCGTATGTTACAATATTCTCATATCCAATATTATTTTTTAATTGATCAACAACCTGCGCGCCGCAATTATTTCTCTCAATTAAAGCTGGAGGATTACCCCAATGCTGTAGGATTTCATGTAATTTTGTTGTAAAATTGTACGGGCTAATGTCATTATTATGGTAAATTGCCACTTGTTCTATACTACGTAAATCAGTAATATCCAGAACTTGGATAACCGAAGCTGCTTCCTTTACACCTTCTGCTACGTCAACGCCAACTACATAAAGACGTTCTTTATCTGGTTCTTTCCAGAGAAGATAATGACCATCGTCAAAAACAAATGTTGGTTCTTGGCATTCAGCCTTTAACTGATCGAAGAAAGCTTCATCAATAGCGCTTTCACCAGACTGTAAAAAGCAGTTATGTACATGTATATCGTTGGCGTAATATGTATTGCCGTTAGATACGTTTATAAGATCATAAACATCCTCGTAACCGTCAGGTTGAATATCTGTAATGAGCTCTGTCTTTTTATTCTTAAGTTCAAGTACATCACCCACTTTAAGTGTATTAGCTAAAACAGGTTCACCTTTAATAACAAACGGGTGATCATATGTTACCCTTATCTGTTTATTTAATGTATTAAATTTTAGTACAGGTTTGTGAAGTTTACGTATACCCTCAAAAGACATGTACCCATTTGGTGTCAAGACTTTATAATTACTTTTATTTATTTTCATAATCCCATATAATTTTAAAATCACACTTCAAGTGATCTTGTATTTCCTTTTGTCGGTTTGTGTCTCTCTGTTTTTGAGCCTCGTATGTATGATAGTGTTCGTATACTTCATATATGGTATTCGTTTCGTGGCAGTAGCCGTCTGGATAATATCCTATAATAGAGAAATTTCTATCAATTTTACAATTATCAATTTTTTCCTGCTCATTGAGCAATTGCGTTTCATGACGTCCTATTGCATGAAACTTTGTATCTGCACGGGATGCACGTTTTTGGTAAGCGATTCTACCTGCGAGTTGACGTTTTCTTCTTCTTTCTAGATTCTGTTCGGGTAGGTAGCGTAGCATATAAAATTTTTGCTCCCAGTCTTCACCGTATAAATATTTAAAATGGTCTTTAGAATTTGGACCAAGAGCGCAACCACGACGCTTGCAGTAGGATTTTTCTGTAATTTTTCGCTCTGTGGGTGAAAACATAATATATGTTCCACAGCGGCAGTAGTGTTTGCTATCGAATGTAAAATTATATTTTCCAGCGATTAATAGTCTAAATGATAGTGTAAATCTAGGATGCCTGCAGTACATCTTATATTTGTCTGTATAATAAAACAGTGCTTTGTATAATTCAGGATTATCTTTAATGAGTGTGCGTCCCTTTGCCTTGCCGAGATATTTTGTATAGTGGTAATTGCTGCTGTTTAGTATGTCGTGGAGCTGTAATTGTGTATATGTTACTTCGATTGAATTTAATTTATTTTGTAACTTATGATAATACTGCTTTGTTCTCTCTGCGCAGGCTTTCAATGTGCCTGAGCCGTATGTACCGTATTTTAGATAATTGGTCTCACGTCTCTTTAGATTAGCTGCAATTTTTTTTTCAGGATCTATGTCATAATAGGTCAAATAGTTCCTTGATGGTAATTGCTTGTTGCTCATTATTATTATTTATTACATCAAGATTACTTTCCCCGGTTACACAATTACCGAACTCCTGGTCGAATTTTTCTCTACTGCCCATCTCACGGATTGTCTTGTTCTTCCATTTTTCATCCCTACCAGGAACCTCCCACCAGTCAACACGTTCTGCCTTCCATCCATTGTGTTTTTCTGGATCTTCTTCCATAGCTCCTTCATAAAGTTCATGAAACAGATTACCGGTTCCATTAGGTGTACTAGCTACGAAAATTTTTGATTTCTTAGAAGATGAAATAATAGGGTAGACAGAGGCCCAGAATTCTTCAACAAGGTGATTATCGATAAAGGCTAACTCATCTAATAGGACAACATTTACGGAATCGCCGCGGCCGGCGTCACTGCTTGTTGTACTAATACCAATACTTGAACCATTAGCTAATGACATCGATGTTTTACCGTACTCAACAACACCAGGCTTTAGATAATTCGGTAATTTTTCATAAGCCATCCTAACGCGCTTAAAAATATTAATAGCGGTTGATTCTTTGTTAGCAACAATAAGAACGCGTTGATCGGGTTGAAAACATACTATCCAGAGAGCGTATATAGTAAAGAGAGTAGTATTGTGTGTGGGTATTAACTGCTTACCAGCGAGATATAAATTATCTACACTATCAACAGTAATACATCTAACAGGTACCGACGGCACTTCAACAATTTGTTTTATATAATGCCATTGTGCGCGAAGATGCGACTGTACAGTAGGCGGCTTTACCTGAATTCTACTACGCTTAAACGGTAGACGACATACAAATTCTATTGGCTTAAATGTAACGATAGCGGAGATATTACATTCAACGCCTCTCAATTTAGGTACATACTCTTTATATGTAACTTTATATCCAAGACTAGTTATGAGCTCTTTAACCTGCTTGGCTAATTCTAAATTTGTATTATAAAAACATGCATTTCCTCTATCATTAATATACCCATCACTATCAATAAGCCCTTGTAGTAGAGCGAGTCGCTGCTGTCTGCTTGCAAGCATGTACTCATTAGGAATATGCTTATTGTTTTTTAGGTTATTGTTTTTGATTAATCCGGATAAACTTTCTGTGTGTAAATTTTTTGTTGATGTTATTCTCAACGTATATACCTCTTTCTTATATTCATGTAAAATTAATTTGTCGAATTGTTTTTGCTGTGTATTAAGAATATCTATAATTTCGTGTATATCTCGTCTACCTACAGTTATAGTACCACTAGCACTCGCTCCGTCCCCTAGCCACAATCCAAGCACATAAGGCTCAATAGGTAGTTCCTTTTCAATTCCCGTTACTCCGTTTATACATACAGGTATTCTATGATTAGGTTCTTTGCAGTATGGCGCGTATAATGTATCGACAATCTGCTGCGTAGTTTTTACTGTACCACTTGTCTTTCTTTCATTTCTCGATTCTGTAAACCATAGATGATCTGCATCGGCAATAATTTCCTCACCATTATCAAATATTACTTTATAACATTTACGGTTATCAAGGGTCTCGTGGGCATGCACGATGTTGCAAGGTTCACCATCAGCTCCGTATACTCGATCGCCTTTCTTAAGCTCACCCATTGTTGACCACCCGGATGTGGTTAATATCGGCGTATCTAGTGCAAGTGCCTTACCACTCTGTCTACTTGATAACATACATACAAATCGATTATCACGGAGCGACCGAAGGATGCGTTTTTGATAGAGATGGAGTTGTATTTTTATCTTACCTTCATCAAGATTTGTAATATAAAAGAAATTTTCAGCAAAATATAAAATATTTTTTTTACATTTTTCTATATCCTTTATCCACTCTGGATTCGAGCTATAGTCAAACAAAGCATCCGGTGTCGGTAAGCTTTCATTACCTAGATAAAACTGCTGTTTCTCTTTTTTAGTAGCCATTTAGTATAAATAATTAGGCAATATGAATAAAGCACGCAATCTCGTTGAAATTGGTGAATTCTACGCCTCAACAGTACTTACTGAAGGTAAGAAGAATTTCCCGCCTAAGGACACTTTCGCTACATCTGGTAAGAAAACATCTGATGCTGTATTACCTAAAGGTTTAAAGACAAAAGCTTATGATAAGCGCGGGCCTTTAAGCAATAAAAATGAAGAAGCTCTCGTTAAGCCTCTTGAGGCTAAGGACGCCAAGGGTAAGAATACTTTTACTGGAGTTGAAAATCTTTCGTTGGCCCCAGAAAAAATGGAAGTGGAGACTATAAATAATTTTATGAACAAATCTATTTTTGATCGCCTCTACGAGGACGTTATGTCCGACAATATCAATTCACCTGCTGACGCTGAACAGCACGACGCCGAAGCTCTCGACCTTCCTGGTACAGAAGAGCACGAAGGTGAAGTAACAATTACCCTTGATCGTGAACTTGCTACTAAGCTTCACGACGTTCTTATGGCCGTTCTCGGTTCTGAAGAAGAGCATATCGGTGATGAAGAGGGTGAGCTCGAAGGTGAAGAAGCTGAAGAGTGTGATGATACACTTCCTGAAGCTACCGAACTTAAGGAGCTTCCTACTAGCGCTGGTACATCACTTCAATCAAAGAATAATAAGGTTGGTGACGTAACTGCAAAGAGCGTTGATGGTAAGCACGGCGACGGTACTGTTGACAATAAGGTCGATGGTAGCGGTAAGCCTATCAAGGATATCAAGATCGGTGCCGGTGTTAAGGCCGATACAACAGCTGTTAGTGGTAAGAGTAACGTCGTTGCTTCTTCAAAGACCTCTAAGGTTGGTACATATCTTGCCGGTAAGTAATATATAAAAATAGATTATAAATTAAAGGGCCTTAGAATAAGGCCCTTTTTTTTGTATAAATATATCTGTGAAGAGCTTTAAAGACTTTATTTTCGAAAGGTTTAATCCTCATTTTAATAAAAAGACAGGTGAGGCAAGACAGCACCGTCATATGGCTAATATGATTCCAGATGTTAATTCGCATTCTGCTACAGGTGGAAAGACTGTTCCTGAGTACTGTAAGCATGATAATAACGCTGTACAAGAATTTGAAACACTTAAGACGATGAACAAAGGTACAAAGACGATTAATCTTGCTAAAGCTCGTAAACTTAAGGATCAATTTAATCTTAGTGAGTTCAAAGGTACCCTTGGCAACACAGGGATACATTTAGCTCCACATCATGAACCAGGTTTCTTTACGCTAACCAAATAATGACTATTGATACAAAAGATTTTTATACCGGTAATCCGACCCCGCAAATATATCCTGCGAGCATTACCTATACACCTAATCCGTGTATACGTTTTACTGATAAGACGAATAATCAAAACGAACGCATTTTATACGCTAATTATTGGCAAGAGCAACTTAGCTTATACGGTCAACAGGTTCAGTATTATGTAAACACATTCAATACATTATCAGCTGATATGTTATATGGTGAGCAACCAACTCAGCAATTTGCGCCTCCGTTACCAATTATTTTTGGCATTAACTTAAACGAAAACGCTCTTATGCTTAGTAAGTATGGCTTACTCTCTGAGGATGAAGTTACAGCATTTGTACCGTATAATAGTTTTTATGCTACGTTTGGTAGTGGTTCAGAGCCAAAATCTGGAGATGTATTTCAACTATCGGAATACGGTAGTGATCGTGTTAATGGTCGTAATGGTAATTTTTATGAGATCACAGAGCGTCTTGACCAGGATATCGCCCAGATTAATCCTCTCGCCGGTCACTACGTTTGGTTGATTAAAGCCAAGCGATTTGAATGGTCGTTTGAGCCCGGGTTATCAGGTGAAGCTGTTAATCAACAAGTATTCGATGACACGCGAAATCCTACAGCGTCAGGAGCACAGAAACCTTATAGTTACAGCGCTGATATAGAGTCAAAATCTGTTTTTGATTACAGTCTCACAGATTATGGATCTGTATACGGTGGGTATTAAACATCAACCTTACCCGTTTCCGCTGTATAATCCGGCACTACTTCGTTACGTAATTTAGCAATAAAATTATCCGCAGTTTTACTTGATTCAAAAGAAAGCACAACACGTGAACGATCCGTGCCATCAAACGTATAGTTTAAAACACTATTAGTTAGATTAATATTAATGAGTTTGTATAAAACATTAATATTAAAAGAATTTTCTAATGATCTAAATCCACGACGAGGATCAGGTCTTACACTGAAGCTGGTACCGATGATGTAGTGCATGGGAGTTTTGGAGCAGTAATAGCGTTGTTAGTTTCAATTTCATCAAGATCGGATTTCATAGAGAGAAAGCGCTCTTCAATATATTTTTGAAATGCAAGTGGTTTGATCCAATCAACATCATTTTCAATTGAACGTTTTTTGAGCTGCTCAACGCGCTTACTTACAATCTCTACGCCTTCTAGAAGGCACAACCAGCGTGCATACTCGTCGTATGACATATTAAGCTCTGTATTATCTCTTAGTGATATTGATTCGTTTGATAGTGTCGATGACATATCCGAGTATTATGTATGAAATTCGCTGCACGTCAAGAATATTCTTCTCTTCATTAAAGTAATTTAATAACGTGTGTATGGCATCAATATTCTGTATCGCACCATTAATGGATGTATTGAGAGCTTTAATTAATTCACTTTTATGCTCATCTTTAATCTTTGATATCTGCACTGTCTTTGTAAGAGTATCAATATAAAGAAGAAGTAAGTTCTTTATAATGTTCTTGTCTGACGATGTATCCTTTTTATAAAAGATAAGACCTTCTTCAAGAGACTTATAACTTTGAAGATCTAATTTTTGTCTAAGAGTACCTAAGATATCATCAAATGAGATGCGCTGTGACTCTGTAGCTACAGCGAACCTATCTGCTATACCTTCTTCGGTTAAACTATTAATACTTTCAGGAATCTCCATTGTCAGTAATAATTAAGGGTACAGGTGCAGGGAGTGTAACATTAGCGATAGTCTCAGTGACGAGGGCAGTTTCCGTAGCAATATAAACGCTCACGTTCTTCTGGCAATAATCGCATTTGTAATTGTTATTTGTATTCAAGACAATAGGGACGAATTCTGTCTTCTTGAGTGAGCATGGACACGTAACCTCAAGACCCTGCAGGCTAAACTCTTTTATTCTCTCGTTTTCGAGTTTTTTATTTTTTAATTCTATGTAAGCACTGAGTGCTGTAATGAAAGCATAATAAGCACCGAATTGTATGATTACACCGAGAGGGATACCTATGAATAGAGAAACACCAAAGCGCTTTAAGAGTAAACCAAATAAAATAGCGGTAATAACAAGCGCAGTTAATTGCGATAAAAGTCTACTAAGCATTATATTATAATAATGTAGCAGCTGCTAAAATCAAGCGTCTTTAGCATTCTTGTCTATTACAACAAATATCTGCTTGAGTTCTTTTAGAGAATTATTAAGACAATTAACAATTAATTGTAATTCTTTTTGTGCCTTTTCGTCTTCTCGTACGAGAGGGTTTTTTAATGCAATTTTAAAGTTAGCAATCGCGCTTGTTGTATTAGTAATTAGATCACCAAGAATTGATACAGTATTAGGAATTGGATATGGAATTACATTACTAGCACGTGCATCGTTTGGATTTTGAGTTCTATATCCTTTATCGTTACCAACAAGATCGTTAAATTTCATTTTGATGGCTCCAAACTCACGTGCTGCTTGACCTGATACCCACCTATTATACATTGAAACTGTATCTTCAAATAGAACCTTCTTTTTCATGTAAAATTATTTAATCTTCAACATAAATACTATTATGAGTTATTTTAAGTCGAGATTTGATTATATTTTAGAAGCTGATGTTACACCGTCTCCAGAAGCTGCCCCTGCTAATGATCAGGAAGCTATGGCCCAGCAGTTAGACACAGCTAAGCCTTCAGATTTCGATGTTAAGGCAGCGGAAAGACAAACCCGTATTGATCATGTCAAGGTAAATCAGATTAATACGCTCAATGAATGGATTAAGCAGATTGACGCTTTTGTTGTTTATCTTAACGATACAGACAGTAATTCAATTCAAATTCAACTTCATTCCGCTCCTTGTGATTCAATGTTTGAAAATATTGCAAGAAGTGAAAAGAAGAGGATATCACGTCTTGCAGCTGATCTCGGTACCCTTGCACAAAACTTTAAGGGATATCTTGCTTCCGCTAACGATTAATCTTTAATCTCAGACATTAAAAGCTTTGCTTTTAATCCGGTATAGGAATTACTAATAATAAACTTCGGAGATATTTGGTTTATATTTGCAGCTAAGCAAACGTCGTTAATATCTTTACACGATCTGCCTATCTTTTCCGGCCAGATAAAAACCGTCTCATTCATATCAATTAGACGCTTTGTCTTGACTCTACTAGCTTTATCTTGCCATTGACTATCAAGTACCCAAATTCGCTTAAATAGATTGAAACCATTAATCTGCGATTGTTGTAGACTAGAAAACATATTATTGCTATTTTCTTGAATACCTGCTACGGCTGTCCCATTCTTGACGAAGAACGCATCAATTGGTCCTTCAAAAACAAAAATATAATCGAGCTCAGGATCAATATTGTTGAGGTTGTAGAGTGACTTTTCTCCGTTTATCTTACTAAGGTATTTTGGAAGCTTGTCTCCAGATTGATTTAAAATCGTCCTTGATTGATAAAAAACGATTTCATCTTTCTCATCGTAGAATGGTATAATTAATCTATCTTTATGTACCCTGTCTGTAAGAGATAGCCAGAGTGATTTAGGCCTATTAACAGCAGTATCTAGCTTCCGTGCCTTAATTACTTCAATAGCCTTTTGTACCACAGCATTATTTTTATGGTAATTAATTTGATGATCGTCGAATAAATTAATGCAGTCAAGCGGTAGCTTATGTATAATTTTAACCGGATCTGGTTCAGCTTTATCTGTAGAGATATCGGTGGGTAAAATATCATATGTTCTAACTTCTTTTATAATTTCCTCGTACGTCTGATTAGATACTTCTTGAATCCATTTTAATGGCTTACCAAACCACCCACAGTTATGACAGCAAATAATGTTATCTTCAACAAGATAGTAACACCTACGCTTTTTTAGCCATGATGAACCTTCACGACATATAGGGCATCCCGCCTCATATGTATTTGATGACTTCTTATACTTCGGATAGCCTGCATATTGATAGTACTTCTGTACAATATATTCCTGAGGAAGTATCACGCCATTAGTATAACGACGTTTTTAAATAAAACAAGATTATTATGCCTTAGCTTGTTTATTGATATCCTTTATAGAAACAATGCCCTTGTGAACAAAGACCCCGGAAGCAGGATCTGTATATATCGCTTCGGTGATTTCCTGATTACCCTTAATATAGGTTCTAAGTGTCGGACGAATTGGTTCACCGCTAATTGGAGACTGAATGACTTTTGGTTGGATAATATCCATATATTTACTTAGTCTTCAGTATCTTCTAATGCTAGAACTTTAGTTTTGTTCTTATTATACTGCTGCATACATGTTTTAAACACATATGCAGGAAGCTGCTCGACAATGTCGACAATTCCACTTTCGATACCGGAATCAAACTTATCAATAGGTATTTTTCTAATATCCATATCAGGTAATACCAAAAAATTATAATTAAAAGAATCTTTTTCTACGTAAACTAATAATTCACCTAAGTATTTACCTGCTGTAATAGCGTAAATAAAGGATTGGCGTGGATGCTTTTTCGTTAAAAAGGATTTAATCCTGATCAGGTTCTTCATTCTCTATATGACTGTGAAAGAATTTATTAATGAGAGTAACAAGGGAATCTGCTTCTTGCTGATTATGTGCGGAAATGCATTGAATGGGTTCTCCATCAAACGTATAACCGAGAATAATAAAGGACGTTAGATACTCTTCAACCTGAGTTGAAAGGGTCTTCAGATCTTTTTTAATACCGTTTTCACGAGTAGCGAGATTTTCTTGCAACGAAGAAATCATTGCCTTGCGGAGTACTTCCTTGTCTTCAGGGTTTAATTTAACCTCCGATTTCTCCGATTTCTTCATTTTTTTCTCCCTGTTGTTCTGACTCTTGTCGCTCATTGTTAATATTTATCCTCTTGACAAGATATCTCGATTTACCGTGATAGTTGATATTATTTGATACTCCGCGAGTAATGAGATAATCAATAATTACTTCAATACTGTCGGTTTTAATACTATAATTCTTGGGTATCTTGCAACCACCGTCATTCAGTTCAAATAAGATTTCACCTAAATCATTTTTATTGGCATAGCATGTAATCATTGCAGATGACTCGCTAGGATTCACCATTACTGTCCATCGGCGTGGATCGCCTTTAGCATATACCGAAAATAAACGAATAACAACAAAACCGTTATCACGGAGTCGTTTAATAAAATATCCTGGTGTTTTTAGTTTGTTGTTGCTCATAATTTTTTAATTTTGTATTGCTGAAACAATAAACTTTATGTTTGTTGCTTCATTATTAGTATCAAGAGTTAAAAGACCGCGGGAGGACGCGATACTAGCTGTCAATACCTTGTATTTCATACAAGAAATTATTCTAAATAATTCAAATTTCAAGGGTATATAATTACTAATTTGTTCGCCCTTATAATCTTCAGATATCTTAATACCATAGGAGTCGGTATTTGCTCTTGTCTTATCTGTTAACTCACCAAAAACGCTATCATCTTTAAAAGAAATATAAATCTTATCAGTCTCTGTAGCTATAGAACTACCTTTAATAAGTGATACTACAGATGTATATGGAATGGTAAATGTACCATCAAAGGGTAATTCTTTTAATTTTTCAAGATTAATCTGCTTAGGCGTTTTAATAATATTATCATCAAATAGGTAGTATTTAAATCTAATCGAAGGTGATTCAAAACCGATATGATTAGTAGAAATATCTAAAGCACATCCTTTATCTTCAATACAAGAAAGAACTCTACAGAGTTTTTTTAAATCTGGTATGTTAAGATTTTTCTCTATTCCAGACAGTATGTTAGTGTATACAGCATGAACTACTAGAGTATTGTCCCCGGTCGCAATGATAGCGGAAACGTTTTTTGATGTAAGCTTTAATACAGCGCTATCAGCAACACGACTTAGCGGTGTTAGGAAGTTATTAAGAAAATCTTCTCTATCCGGTATAGTAAGGATCATGCTATTATATTAGATTCTTTATTCGCTTATACCAGCGGTAAATTAATCCTTTTTTTTAGTGTCAGTAAGCTGAAGAAGCGTTTCTTCAATAAAAGAAAGTCTCTTTTCCAGACGCTGAAGCGAATCAAAGATGCGTTCAGAGAGTGGGCTCGTTTCAAAATTAAATTCAAGCTGATTTTGGTCAATCGCTACAGGTTGTTGTGCGACAACTGGCTGAACGCTAACCGGTGGATTAGTAGTCTCAACACCTGCAAGATCGGGCTGTAATGTGTTGTGTACGGTAAGTTGTGGCTGGGATTGTGGAGGTGGGGTTTGTACCGGTGTGGATGGGATACTATTAATAACAGCTGTAGGATTAAGAATCATACCTTGTAGCGTATTATTTTTTGCTACAAGATTTTTATCAAGCTCTTTTAAATCTCCAGTAACATGCTGACCCATAAATTGCAGGGTCAACATCTTAATTTGCTCTGGAGTCAGCGCTGCGTCATTAAACGTATCCATTAATCTTCAAGTCCCTTGAGAAGGTCTGCAATTGAATCATCATCAAGACTAGTAGGAGCTGCTTTTTTCTCGACAACAGGTACTGTAGTAGGCTTTGGTGTCGTTGTAATCTTAGGGGCAGCAGCAGGTGTTTCTTCAGCGTCTTCAACATCAGATGTGCAGAAGTAATGAGCATTAAGAATATCCTTAAGCTCATCATAGCTCTTGACAGTAAGATAAGATTCGAGATCAAAAATATTATTATAAATCTCATCATAAGAATCGGCATCCAGACCGGTAACAGCCTTAGGAAGAGCGAACTTAGATGATACATAGGTCGGGTAATCGCCTTGCTTCTCTACCTTGATACGGAAGCTACAACCGTTAGGTGAAAGATCGAAGATACGAGGTCCAAAGTCTGCTGCATCTTCACCTTCAATAGCATCCATAATAATCTTATTAAGTTGACGGCCAAAGCGAAGAACCTTGATGGTGCCGTTATTCTCAGGACGAACTGGATCGTTCTCTACGTAGACGTTGATCAACCAGCTCTCCTTACGGTTAAGAGCACGAGCCTTGTCCTTCTCTTCTTCTGTGCCATTACGACGGATACGATATCCCTCTTCAGCGATAGGATCGCGCTGGTTCCAAGTAGTAGGACTAATTACGTTAATTAACTTACCATCTGCAAAGCTATTCCAAGCATATGAATAGTAGTGAAGAAATGTCTTATTAGGATCCTTAACGTTAGGAAGAAGACGAACGGTATAAGTGTTTCCTACTTCGGTTTTAAGGTAGTCCTTAAACTTTGTATTACTTCCCTCAGTATTTTTAGTGAGGGCTGACTTAATGCTATCGAACATGGATGTTGTGAATGAGGAGCTCATAGTTAATTTTGTTTAGTATATGTTGTGGGTTTTGTATAATCAAGTAGTTTTTTTATTTTTTATTTTTTGTATTCCAAGCTCAACTAACGTTTTTGCTTTTTTTGAAGCAAAAAACTTTAATCGAAACGTAGAAAGATTATTAAGAAAATCGTCGCCTAGAATAAATTTTAAGAGTTCAGAATCTTGAGCTCTTATACTACGTTCAAAGGCTTGAAATCCAAATAAGCTATAAACATTTACTCTATGTTCTTTAAGATGCAAGATATAGGAAGCGTTATTGCCTGTTTGATGTTGAATATATTCAGATATATCAATTTCATGCTCTATACAGAAAGAAGAAATATATTTTAAAGATTCAATAATATTTTTTAATTGTTCGTTATTATCCGGGTCAAGCATTTCCTGTTTTTTCATAAACAGTGTATATGCTTTTGTTGCTTTTAGCGTGGTGTAGTAATCTAATTCAAAATGCTCTTGATCAGAATAAATCTCATACGGAGCTTTGATAAAATTCTCTAACTTAATGTGCGGAAACTTAGCTAAGAAAATTGCTATCTTCTTTGAACTATTAATGTATATATCGTTTAAATTACTAAAGTCTTTTCTATATTTAAAAGGTAATCCCTTTCTACTGCGGGAGATTCTAAGATGAGTATTATAGATGTGTTGCTCGAAATCTGTTAGAGATGCCCCCATCCCTACATTGTAATCTTCTTTTTTGTATTATTCAAGTATTTCATTACATACTTACTTTTATGTAAACTTGGGTCAAAAGAAAGAAAAGCCTGCACAGCAGCGAAATCACTGTTTGCATCACAGTAGTGTTTGAAGAGATCTCGTAGAGGCTTGTTTTGCAAAACCAAAAGAAAGACATTTGCGAGATTTAATTTCTTTGCATGAATTAATGTTACAAAGGAACAAAACGCAAGAAAGAGATGATCTCTTTCATAATCTATAAGTGTGCCTTCTTCTAATATACGCTTCATTGATTTAACTAATTATCAATAAAGTATATTAAATCAATGTTTCTAATTAGAAAGAGCTGCTAAAGCGTTTACGGTACTTGTACTAGCCTCAGTGTCGTTTAAATGTTCATCCTCTGATAGAGTAAGCGTTGAATAATCTATGCGGAGAACACACTGTCCAAAGTTTTGACCAAACCGATTCTTCATCATACCCATTTTTATGACGCCAAGCTCTCTATCTGTTGTTTCCTGCCAAATGCTCATGATAACATCCGCTGTCATCGCAAGTCCAGAGCTCTCCGAGATTGTCTCCATTCCTGGATCTGATACACCAAATCCACTTCTATTGACTTGGGTTGCAGAAATTATCGGGCAGTTAAAGATATATGTTAATGCTCGAAGCTGCTCGGTAATTTTTTTTACCTTTTCGTAGCTATTACCTTCTCCTGGATATGTAAGAAGATTGACATAATCGAGTACAATTGCGTCAAATTTTAGACCCTTGTCACGGAGTTTCTTAATATATGACTGTAGAAATCCAACAGTAATGGTCGACGGGGGGAACTCCTTAATAAGAATTTTCGCTTCAGGATTATTATCGGAGTATTCTTCAAGTGAATGCTTAAGTGTAGGTAGTTCAGTTCTTAGCTTACTAAGAGGAATCTTTGTAATACTAGAACTAATTCGTTGCGCGTAGATTACCTCAGGCATTTCAAGGGAAATAAGTAATACGTTCTTACCCTGTTTGGCAATATTAATTGCTACATTACCAAGAAAGATGCTTTTACCGATATTTGTTTCACCTGTGAAGATATAGAGTGCTCTACCATCTTGCAAGAAGCCACCGCCAATTTTTTCGTCTAACCATGTCCAGCCTGTTGGTATATAATTAATTTGCGTACTTAGAGTATCGACAAGCTTATCCACGTCCTCGAGAAGATCTAAACCAATCTCTGTCGTTAATGAGATATTGCATGATTCTTCAAATTTCTCTAAAATCTTTGCCGTATCCATATCCGGCTTTTCAACAACCTCAAGCATTGTATGATATACGGCTTTTTCCTTTAAGAACGTTTCTGTATTTTTATACAATTCATCAGAATTTATTTTTAAGTCAAGATCCTTAAATGCCGCGACTGTTTTTACATAAGAATCTTTTAATTCTTTAGTCGTTAAAAGTGACTTAATTTCGGTATTCGTAGGACAAGCGTTACGGCGATTAAAAAAATCTTTTATGATCTCAAAGATAGGTTTGATATCTTTATCTTTAAAAAAGATTGGCTTTACGTAATCAACAATAGAAGCGAGATAAGTCTCGTCAGTTAGCGCCTTACACACCATCACCTTCTCAAAATAATCATGATCAATACTAGCCATTATTCTCTATTATAATACTATCTGTAACGATTAATAGCTAGCATACTCTTGTAAAAACTTTGTTTGATTTTCTGCAAATATCTTGTCATTGAGGTCTCTTAACCCTGGTGAGTTATGGTACGTAAGAATCGGAATAACACCAAGTCGGAGTTTCTTTTTATTTGCATCTAAGCAGCTTGAAAGATCATAGTGATGAAAGGTATAGTTTTCATTAAACTGCCAACCTACCTCAATAGCCTTCTTTACATTTAAGGACATAAAAGCACCGTCAATGAGAGCGACTCTAGCTGGGCTCGGGCCAAAATTTGTAATCGAAGTAGTTCTACCATCAGGGAGGTAATGACCGGCAAATCCTCTCAAATTACCTCCTTGAAAGCCACCACACATAACATGCCAGAGGGCAGGTGCTTTGAGAGCCGGATTCAAACCTCCTGCGACACCAATTAGATCATACTCTCTATGCGCCTCTTCAAGCTTAAAGATAAATCCAGCGTCGTCAATCCACATATCATCGTGCACAAAGAGTACATAATCATAAACAGGGTTCTCATATAAGAACTTGTTGTAAGCTTTACCGAGTCCGGTTTTATTTTGGGTAATAAAATGTGTTTTATCAAGTAGTGAGAGATTTGTTATTTTTTCGAGTTTAGCTAAACATTTATAGAGTAGCGTTTGTTTATAATCCGCTACTTGTGTGCATGATACAATTGCAAATGTCATAAAATAAAAAACGGTGAATTGTTTGTAAATCCCCCGACAGACGTTAGACCTTCTGGTGTGACAAGATATAATACTCCCTCCTCTAGAGGTGTTAGTCCGTCATCTGGAAGAGATGAAATTGTATTATCTAGTATATTTGCGTAGAGTGTACTACCAGATCGTGCTATATAAACATTATGCGATTCTTTATTATAGATCCAGAGTCCGAAGGTACCTTCTAGCTTTGATAGAACTTTACAAATTATATCTACTTCGTTAACAATTTCTTCTGAATACTGCTCGAGTAACGCGGGAATTACGGATGAATCAACTTCATTAAAACTTTCTTTGTTTCGTATCTTTGTTTTAAGCTTAGTGTCGTTAGTAAGTACCCCGTTATGCGCTACAACCCAAGAACCGCAAGCAAATGGGTGTGATGTTAGTTCATCGAACTCGCGTTGTGAGCTAGTGGGGGCTTGGGTGTGTCCCATAAAATAATAAAAATCAGATGGCTTCATTTGAATATCAATATTATTGATGATCATATTTTTCGAAAGCTCTACTGTGCCTTTGGCTTTCATAGCCGCGTCGTATTTGTAACTGAGAAATAAAGCTCCGTAAGCAAAATTGCCTCTTTCTTTATTCTTATTATAAAGCTTCATATATTTGCTAAAATCGCTAGCAGTAAAGATTCCACACATTATGAATATATTATACCCTCAAGAATAAATAATTCAAGACATGAATAAAGATAGTCACTTAATTTTTGAAGCATATCGTAAGCGTTTTGTTACCGAAGCTCCTATTAGTGCCGAATATGAGCCTTTTGCTGCAGCCACTAAAGGAGCTATTGTAGGTCGGGGAGGAGATACATATCTTTTTTCAGATTTAATGAAGAAAACCGGTAAATCGTCTGATGAGGTCGTAGAGATGATTGTAAAGCCTGTCTTTGATGCTCTTTTCCCTGGTGGTCGTTTTGATGCGGAAGGGTCAGAAAAGGAGCAATTAAACAGCTTACAAACTGCTATTCATAGTGAGCTCGTTCATCTTGGATATCCCAAGGCTCGTGCTGGTTATACAGCTCGTATTATTAAGAACGCTGTAGCCCCTGCTGTTAAATTCCTTAGCGACAAGGCAGAAAGTGGTGATGCTGTTAATCACGACGACGTTGAGGATGCCGTTGTTGGCTCAATTGAAGACACAAACGATCAAGCAGGTCAAGAGCTTAAAGCTGCCCCAGCTGATCACGGTCATACAGCCTCAAACGAAGATAGAGAGACAAGTGCATTAATCCAACATACCGTTGATCAAGTTGGTGACGGTATAAATGAAAATGAGCTTGTCGATGCTTTAAAGCAGTTTGTAGTTCAAAAGGACCCTGAAGTAAGCGAAGCGAGAGCAACTGGTCGTGTCCGCGGTATTATTAGTAAGCTTGTTACATCGAAAGTTCTTGCCAAGAGGGGTAATATTATTGAACCAGGTGACAACGCTGATGAATTTGCTGAGAAGGGTGATCTTTCACTTGTATCAGTCGATCCTGAAGAATATGCAGCTCGTGAATTTGGTGTGGGTAGTAGGCCTACAACAGGTCGCCAGGTGTTTGGCGGCGAGAGCGGGCGCCATGGCGTCGACTTCGGTTAAGCCAGCAATCTATCCCAAGGAATGTCTTTAGAATAAGATATCGGATCCTTGATACCAGCCTGAATAAAACCCTGTAATCTTAAAGAGCATGCGGTACATTCACCGCACGCAAGATCCAATCCTTCATAACAGGTCCACGTGCGACTAAAGTCGACACCAAGCTCAATCCCCATTTCAATAATTTCTTTCTTGGACTTATTAATTAACGGAGCTTCGACTTTTATCTTGTTTCTCCTGTTAAGAGCAGTGATATTGTTGATTGCAGAAAGGAACTCTGGCGACCCATCCCAAAATCCTGCGACACTATCGGCTTGCGCAGCACCATGGTAGACAGTCGTAGCGTCAAATTGCTCAGCAAACGAGCAAGCAATACTTAAAAGCATCATATTCCTAAAAGGTACGTAGTTTTGATTTTGGGGATCACCCATGACGTCTTTCGCTTTAGCAACGTCAATCTCACGATTGAGCAAGGCTGAATTCTTGATCAAGTCAAAAAACGGAAGCTTAACTACTGTGTTAAAACACACATTTTTTTCGTCATCTCCCTCTCGAATCACGTTAATTTGATAGTCAGCGCACTCAAGCTCTTTCCTGTGTCTCTGACCGTAGTCAAACGAAATTGCGTAGACGTTATCAAAATTAGATGCAGCGTGATGTAGTAACACTGTACTATCCATCCCACCGGAAACCGGTACAATAACTCCAGTTTTTACGTTATTCTCCTTGTTCATCAGAAATCGCTTCAAGCTCATCTTCAACAGTAGGACTACCGTTGTATTTGTAATCTTCTGCTAGCTTCTTGTCAAGTTCGGGGATGATAAAGTCTTCAAAGAATGATGCATCTTTAACAAAATTCTTAGCATAACCGAGTTTATCACCCTTTTTATACTTACCACTATCTACACCGACGAGATATGTGGATCCAGTCTGCTCAACAATACCACGTGCTGCTGCCATCTGTAACAACCCACTGTACTTGTTAAGTCCTGACTTAAAGGAAAGGTACATTTCTGCCTCTAAAAACGGTGGGACAAAGCGATTTTTCACTGTTAGTGCACGAAGTGTGACGCCTGAGTATTTGTTAGCCTCAGCAAGCTTATCAGTCTTAAGATTACCTGAATCACCCTCTCCCTCCTTCTCATTACGCTTGGCAAGCTGTACCAAGATACTAGCCATATATACAGGTCCTGACCCACCAGACTGTGTTTTTACAAGTGTTGGAAACATAGCACCGGGATCAGAGTAAGTATGGTTAGTGAACATGATCGTTACACCGGCCTTACCTGCTTTATAGGTAAGCGTACGAAGCATCGACTTAAGCGACTTAGCACGGGTACCCATATCCATAGCTGATTTATCCTTAGCAATATCATCAATTTCCTTCTGTGATGAAAGGTTACCAAGACTGTCAATACTGATAATAAACTTACCTTGCTGATTGCTTTCAATAACACTATCAAGGAATCCAGAGATCTGATTACGGCATTGATCAACTGTATAAACTGGTACATATTTCGTCTTACTAGCATCGAGACCTACTCCCTTCGTCGAACTCTCATCAATAGCAAACTCTGTATCGAAGATGACAGGAATAACGCCTTGCTTCTGAGCATTAGCGAGAATCTTATTCACAACAAATGTCTTACCAGTCATCGACTCACCTGAAAACCCTACAATTCTACCCTTAGGTATGCCTCCTTTACGACAGCTACCGCCAAGAATAGCATTGAGCGCGTAACACCCGGTATCATACCAAGTATCAACATTTGACAATGCATTCTCATCAAGCATCGTTGCTTCGCTATTCATTGAATCAAGTTTCTTAAAAATATTATCAATCTCTTTACTCATATAGTACCTATTATACTGTCATATTATTTGTAATCAAGAGCATAAAATAAAAAAAACGCCCGACCTAAGCCGGGCGTTTAATCTGGTTTCTTTGAGAGCAGATTACGGTTTACTCATCAAAAAGCTTTACAACTGCAGGCTCGGTAGTCGGTGTAGCTGCAGGAGCTGTAAAGAGCTTGCTATACTGATCAACAAGACGAGGATCATTGTCAACATCGACGCCGACAACAACGTTAGCATAGTGATACTTCCAAGTCGTGCCATTCTCCTTTGACTTATCACCGACGAATTCGCGGAAATAAAGAGGAATAGTCTGAACGTTAAGCTGACCCTGTTGAGTTGGCTGGACGTGAATAATAGCGGGGTTCTTTACAAGAAAGGACGCACCGTTGTCTACATCACCAACAGCCTCGCCAATAATAGTGCGGCCGATGTGATCAATGAAGGTAAGAAGTTTTGTTTCGCTCATATCTCTTATATATTAAGCTATCGATTATTAAAATCAACTAATTCATGCCAAGAAGATCGAAAAGATCAATTTGTACGTCATTACCGGGCTTCTTTACTGTCCAGTTAACTGCTTCATAAAAACGCTCAATAACTGAATAGATAATCTTTTCAAACATCTTCTCATAGTCGATCTCAAACACTGATTGAAACTCCTTTGGATAGTAATATTTGTATCCTACAACAGATAGACCGAAACTATTTGGCTTCTTAACCTCAAAGAAGCGTACCTTATCACCTGACGCCATCTTCTCGTATTTTCTTTCAATACCAAATCTATCAAGAAGAATATTATGGTAGTACGCAGCTTTAACATGCTTAGGCATTCCTTTTACTGTCTCAAAGCCGCTGCATCGGTTAGCGTATTTTTCATATCCTTTTACACCCATCACAAATGCAATGTCCTCGAGAGGTAAACTCTTAAAGATTTCATACGTCTCGTTAAATATTTTATTTGTCATTGTGTAGTCTTTGGTAAGAAGCATTGTTTCAATAATCTTCTTTACATAAGGTTTGATAGGAGCAGGCATTGTAGTACGTACTACTTCAACGCCTGTATACTTAAACTTTTTACCTGGTATACCTTCAACGTCGAGAGTATGTAGAACATAGCGCTTCTTAGCTAAGAATAAACCTACATCTGCAATCGCTTCACGTTTGAACACTAGACGGCAGTCCTTTGATCCTAAAGAACTCTTTCCCCATACAATAATCTCCTTATTTAAATGATCTTCAATTTCTTCGACTGCCTTATAGTACTCAGGTGCAACATTACCGTCTTTATCAAAGACGGGTATTTTTTTCGCTTTAACTAAATGCTTAATAGAAATGTAGCTAGAGTCGGTATCGTTATAGATAATAGGAGAATTCTCTTGCAATTCTTCATCGGATAACCCGGTATTCGTTTTAATATAATCCGTTAAGATACGATTAGATTCCTTAATAACTGCTTGACCTGTAAGCGTGATTGAATTTGCTAAATCGTCATCTCCAAGTGGACTGTGTTTGTTACCGAAGTATCCATATACAGTGTTCATCAAGATCTTTATTGTATGTTGACGAATATTAAGCCGATCTACTTCAACTTGAAGATCTTTATATTCCTGTGTATCATCCTTAAGAGTAACAAGCTTCTTTTTAGCTTTTGTAAGCTGCTTCTTTACTTCAACACGCTTACTGTAATAGTAATCAATTGTATCAGGAATGATGCCTTTCTCTTTTTGTGTAAACAAGATCTTAGCTCTTGAGATAGCTATCTCTTCCTGCTTAACAAACGAAGCAAACTTATCATGATTGAGCGTAAAAGTCTGCCCATTAACATGCTTGATTGTTATATCTTTTTCTGTACTGTTAACAATCTTCCCGACTTTTGTCTCGGGTGAAAGATTTAACGTGATCATCGTGTTTGGATACAGGCTATTTGCGTCAAGAGATACTATATGCTCTTGGAATCCTTTCTGAGGATCGGCAACATAAGCGCCTTCGTTCTTTGGACCTTCTTTAACATCTTTAACAAACGTAGGGATACGCTTATCTTTTAACCGAGCTCGTATGGAGCAAAGCCCGGTAATGACTGACAGTGATCCTAGAGCACCTTCAAACGTCGTAAGACCAGCGTACGCGATCATTCTCAATAATTGAATGTACTGAAGTTTTTGTTCCAGTCTTACAAGCAGATTAACGTCTTGAATATTGTAATCAACGAATGTATCCCAATCACCATCTGCTAGTTCTGTAAGATTTTGATCACCGTAATCAATCTTTCTCTCCTGTAATTCAATTTCACCGATTGCATCTAGCTTATAGGACTCGCGTAATGTCTGACAAAAGCGCTTATAGATATCGAGATAATCTACACAAGAAAGCCCTTCAATGTGCCATTTGACTTGCTCTCTACCATACTTTCCCATAAACGTTCTTGAACGTAATGAACCTGCAGGAGAAAGTCTTTGCATAGCCTCTTCGCCAAGAACCTTTCTTACCCTATTAATAACATACGGTACGTCAAAGAACTCTGAGTTCCATCCTGAAAGAATATCTGGATAATCTTTGCTAAAGAAATCTACAAACTTACGTAGTAATTCCTCTTCAGTCTTACATGCTATATAAACAACATCAGATGATTTAGCTGTATAAGGCTTAAGTCCCCAAGAATAAAATTTCTTCGTAATTGTATCATAAATGGTAATAATATTAATTGTATCGTTCGGATCTTGGGGATCAGGAAATGCATCTGGTGAATAGGTCTCGATATCGATAAAATGTACCTTCAATTGATGCTTTGTAAAATCGGGCTTTTCATTCTCTTGCCAGTATGCATCGATTAAGAACTGTTGATAGACGTTAAAGTTTTCAAAGACTCTTGTTACTTTATTATCCTTAAGATACCGCGAACGATCGTATTGATTCCTAAATCTCTTCTTCTTTAACTTAGTATTGAAGATGCTCATAGCATCAGGAGCATTATTTGTCTCAAGATAAATGTATGGCTCGTACGTAGAGGGTATTGTTATTCGTTTACCGTTTTCATCCCAAGTATGAAGGTAAATTGTCTGTTCTTGCGGAGAGTATGAAACGTTCCTATACACACCAATAGTATACTACCACTAATTATTGCAATCAAGCCTTAATACCATTAATAGCATTAAGCAACTTTCTATCTTTATGACCGAAGGGAAGTGTATGAAGCTCAACATATTTGTTGATATTGTCCTCGTTCTCTAACCAACGATCTTCAGCCATCTTACGCATTTTAGCAGATATGTTCATATATCTACCTTTCTTAGAGAGAACATCATCCACGATATCAATCATCTCCTCACCGGTGTCAAACTTATACGGCGCGTTTTCGTACGTAACAAGATTCTGACAGGCAATTGGCAAACCGTAGCAGCATGCTTCGACGAGCTTAAGATCAGATTTTGCTTTGTTAAACGTATTATCCTGAAGAGGAGCGACCATCATCTGGACATTCAAGCTAGCAATCTTTTCTGGATATCTATAGAGGGTCTCCCATGGGTGGTATTCAAACTCTTTGCTCTGAATAAGATCATGAAGTGGTAGTGGGTATGCACCGAGGAATACCCACTGATATTTGTCCTTTGTTGCGCGAATTACCTGATTAACATGCGCAAAGTCATCATTTTGTCCAACACGATTATCAACATCAAAATGAGCTCCAGAGCCGGCGTAAAGAATTCGAGGCTTCTTTTGATAGCGATCGTAATTATCTGAAATTTTCTTTTCGTTATAGAAGTTTCCCATCCAGAATTTTGGCGGGTAATTAGGAATAACAGTAACGTTCTTGTTAGCAGTTTTACCCATATAGTACTCTTTCATGAAATCACAGGTTACTGTAATCTCATCGCACAGCTCCATAATCTCTTGTGCTGTTTTGCGAATTTCAGGATTAACAAAAGCTGGCTTGAACTTATTGTACTCGGGAATATCTTCACTAAACACGAGATCATCAATCTCGTAAATAATTCTAAAACCTAATTGCTTACTAAGCTCTTTAAGAAATTTAACAAATTGAAGCTGATGCGGCGTGGCTTGACGTTGAATGCGTACGCATTCTGTTCCTCGAAAATAATTCGGATCAAAACACATCATCGTACTACCGTGTACAACCATCTTTTGATGAGCGTTTAAGATATGTTCAGGCCAAATCAATCGCCAAAATCCACAACCGCTATAATCTGCATAGTAATTCATTACTCGTTTTAACGAGAGTTCAGGAGGTTGTGGTAGGGCCTCGGGTACAGATTGTTGTATAGGCTGCATCCCGAATGGCGCCACAAAGGGAGAAGTGAAAGGTGAGGCAAAGGGCGATGCAAACGGGCTCGGTGTCATGTTCATATAATTATATGGCAGTGTCTACGTAATCAACGCGTTTTGTAATACCATTACTCTTTTCCAGGAAAATAACATCACCGGTAGCTGCTTTCACGCTTTCTTTACGGTGACTGATAACCATGATGCTTTCGTTATATTTTTCAACACGCTCCTTCAGTACATTAATAACAAGTTCGATACCACGAGCATCTAAACTCGAATCAAATAGTTCGTCGTAAATACTAAAGTTAAAACATACATCACCCTGTAATCTACGCATATCCATGAATGTAAAGAGACAAGCAAGGTCCATATTCTTTCTCTCAGCTCCGCTAAAATTAAAATACGAACGCTGTGCTCCTTTAATATCAACGATTTCCTCTTCAAAATATTCATTAAACGTACAAATACAGTTGGCGTCCATTTTCTGAAGATAGTAAGCAAGTTTGCTATTAAACAATTGAAGTATTTTCTTAACAATATATGACTTTACACCTTCCTCTGAGACAACAAATTTTACAACATCTAATACGTTTGTTGTTTCTTTAATTGTTTCAAGACCAGTTGTCAATCTTGTAAGCTCTTGCTGCTTTTCATCGATTAATGTATCAAACTGCGTTGACGCTTGCTCGAGATCTTTTAAATCCTGATCAAGCATTGTTTGCCATTCATTTAATTGAATTAAACGTGCTTGTCGATTTTGTTGATCTTTTATTTCGAGATTATATGCATGAATACTATTTTCTAATGTACTGATCTTAGTGTTGACATCATTACGCTTTAAAACAAGTGTCGACTCAATATCAGTCTGGTCATTAATAATTTGTTTATGATCTTCAATGTCGTTAGTAAGCTTCTGCTTTTCCTTCTTAATATGGTCCTTATCAGTTTCTTTGATCGAGCGTAAACATGTGGGGCATTTATCTTTATCTGTACCTACGGCATTTATTTGTTTTTGAATTTGTGTTATCAATGTTTGACTCTCACTTCTTGTGTGTCTACAAGCTTGTATCTTATCATCGACTTTAGTATTAGCATCTTTGAGCTTGGTGATAGCAGCATTAATATTATCAATACTTTTTTCTTTAAAAGAATTTATTATTTCTGTCACTTCAACAATTTCTTTAGCATTATTAATCTTTCGTTGTGTGTACTTTTCATGCTTTTGCTTTCGTTCATCAAGAGTATTGTCTCGCTGACGAATATAGCTTCTAAGAACCTTATCTACTTCCTCATACCTAGTACCTTCAATATCAAGAGATTTTTTATTTTCTGTTACATCGGCTTTTAACAAGGTCGACATATTACTGAATACACCGAGATTAAAAATATCTTCAATAAATTTTCTCTTTTCTTGTTTCTTTTTCGCCATAAACGGAGTAGTGTTGTTTATGGTCATAATCACACAATTCTGAAATATTTCAGGCGTGCAATTAAACTTCTTCATAATGAAGTTATTTGTATTTGAAATACTATCTCTTGTTTTATCCTCATCGTTAATATAGATAAAGCATTTTGAGGGCTCTAATGTACGTACAATTTTAATATTTTCAATGGTATCAAATTGATTAATTGTTGCTTCTAATATAACTTCGCAGTTTTTCTTGTTGATGCTATTAACAATAAATTCTTTTTTAAGATCTCTAAGTGTTTCACCAAATACAGCAAAGTTGATAGCATCAGCTATTGTCGATTTACCGACACCATTTTGTCGATCCTCCTTGTCTTTATTGATACCTGTAATAATATGGAGACCACGTTTAAAGTCTACAGTAACAGGGGCATTACCGACGGAGAGAAAATTCTTTATCGTTATATTTTTGAAATTAATTTGTTTCATATTTCGCTTGCGCGTTTATATAAATCAGCACAATACTTGATTATATTCTCTTTGTTGTCAATATCTAGCACGTTAATAAATTCCTCAATAGTTGCCTGCATATTCACCCCAGTTGATTCATAACCCTTATCGTCAATATTGTAATTATTTTCCGTATAGGTATAATCTGTAGTAAATGCTAATGGCTTATAGACAGAAAACTTTTGAATTAAAGCGTCAATAGCATCACTATTTGCTTTCTTATCGACAACAAATTTAACAAAATTACCGTTAACCATTTCATTAATATCTGCGCCAGTCAGCGACTTAGCGTTCGTCAATTCAGTAAGTGATATCTTTCTGTGCTTTGGTGATATATTATTTTCAAAGAAATTATAATTTAGTGTTTCAAGGTCGAGAGTATAATACCCTTTAATACCACCTAGGTCGCCAAAATCCATCTCAAACGGATTACCGACATATACGATTGTACCGTCATTATATACTCTTTCGTCTCTAAGATGGAAGTGACCTGACATCACAAGCTTTGCTTTAGTAAGCAGATCACGAGTCTTAGTACCGTGATCACATGTCTTAAAGCTGTTCATTTTAAAGCTCTCAATTTCTAAATGCCCAAAAATAGCATCAGATTTTGGTAAATCTGAAATATCGCCTCCCCAGGGAATAAATGTAAACGTCTTGCCAAAGAGAGTACTCGTTGTTGTTTCACTAATAACAGTTAAATTTTTTCTACCACTAAGAATGGATAATGAATTAACGTCGGAACGATCCTTATAATAGGCGTCGTGGTTACCGACGATCATAACTACATTAAACTCACTTAGCTTATCTAAAACTAGACTTGCAACATGTAATGTAGAAACGGATATGTCACTTCTATGATGATAGAAGTCACCAAGAAATAAGACATCTCTAATATCTTGCTTTTTAAGCTCCGATACAAACCAATCACACCATTCTAGAGCAACTTGATGCCATGTAGTAGAATCAAGATGTACTCCTAAATGTAGATCGGAAAATATAGCTACTTTTGATTTGTTTAAAAATAAATCCACAATTATTCGTCAGCGTCATCACCTGTGGGCTCAATATAAATATGAGCACCGTTATTTTCTTCAGGGTTAAGCATTAATTCTGTATAGACTTTTTCTCTATACTCGTTAATGGCTTCATGATGCTTCTTTTCTTTTTTAATTCTATTAATAAAAGCGTGAAATGCAATAGTAGTGAAATATGAAAACGGACTAAATCCACAATCGATCTTAAACTTCTTATTCTTTAATGCTGAAAACATCTTAACAACAGCATCGCCGACCATATCTTCCTTATACGAATAATTTAAAAAATTAGGGGCATAAGAAAGACCGTTGGCTATTTTATTAATACTTTCACACAGCTTATCAGTCATTGTGTCTGTTTTATAGTAGTTTCTTATTTCGTCTTCGAATTCTCGGCTATTGACGTAATGAACCTTATCCTTTGGCTTGATCTTTTTAGGTGTTTCAACTTCATCAGCAATAGGCAGCGTCTGAATAATCTCTTGTGGAAGAACCTCTACGATATCTTCCTCCTCGGATGTGAGATTAAGATCTAAGATAATAGGATCAGCTTTAGCCTTCTTACTTTTCTTCGATTTCTTTGATTGCAAATGGGATGTGTTCTTTTTCATAAAGTGCTTGTCGTTTTAATGCATGTGCAGCGCTATAGCGGAGATCATCAGTAATATCAAATATTATAAGCTTAGTTTTATCTTTATGCAACCTAAGACCTCTACCAATCGATTGAACAATTTTTATCTTGGCCTTACCACCGCATGCAAAGATTATATAATGTAAATTTTTAATATTGATTCCGGTTGAGAAGATTTTTGATATAGCTACTACCACGACATTGCTATTAGTCTCCATGAGCTGTCTGACTCTATCACGCTCCTCTACTTCAACTTCTCCGCGAATAAAAAAGCATTGTTTCTCAGGCATCATACGCTGAACGATATCGAATAATAGTTCGCCGTGTTGGATATAATCAACCATTATAAGAGAATTTTGATTCAGACCCTTAGTAAGCTTTGCAATGAGTTCGTTTCGAAAGGTGGAGGTCGTGAGGTATTCTAGTTCTTCTCTATATGCATTTCCGCCATCAGTTTTTTTTGGTACGTTCTTATGTAAAAGTTTAATAACCTGAATTGATGCATTACTTACATAGTTATCTTGTCTTAGATCGTAGCTATTTTTTTCATAGATAACCGGGCCAATCTTACCGATAATATTCCATTGATCTAAGCTCTCCTCAGGCATTGTACCTGTAAATCCAAACCTATAAGGTGTTTTAATTTTCTTAAGAATATCGTTTACTTTATTACCTTTACGAATTTTATGTACTTCATCGACAATTAACAGGTCGATGTCCTCCAGCCAATCTAAATTACTATTTTTGCTTTGTAAGATACCAAGATTTGATACAATTACGTTAGATGATAGATCTAAATCATCGTCACCTGTCCATTTTGAAACTTTAAATGGTACACCGTAATCAATAAAATCTTGATAGGTCTGCGATGCAAGACCACGATCTGGTACAATAAAGAGACATTTAAAGTCTTGTTTATTGTATGGTGACATATAGAGTCGATAGACTTTGGAAATTAGTGAAGCTGACGTTAGTGTTTTGCCACCTGCAGTAGCAAGAATAATAGTACCCCTTCCATTAAAAAGACATTCCTTTACGATATCTTCTTGATAGTCTCTAAGGCTTAATTTAAGTGGGTATATTTCATTTTTAAAATCTAACTGTTGATGCCAACCGTGTCTTGCTGGTACAACCTGATCAAAAACATCTTTATTATATTCAATTTCACCTACGTATTGCTGACTGGTGAGAAACTTTTTAATCTCAACAAAAAGACATGGCTCAAATCTACCGGTTGGTGTTATCGCGTAGGTTCGCGAAGGCATAAACCTACCTCGTCTACGCATAAAATGTGCTGCTTCATTTTTTACAGAGAAATGCTCACGTATTTCATCAAACATATCACCTGATAATACACCGAGTCTTTTTTTCTTATCGTAATCAAATTTTATCATGTTGTCTCAAGCTGCATTATCTTGATAATATTTGATATATCATATGAACAGCTACTTAGCGTTTTTTCGGAACGTTCGAGAAGTTCAACAAGAAGATCAGTGTCTTGAATTTGCTTGTTAATATCTTGAATCCTGCTATGTTTATCGGCAGTAGCAGCAATAACAGGTTGTGTTAGTTTAACAGCGCTCGTATGATCGATTTCTGACATAATATCAGCTTTTACTTTATCTTTTTGCTTCTTAAGCTGATTAATATGTGATTTCAATCGAATCATTCTTCCTGTCCATTTATGCTTTATAGCAGGAAGACGAAGCTGATAATCTTTAAGATTGAGTTCGTTAATCTTAAGATCTTCTTCTAATTCTTTAATGTATTCTTCAAGCATTAACCTTAAATATAATATAAGATACCTAAAAATCAATGAGTAAATTTAACAGGCTTGTAGAAGAACTTTTATCTGAAATGGCAGCGAATGTCGCTGGTGGTGCTGGTGCTGTTACAGGTCCGGTAACATCGGGTAATTACGGAAATCAGTTTCCCTCACAAAATGATAGTGCATATGCACCTAATGATGCACGCGTACCTACTATACTAGGTGTTAAATCTTCAGGTAAAAAGAAAAAAAAGAAAGTTAAAGTACCTATTCAGCGTAGAAGTATATATTTACCGAGAATGTAATAACTATCTGTATGGATAGCGGACATTGGCTTTTGAGTGAAGGTGTTATTATTGATGAGAATACTTTTGGGTTTATCTATTTGATTGTTAATACTATTAATAATAAAAAGTATATCGGTAAAAAGCAATGCACTAGTCGTATCAAGCGTAGACCATTAAAGGGTAAGAAAAATAATCGGATTGATTATAAGGAATCTGATTGGAGATCCTATACAAGCTCGTCTAATGAGCTCAATGCAGATATAGAGAAGTATGGAAAGGATAAATTTATATTTAAAATTTTACGTACTTGTGATTCAAAGTGGGCTTTAGCGTACTATGAAATAAAAGAACAGTTAGGTGAAGATGTACTTTTGCGTGATGATTATTATAATGGAATTTGTAACGTACGTATTGGTAAGGCTCCTAAGCTCGAGCTTGCAAAATTTAAACTATAATATTATACTGTTGTGGTGATCGAAAGCTGTACATTTAATCAGTTTAATCTTCAGTTGATTAGCTTTGAGTCTATTTTTAAAAATATCGAAGTTGCTTTTATTAATGATCTCGCAAAATATCAGCTTTTACCAACAAAGAAAGTAACGAGAGATATTAAGAAATTACTATATCATCATATTTTTTACGGTACATGTGAATGTCTCTTAAGGCGTGAATCAAGGGAACGGGTTGTATTGCTCAAGGCAATGCAATTAGATTTAACCGGTTTTCAAGTTTTGCAATACTTCGATAAGGAAATAATTCAAAAACACGTTGATCAGATAGCTCTAAAGGTAGCGAGATTATTACCAATAAACATGTATGGTTATGAAAATATAGAATTTTGTTCACTCAAGCATTTGTATTCAAAGCGTGATGGTAATGTTATTGAACTTATCGAACGTATACGATCTTATGCATGGACAAAGGATTTTACGCGGTCACATTATACGTTTGCAAAAGTCAGAGGGTTTGTAAAGCGTAATGAATTGACTTTTTTAAGTGAGAAGTACTTTAATCAACTTAAAACAAAGCAACTTCTCTATGTATAAGTATTAAATACTTATAATGAAATTTCTTGATAAACTTAATAAGCAATGGACTCTACTAGATGAGGATGATGCTACACAAGTTCCTGATAATACAGCGGATGCTGCAGCTCCTGATCCTAATGCAATTCCAAAGCCTGCTACAGGTGAGCTAGCGCAAGTAGCTCCTGAAGGCTATGTCGGTCTTGTAAAGCTGTTAGCAAAGGCAACAGCTATGAATTTTCCTGCTGGTGCGCTTGATGAAATTTTTAGAACAGATATTACAGCTGAGAACGCTTTTCCTATGCAGACTGCTCTCGAAGCTGCTATTAAGCAGAATGAAATGTACAGCGACAATCCAGAAAGATTACAAAATATAAATTATAATAAATTTGCTAATAGCATTAACGCTGGAAATTTTATAAACAAATATAAGCAGCTTCTTGCAGCTATGAAAAAGCAAGATCCATATTTAAAAGATGAGCTTTAAAAGTTTAAAAGATATTTACGCGGAAAAATGTATAGGTGCACCTGTAGGTTTGATGCCTAGGCAGGCTGTAATCTTATCTAAATTTGTTACCGAGGGTGGAGCAGCTGGTCATATGGATCATCCTTTCGATTTACCGCAAGTCAAAACAGGTAGAGATTTAATTAATGTTTTTAATAAAACGATTCAATCAATACAGAAAAATCCGCCTTCAGTAAAAATTGACGGTGTTAATGCCTCAATAAAGCTTGTTACAAACCCTGACGGTAGTATGGAATTTGGTCTTGATCGTGGATCAAATAAGCCGCTTGATGTAAAAGGCGTAACAAGAGCAGATCTCAATAGTAGGTTTACTGAAGGTCACGGAATGATCGAGGTTGGCGGTATTGTATTAGATATTTTTAATAAGGCTCTCCCTACTATAAAAGACGATTTAGCAAAGCTTGGTTTCTTTAAAAAGCCTCTACTCCTTAATATGGAATATGTAAAGGGCGGTACAAATGTCATTGGTTACGCAGATAATTTTCTTGCTATTCACGGTATTAACGAAATTTATGAAGTTAAAAGCCCGGTTAAAGGATCTATCTCTCGTGCAACAAGAGAGATTTCCTATAATCCTGAAGTATTGCAAGATCTTATTGATAAAGTTAATAAAATTGCGAAGAATTATGGATTTAAGATTCTTGGTTCAGTACCTGCTAAGTTAAAGAATAGGGTCGATCTCACCTCAACGCTTAATACTGAATTAACAGTTAAATACTCTGACCATACAGCAGAAACTAAAACATTAAAAGCTTGGCTTGAACAAAGCAAGAACCCACGTGGACAAAAGATTACCTTATCAAATGGAAAGAAGGTCGATGCACTTAGTAAGCAAGTCTATATGGATATTCTTAATGGTGTAGCGCTAGATCAATACATTAAGGACGGTAATAAGGAAGACGAAAAAGCAGCTATAAGTGGTGCGGTCTTTTACCATGCGGTTCGTCTTTTGGGTCAGAAGATTATCGATTCTATGACTTCTGAAATGGGAGATATTAACAATCACGAAGGTGTTGTAATACGTGATTCGTCAATCTCATCAAAGCCATTTAAGCTTACCGGTAATTTTATTGTCCGAGGTCTTGAGTCAAGATTTGCACAACAAGATAATGAAGAAGTTTCAGGGTTGTTGCAGAATATTGCTACAGCAAACGGTCTCTATGTTAATTCACCGTACGATCGCGCGACCGGTGGTACGGGAGCCGGTGGCGGTACACGAGTTGGTGCAGAGGTTAGCTAATATGAAATACAAAGCTTTAGTTGAAAATATCATAGCAGACATTAAGCCTACAGGGTCAAAGGCTGTCTTTGTTTTTGGAAGAATGAACCCCCCTACTCTCGGCCATGAATTGTTAATAGCAAAAGCTGTTGAAGTCGGTAGAGCTGAACATTGCGATACATTTGTTATTCTTTCAAAAACACAAGATACTAAAAAGAACCCTGTTCCATATAACGACAAGCTTGCAGCTATAAATGCTGCTCTTCCGCGTGTTAATTTTATAGATTCAGAAAAAATTAAAACTTTATTTGATGCCGTACAGTTTTTAATCGATAGTGGTTATACTGATTTAATACTTGTTTGTGGTAGTGATCGGGCAGCGGAATATGATGCTCTATTTAACAAATATATTAATAATCCAGATCCAGAAAAACGCTTAGCATTAACTAGCTTTAAAACAGCTGTCGCCGGTGCAAATAGAGATCCGGATAGTGATGATGCTTCTGGTATAAGCGCTACGAAGGCTCGTAATTTAGCAAAAGCTGGAGACTTTGAAGCTTTTAAAAAAATATTACCTACACAAATGCCTGAAAATCAGGCTAAGGTTTTATTTGATGACATTCGAAAGAACTTAAAATAAATTAAGCTTCGAGCATCTTTATCATTCCGTAGACAGCATCTTCAACCCTTTCTTTTGGCTGGCTACGCATAAGTTCTTTAATTTTATTAATTAAGTTTTCACCGCCAGCATCTATACTCTTATAGAGATCTTGTTCTGTCTTTTCTTCAATCTCAATATCGTGATCAACTCTGTGCTTAAAATCTTCGTAATCCTTATAACCGAGCACACTATTAATGTTATCTGTAGCTTTGCTTAATTTATCTGCTACCCAAGGCTCAATTTCACTATCACAAGGTATAATGTCGTAGAGCATCGCTGCCATTTTTGTAATTCTGTAAAGGTTTTGCTTTGCCATATTGGATGCCTTGTGTTCGGGATGTTCACCGGTATGTGTAAATTCATCGTCTTCATTATCATAATCGCTATGTTTTTTCTTCCTTGCAAATACCATATCATCTTCCGATTTTACGTCTTCTTCACTCCACTCGCACTCACAATCTTCTGCTGCTTGATTACACTTAAGACATTTTCTCATAGGTGCGCCATTTTCGCTATCTTCAGCGTTTGGGCCAAGGCCTACATTTTCCTGTAAGAACACTCTTGTACTATAGAGGGTATTAAGATCATCAATATAACTACGCATATGTAAATATTTATTCTCGCAATTAAATAATATTATGCAAAGTTTATTTGAATCACGCTTTATTGAAGTATTAGAAAAAAACGGACCGAGCTTATCTATTAAGCGTGGTGAAAAGCTCCCCGTAAGTCGTGGCGGTGGGTTAACTGCAAAGGGTCGTGCCAAATATAATCGCGCTACAGGATCACATCTCAAGGCCCCTGTTACAGGTAAGGTTAAGAAGGGGTCTAAGGCATCTAAGCGTAGAAAGAGTTTTTGTGCTAGAAGTAAAGCTTGGATTCCTGCAGGCGGCTGCGCTGGCAAGAAGACAAGAGGTTGTGCTGCGAGGAGGAGATGGAAATGCTAACGTTCAGACAATTTATTATAGAAAAAAAGGTTAAGCGCGATCGTTGCTTAAGAAGAGCGGATTCAGTCTATGGTAAAAAAACGTCTGCTTATAAGTCTGGAGCTGTTGTAAAATGCCGTCAAGGAAAAATCTGGAAAAAGAAATGAAATTTAATGACCTTTATCAAATATTAATGGAAGACTTTTCAAAAGAAAAGTCCCAAGGGCTTCATGGATGGTTTTCGCGTAATAAGGGAAAAGGCTGGGTCGATTGCAAAACGGGTAAACCTTGTGGTAGACAAAAAGGTGAAAAGAGAAGAAGCTATCCAGCCTGTCGACCAACAATGGCTATGTGTAATAGTAGAAAGAGACTCAAAAAAGGCTCCAAACGAATTTCTTGGAAGAAAAAATAATTATAATGAAAACTTTTAAAAATTTTATCGAAAATAGACCTATACTCGGTGTTACGGAATATATAACAATAGATGGGATCGGATCTGTTGTCGCAAAAATAGATAGTGGTAATGAAGCTTATAATGTTCTACACGGTGTAGATATTGAAGACAGCGGAGATGATACCGTGACCTTTACTACTATTAATGACAAAAAAATTACACTCCCTCGCACTGGTAGTATTGATATCAATATTGGCAGTGGTAACATCGAAACCCGTCCAACGGTTGTACTCGATATTATTCTAAGAGATATACCTCATAAAGGCATTACCTTTAGTATCGCTGATCGAGCGGATAATGAACAACAGGTGTTAATAGGAGAGCCGTTTATTAAACGGCTCAACGCTCTCGTAGATGTTAAGAGAGCTGTTTAAAACAAATTTCTGTTTTGCGCAAACTCAATAAACTTGTAAAACTCAGCACGTGAGCTATCACCGTTTTCAAGAAATGCACCGGACATTCTCGCAGTTCTCATTGTTGAGTCGTGTTTTATACCACGATTTGAGCAGCAAGTATGCTTAGCTTCAATCATAACAGCTACACCGGCGTTATTTTCACATACTGTATCAATAAAACTAGCTATTTGATTTGTTAGGTTTTCCTGTACCTGTGGACGGCGAGCAAACCAATCTACAATTCTATTAAGCTTACTCAATCCAATAACTTTACCATCAGCGCGTGGAATATATGCAACGTGTGCATATCCTGTAAACGGTAACCAGTGATGTGCGCAAAGGCTAGTCAATTTAATATTATTCTGACAAACCATACCGTCATATTTATCGACATTGTCGAACGCTGTTATTTTTGGAGGTGGCGTAAAGCAACCCTGACAGATGTCATACATATACGCCTTAGCAACACGTCGCGGCGTGTCAATAGCGTTTGGATCTGATTCAAAATCAAAACCAAGGGTATTCATAAATTTACCAAAATGTTTAGCTGCTGCTTCGACACGCTTTTTCATTTCTGCTTCTGTTAAAACAATGTTACTATTTGAGTTTTTTAATTCAGTCATACAACATATATTAATATATTAACCTTTTAAAGCAACTTTTTTTTATTTGATCTGAGCACGAAAAGGTGGTGATGACAGCATAAATATTAATATGAATAACATCAAATGTTTAGAATGTGGCAAGGAATTTAAATTTCTTAATAATACACATCTTAAAAGACATAATTTAGCTATACAAGAATATAAAAATAAGTGGAATATTAAAGAGAGTTTGGTTTGTGATGATTTAAAGAAGGTAAGAGGTGATTATACGCGTGGTAAGACATACGAGCAGATACATGGAAAAGCTACAGCGCAGAGATTAAAAGAGTTGAGATGTATACATACAACTAATCAAATGAATGACGTAAATCAGCGTTTATTAAGAAAAAAGGTTTGCGGTAAATGGGCGGCTAACGCTGATGAATATTTATCACGTACCAGTAAGATGAAAATTGCTTGTCAGAATCCCGATGTTATAAAGCGTCGCAGAGAGACATTGTTGAAGCGATACAATACATCTAATACGCTGAGAATACAACCACGTTTTTCAAAAATGGCTTATGAATATATTAAAAATTATATCAAACAGAATAATCTTGATGTATCATGCTGCTATTATGCAAAAGGCGGTATTAATAATAGAGAATATGTTTATTTTGATTCTGATACACAAAAACATATTATGTTTGATCTTGTTGTAATCAATAGCGAAACAAAGAAAATAGAATTAATTTTCGAATATAATGGCCCGTTTCATTGGACGGAAGATGATGTTAGGCAAGATCCGTATAGTTCATCGACTTGGTTTAAAACAAATTCTATGACTAAGCTAGAATCATATAATTATGATCAATATAAATTAAATATCGCAAAAAAAATTAGCACAAATGTTGTCGTTTATTGGCTACGTGATAACCGTATCGAACAAGTTAAATGATCTAACATAAATAATAAAGATGAAGTATAATCGAATCATTTTGGAGAGCTTACAGAAAGTAGCTCTAAAGAAAGTACGCATTAAGGTTGACCCTATTAATGTTAGCCAAGGTGCAGATTTATCAAATTGTAATGGTTATGAGGGGTATGTATTAGCTGAAGATCGAGAAATTACAAAAGTTTTAGTTATTACCCCTGATCAAGAAAATGATATGTCAATAATGGATATACCTAACGAACATCTCGAACAACTCGCTAATGTTAATGAAAATTTAACAGCTTTAAAAGAGTTTATCTTACTGGCGCTTGATATTGCTAGTGACGATCCTCTTATTCAAAACATTAATGCCTGTGAGTCGATTGACGATGTTGAGGTGTTTTTAAAAGATAGAGGGTTGACAGATGAAGATATAACAAATCTTTATAAATATTATATCGCCAATGAATAATTTCGACGCATTAGCTAAAGTTGTAACTGGCGAATCAACGATAGGTGATTACGTCCGAGCTGCAGGTAGAGCAGCTGCACGTACACCCGGTGCTGTTATAACAGCACCGTTTAAAGCTGCAAAAGCTGCTATTAAGGGTACCGTACAACTTCCAGGTCGTGCTATACAGGCTGTTGGTAAGACTATTAGTGGAGCTGGAAAGCTCTATAATGTACTCGGTGCTGGTCAAACGGGCGGTGGAGCCGAATTATTACAAAGCATTGGTGGTAATATTTCAAAAGCTGGTGGTGCTATAGCGGATGTACCTACAAAAATTCATAATGCTATTGTTGCATATGGTCAGAGTGCTGATTTTAAGCGGAAGTACTTAAGCGATTATAAAAACTATGTTAATTCTACATATCAAAGATTACCTGATAGGCAGAAAAAACAAATTAAATCAGCCAAGGATATTACTGAAATTGAAAAGATACTTAAAAACTCAATACCTGGAATTACCGATAATCAAGTCAAGAATGTAACAACTTCCTTCTTTAAGGGAGGTAAAATAAAAAATGATCCCAAGGTTAAAAATATACTTACAAATACTCCAGCTCCTACGCCTACTAGAACACCTACGTCGGTCCCTGTATCTACTCCTACACCGACTTCTACATCTACACCGACTTCCGCGCCGGCTAACACATTAAATACCTCTCAAATTAAACCAAGAATAAAAGCAAATCGTTCAATGGTCAATGACATCGCTAATGGAATAATCTACAAGTATATGGGTAGATCAAGCGGTGGTTGGTATGTTTATGACCCGAAGACAAAGACGATAGACCCTGCCCCTATCGACCCACAGGAACAAAAGCGTGTAGCAGAACTTTGGCGTAAAAAGGAGATTGCTAATATGACATCTCGCCACAAAAAATAAATTTATGCCATATAATATTCAAAAATCTAAAGCTGGCTATAAAGTACGCTATAAGAAGGGCGGTAAGATGCATACAGTACCCGGTGCTTCAACGTCAAAAGAAAAGGCTAGAAAACGTATTGCTGCTATAGAGATAAGCAAACACGCGCATGAAAGCTTTAATCAAGTCGTAGAAAAATTACTAAAAACTCTAATCTTCTAGTTGATTTATTTTTCACGTGGAATAACTAATAGAGAATATAGGATTTGAGAGAAGGGACGAAAGAGAGTTATTAATTTTTTTCTGCGATCTTTACGTTGATTTCTAACTTTTCTAAGTCATACTATCTTTATGAGCTATCAGAGTACTAAACTTATCGAACTTGGATCATGTGCTTTTAGACAATGGAGAGCTACATCGCATTGTTCAAAAATTCACGGCTATCAATTAATGGCTAAATTCTATTTCGGTGGATCTACATTAGATGATAAAAATTGGATCGTTGACTTTGCAAATCTTAAACAACTTAAAGCAACACTACAGCAACAATTCGATCATACATTATGTGTAGCTAAGGATGATCCTTTGCTTGAAATATTTCAACACTTACATAATATGGGAGGATGTGATGTCCGTATCATGGATGGTGTAGGTATTGAGAAAACTGCTGAATATTGTTTTAAAGCAGCTCAGACATTTATAAAGGAAGCATATGGTGATCGTTGTTGGGTAGAAAGAGTTGAAGTATTTGAGCATGAAGCAAATTCAGCTATCTATAGTGAACCGAGACCTGTTGTTTATTCAACAAGCATCTCATCAATAGCTCCATCTACACCAACAGTAGCTGAGCCTATCATACAACAAAACGTCGAACAACTTCAAATACCCTTAGAAGCACCAACTACAGAACAACCAGTAGCTGAGCCACCTAAAGCGGGTCCTGTACCACTCCGTCCCAATGTCACAAATGGCTACTCCGGTCTCTTTGATAATATTCGCTGGGGTGCAAGTCGGTGAACGCTGAATACGCTCATCAGTTATTTGGTGGTGAGATCTCTGATCATTTTAAAATACAAGGTAAATTAGCACCTGACTTTGTAAATAATATTCTTAATAATGATCGAAAGTTAGAAGACATTTATAACTCACAAGTTAAACCAGTTGGCAATGTTACTGTAACTAATTCACCGACAAATATGAGTATGGATGCGCTCATCGAGCGTCAACCCGATCCACTTGTCTTACAATTACAAAATACCCTGTCGAAGGTAGCTCAAGAATACGGATTAACGTCAGATAATCAAACAAACATAGACTTTAAACCAGCATTAAAAGATCAATCAGTTGATGATATGCAACAAGCAAATGATGCTGTAATGAAAGCTTTGGAAGAACTTAAGTCTTTGGGCGAGATTTAACTGAATCAGACGGACTATACTCCTTTGTATTTGTAACAGGCATAATACCTTTAAATACATGTGTTACGTAACGACAAAGCTCGGATCGTACGATATGATCTTCCGTTAATTCGACACATTGTACGCCGTGTTCTTTAGCATCATCATTATCGAAAGCTTTATAGACAGTATTAAATCCTGATTTACCATAAGGTAGATCAGATTGATCAGGGTCACCACATATAATCATCTTACTAAATTCACCCATACGCGTAAAAAGAGTTTGTAACTCTCTGATAGTTAAATTCTGACTTTCATCACAACACACAAATTTAACAGCGAAGTGTAGCCCACGTGCAAAATTAATAGGGCAAATTGTAATCCTGTTATCTTTATGAAGACGGTGTATCTGAGGCTCGGTTACAAGCTCTGAAAATTTTTCATTAAACGGTGTCATATATACATTAACCTTTTCATTAATGTCACCAGGTAAGTAGCCGAGCTTTGAATCTGAGCTCTCTACAGCTGAACGTACAAGAACAATATCTGAAACCTTCTTCATATTAAGAAGCTGAAGACCGAGATACATTGAAAGAATAGTTTTCGATGTACCTGCTGGTCCTTTAAGAATCATAAGTTTAGTATTCTTATCAAGGAATAAATTAATGATTTCTTTTTGTTTATCTGTCCAAGGAAGCTCTCGGACATTAAGAGTAAAATCAATTTTTTCTCTTTGGGCTACATAGGGTGATGTATCTTTGACCTCTGAATTGACACCGGTCTTAGATGTTATAACGGTCGCGGCTTTCGCCGTGCGTTTAGATTTTTTCATCTATTAATATTTAATCAAATTTGATCTTGATTGCGTAAATCTATAAATAAAGCTTTATCTATATATTCAAAACTCAACTTATCACCTTTTTCGAATTCATGTTTTGCCTTACTGCTTACCTGTTTGATGTAAATAGTGCCATGCTTCTTAAGATTACCTAAAGTTGGGTATGGGTATAAACCTATATTCCTTACATCGCTCTCACATTTAAATATCCACACTCTCTCACCATCATTTAAGGTTATTTTAAAAGGCTTAATCTGAGGATGTAAATGCCCGGGTTTATATATATCCTTCATTCGCTTACCTTTTCTTGGATCCTGCCATTCATTACCCATGCGCTCTTTCATAGTAACACCCAATTGCCGCATACTTGTTAATCTGCCTAAATTAATATACATATCATGATATTCCATATTACCTTTCATCTTTCGATGATAGTTTTTACGATTCTCTACCATCTGATTGTACGTGCGATCGTTAATATTACTTCCGTTTTCAGGCACAAGATTTGCCCATTCTACTGAAGACACCACATTATAATAATCACTCCAGTATAATGCCTTAATATGCAGATCAGAAATATTATCACATATTTCAATAATTTTTGTATCGATACACGAACCATGCTTTTGCAGATGTCTCTTCCAGAAACTACCTGAACCCTTATATCTATAGCATTTTTTTATATCATCAGTCGTCTTTTTACAGAGATATTTTAATCCTGTCTTTTTGTGGGTTTTTATCATAAGATAATGCTTTAACTCATTCATCTATATATTTATATCACCGCCTGTCACTTCACCTCCTGTATATAATAATATATTATAGTTGATATACGTATAGGTGGTTATATAATAGATAATATGCATGCTAACAATACTCTCAGTATATCTGAAAATTTTTATTCTATTCAATGTGAAGGTCATACAACTGGCTACCCTGCTTATTTTATTCGTTTAAAGGGCTGTAATTTGAGCTGTGGTCTCTCTACTAAGCACTTATTAGAAGTTAAGCAACAAGGTCGCGGAAATATTGATTCCGGTAGCTTTGTCGGTGATTTACATAAAAACGGTAGTGCCACGTGGACGTGTGACTCTGCTCCTATTTGGCTATTCGGTGATGAAATGTCGTATGAAAAATTAACCCGCAGTTGGACTGAAGAGGGAATCTTTAATTGGATTAAAGAAGGTCGTGTACATCTTATATGGTCAGGTGGTGAACCAACAATTCCTAAGCATCAAAATGCTATTATCGGCTTTCTGGATTGGTTTCATGCAGATGATAAATTTCCCTCTAGTTATAACGAAATAGAAACAAACGGTACTTTTTATATTGAAGATAAACTTTTTACTTGGTTGCAACAAATTAACTGTTCTGTAAAGCTTGCAAATTCCGGTATGGAGAGAGATCGCCGTATTGTACCTGATGCTATTAAGCGTATTATGGAGCATAAAAATTATTGGTTTAAATTTGTTATATCAGCTGAGAATGATTTGTTGGAGATTATTAAAGATTTTATAGATCCGTTTAATATACCATGGTCACGTGTTATTATGATGCCAGGACTAGATTCACAGGATGATTTCCATGAGAGAACAGAATTTGTTCTTCAGATGGCGAAGAAATATGGTTTTATCGGTCTTACGAGGCTTCATATTAGCGCTTGGGATAAGACGACAGGTGTTTGATAAATTATTGTCTACTGTTAAATAACATAATATGAGAATAGCAATAAGTGGTTCAGCTTGTCAAGGAAAAAGTACTTTAATTGATGATATTATTAAAAAATGGCCGATGTATGCACGGTCTGCAGAATCATATCGTAAGATAATTAAGGAGGAGAATATTCCTCTTAATAAAGAAGTTACAGAAGACGGTCAATGGAGAATTCTTAATTGTTTAATCGACGATATTCAAAAAACATCAAAAGATGATTATGTACTTTTTGATCGTTGTACACTAGATAACCTTGTTTATTCACTTTGGGCTAACAGTAAGGATTCATTGAAGATAAGTGATGAGTTTGTTAAAAAGTGTATTCCTCTTATTAAGGAGACAATGCATTCTTTGGATATTATCTTTTTTACACCAATTACAAAGTTTTCACCTATTCCAAAAGAGGCTCGAGAGACTCGTAATATTGAAGAAGAGTATATTAAGGAAATCGATAACTTATTTAAAGCAATTGAACACAGCTACACGCGAACTGGTGCATCTCCTTTTTTCCCTGATGAAGATCGACCACCAATTATTGAATTATTTGGTACTAGAGAGGAGCGTATTGCTATGGCAGAACTTTATATAAACGATGATGGTAATGCTGTCGTTGAGGAGACGAGTGTTCTAGATGGAAACAACCTTGATTTAATTGATAAATTAATGGGTGATCAGAAAGATGCTCAAAAAGCAGAACTCGACGAAGAGAAGTTCCGTACCGGTATTATTCGTGCAAAAAATTTAGGCGAAGAATAAGCTTAATAGGTAACAAGCAAGCGTACGTTAAAGTTTGTACCACTTCCGGTGGCCCCTGGAATAGGTGTACCAATGTTGAGGGTATATGTAAAGGTATTACCTGCTGTTGTAATACTACTAATATACGGTACATTACTAAGCGGCGATGTGAGTGTGGTGGCTGGAGCAATTGTAAACATTGCAGAGTTAAGTGTTGATGCTATAGTTGTTGGTACTGTTAGGTAGAAATTAGAATCTGTCCAGGTTTGACTTGAAGCATTACTAGCGTTTTGTGCTACATTAACTGTCGCTGTGGTATCATAGATATTTTTATTAGCAGTCAACGACTTATTCATTGTTGCAAGGCTAGCTGATGCAGCAGTAAGCTGAGTGAATAAGCTCGTATACATCGGATTACCTGTATAATCAAGACTTGTTGGTGTTGCACTTACAATGAGACCGTTGGTAATAGTAAAGCTATCATAATAATTATTACTATTAAGCTTAATAGGTGCTGTATCGGTCCAGCCCTTTTGACCCCCTGTTGTAAAGTATTGTGACGCTGTTAACGTAACTGTATTAATACCACCAATAAAGACAGCGTTATTACCGGTAAGATCACCTACTACAGTCGCATTACCGCTAATATCAGTACGTACTACATTAAAACTACCAAAAGGGATAATCTGCGTACCGTTTGTTGTCTGTAAAATGAGATAATCCGTCGATGTAGCAAGCTGAGCTTGCGGTAAATTAAGAAGACTCACAGAAGTACTGTTGGTAGGGTTTGTTGCCATCGATAGTATTTATAGTAATATATATAGAATAACCATATGCCTGGAAAAATTGGAGTTGGAATTATAACGTGTGAGCGATTAGATTATCTTAATAATTTATTAGATTCTATTGATAAGGAAGTAGCAGGTATTGATTTTCTAATCATAATAGACGATGGTAATAAAAAAACTATGCATTCACACCCTAAAGTAAACTTTATAAATCATACAAACGGTAGAGTAGGTGTTGGTAAAGCAAAAAATATGGCTCTAAAGAAATTATATGAACAAGAATGTGATTATATTTTTCTTATTGAAGATGATATGGTTATTATCGATCAATCAATTTTTAAGCAATATGTAACAGCGTCAAAGATTAGCGGTATTCAGCATTTTAATTACGGACCAGGATCTCCCTTTAATCGTAAACAAACTATTAAGAATTTTGACCTTCACAATAGACACCTTTTAGAGGAAGAAACTGAGCCTAATCCACGCGCTATTATTGATTACAAAGATATTAAAATAGCTCTATATAAACACGTTACCGGTACGTGTTCTTTCTATACACGTAAGGCAATAGATATAGTTGGATATATTGATGAAAACTACAAGAACGCTTGGGAGCATGTAGATCATACGTATAATATCATTAAGGCGAAATTACATCCTCCTTTTTGGTGGTTTGCTGATCTTGCTAATAGCCATAGACTTATTGAGCCGCAGAAAAACGCAATCGGTAACAGCTCGACATCTAAGAATACTAATGAATGGATGGAGAATGTAAGAGTAAATGCAGAGAAATATAAAGCAAAACACGGTCACTATCCAGCAGAAGCTTTTGATACTGATCTTAGCAACGTGACATCTATTCTTAAAAAATTAAAACCCAATGAATGATCTTACACTTATTACCTGTTCTTTTAATACACCCGATATAACACTAACAATGTTAAGATCGTGGATGTCAGTGCATAATAGTACACAGAGACTTGTCTTAGTAGATAATTCTACAGATGATAAAACTAAAGGACTGCTATTTGACAATAAGATACCATATACATCACGTCCAGGGCTTAGTCATGGTCAAGGCGTTAACGAAGCATTAAAGCTCTGTAAAACGAAATACGCTCTTTTAGTCGATACAGATGTTATCTTTTTAAAAAATCATACTGATATTTTTGAGCAATTTAAATCCATGGATCTAGCTATCATGGGTAAGGTTGAAGGTGATCGAGGTGGTAAGAAAATCTATAATAGAGTTAATCCGTGGCATTGTTTCATCGACGTTGAAAGGATTAAAGAACATGGCATTACTTTCTTTAATGAGGAAAAAATGAAGAATAGTTTTAAAACCGATAAAATTTATGATATTGGGTCAACTTTCTTGGAAGATATAAAGAAAGCAGGATTAAAAATCGGTAATGTTGATTTAGAAAAAAATTACTTCCTTCATCTCGAAGGAATGAGCTGGTATAAAAATAAATTTAATCCAAATCAAGAAGATACAGGAATTGACTTTGGCGGTACACATAATAATTCTGCGTTTGTACAGGTATACGATCAAAAATATAATTACTTTAAAGAGTTAAAGAAGCGATACGATGATATAAAAGTATCTAATAAATTTATTTACGAAGAACCAATATTACTTGTAAAATTTCCAACAAGAGAGCGTAAGGAGAAATTCTTTACAATGTTAGACAAATATTATAAGCTCTTATCAGGTAAAAATAATGTCAAGTTTCTTATAACCTGTGATAGTGATGATAACACTATGAATAATGATGAGGTTAAAGAGAAATTTAAAACATATAAAAATTTAACTGTTGAATACGGTAATAGTAAATCAAAAATTGAAGCTTGTAACGTTGGTCTCGATAGTCATAAATTTCAAATTGTTTTGCTTGCATCTGATGATATGGAGCCTGTTATTAAGGGCTATGATTCTATTATTATTGATGGTATGTGTAAAAATTTTCCAGATTTTGATGGTGTATTATGGTTTAATGATGGATTTCAAGGTAATAGGCTAAACACATTATGTATTCTAGGGCATACATATTATAATCGATTTAATTATATCTATCATCCAATATATAAGTCGCTTTATTGTGATGCTGAGTTTACTATAGTATCACAGACTCTTAATAAAGTGAAGTATTTCAACGATGTTATTATTAAGCATGTACAATATAGTATTGTTAAAGAGGAGCCAGATCAGCTATACTTAAGAAATGATGGTCTCGAAAATATCGATAAATTATCTTTCTTACAGAGACAAAAAATAAATTTTGACCTAAAATGAAAATAAAAGCGTATACTATTTTTACAGATTCGCATAAGCGTATGTTTTGTGATTATTTGATGACGTCATTTCCGTTCAGACAAGAGATTGAACTAACTGTTTTGTATAGGGATCAAGCCTGTAAGACAGCGGAGTTTGAGACGAATGGATGGAAAGATACGATGAAAGAGAAAGCGAAGTGTTTTGTCGACGGTATTACGAGCTGTAAGGAGGATGAAGTCTTTATGTTTATCGATCCTGATATTCAGTTCTTTGGAGATTTTTACGATGACATTAAGCAGGCTTTAGACACTTGCGATGTTGTTTGGCAGAATGACGTTATTGGAGGTGTTAATACGGGTTTTTTTGCCGCGCGAAGCACGAAAGCGACGCGTGGCTTCTTTAAAACTGTGCTCGGTAATTTAGACTCTGATCAATTTAAACAAGAACAAGAACTTGCTAACTATCTTCTTAGACAGATACATCTCTACCCGACAATTAACTTTAAGTGGAAATTTTTACCTAATACGTATTGGACTTACGGTCATATTGCTGCACAGCCCAAGAAAGATAACAGCGGGCTAAAGGGAAGCTGGAAGCAAGAAGACGATGACTTTGATATACCAACTGATATTAAAATGCACCACGCTAACTGGACGTTGGGTGTAGATAATAAAGAAACAATACTTCAAATCGTCCGCGACAAGTATAAAAATATATATGACCAAAAATAATTTTGTTGATGATTCATTTTATATAACAGAACAGCTTCAGACTGACGAGCCGTTTGGATGCGGCAAGATAGGTAATTGTGAGCTAATGTGCTTGTACAATTATTTTTTATATAACCATAAAAATCAACCTGTCAGCTGGATGCCTATAGTTGAAGCGGAAATCTATAATAATGCTGGCGTGTTTCCGCAAACGGAAGCCGCGCGTATTGAGTTTGTAGAAGAGATTATACGAAGCATGCCATATCTTGACGCATTGGCCTCGTGGTCTTCTTTTAACCGTGGTTTTGAAGATCGCTTTATACGTAAATATTCACCGAATTGCCGGCAAATAGACTTGCAGAGTCTTGAGCCATTTTATTTCGGAGCACCGTGGACCGAGTATCTTAGAGATAAGAAAGTTCTAGTTATATCGCCATTTATAGAATCAATAAAAGTGCAGTACGCAAAACGCGAAGCTCTCTGGAAAGACCCGCGTATATTACCTGATTTTGATCTCATTACCCTTAAACATCAACATTCGCCTGGCATAGATATCCCAAGCAAATATGAGAATTGGCTAGATATGATTAATCATTATAAGACTCTGTTAGATGATATTAATTACGATATTTTGCTTATTGGAGCTGGTGCCTCAGCGTTACCACTTGTAGCGCATGCACGTAAAACCGGAAAGAAGGGTATACATCTCGGTGGTCCATTACAACTCCTATTCGGTATAAAGGGAAGTAGATGGAATAACAGTAGTGTTGGAAAACACTTTTATAACGATTCATGGATCAGGCCATCAATCGAGGAGACACCACACAAGTTCAAAAACATAGAAGACGGTTGCTACTGGTAATCGGTAATATAAGCGCCTATAATACATCAAATATAGTATGGTAATCGATTTCAAAAATTTAAGACCAAGCGCTGATTATCCTGTCTATCCGCCTTACCACAAGGGTGATTATTTGGAAGAATATTTTTATAAGTTTTATGTAAAAAATAAAGGCGAATTTGATAAGACTGGATACACGTTAATACCAATCTTTTGGACAAACGTTTATATTACGAATAAAAACGTAAATCTTATTCAGCATTACATTGATAACCTACCGCCAGGTAAATATTTTACTGTATCGCAACACGACGATGCTGTAAAAGAAAAACTACCTGAAGGTGCACTAAGCTTTGAAGCAGGTGGAAATAAAGACGGCATACCGATCCCATTAATTTGTTCACCTCTACCTGACGAACTCACGAAACCCGCAGATAAGGAAAAACTTTGCTCATTTACAGGCTCCGTTACCCATGACATAAGGAATAGAATATATCATTTACATGGTGGTGATTCAGATTTTAGCTTTGTTAATAAAAACTGGAATCCAACCGTGTGTGATAATGATTTACAGTTATTTGTAGAGAGAACAAAGCGTTCAAAATTTACGCTTTGTCCGCGTGGTTATGGGGCACAAAGCTTTAGATTATATGAAGTGCTTCAACTGAATTCTGTACCAGTTATTGTTTATGATAAGAGATGGTTTCCCTTCGAAAATACTATTGACTGGAACAGCTTTTGCGTACTCATACATAGTAACGATATACACCTAATTAAAGATAAAATAACCAGTATTAACGATCAACAATACAGCGACATGCTCTTAAAAGGAAAGCAAATCTATAAAGAGTATTTTACTATGGAAGGTATGTCAAGAAATATTCTCAATATATTAAAAGCAAAATGAGTATTGTCGTTAATCATATTTCCGGGTGCAGACACGGTAATCAATTGTGTCAGTATATGTATGGTAGGATTCTGTCTGAAAAATTAAAGTTTAAGCTTTTTGGAATTGATCAAAGACATAGAGAGTTTGCTTTAAATGGCTTTAATCTTAATTACAATCAACCTGAATATGCGTATTACGATACACCTATTCAACAAATAGGGACGAGCAGCAATTATGAATATTCAGCAGGTCTTGATTGGGCACATCCTAATATCAGTATTGATAATATCTGCGCCGATACAACACCAAGAAGAATTATATTAGAAGGGTTCTTTCAAAGAAAAGAATATTTTATACCCTATAAAAAACAGATTAAAGATTGGTATAATTTTATCAATTATGATATCCCTCAGGACCACGCTGCGATACATATAAGACTCGGCGATTTACGAGAAACTAATCATCCTGATCTTTTACCGCTTGAATATTATCAACAGGCACTTGACATGCTAAACTTTAATCATCTTACTATTTGCACAGATACACCTACAGATAGTGAATACATCTTACCTTTTGTTAAAAAGTATAATGCACAAATTTTTACCGGTAACGAGAGAGAAACAATTTGCTTTTTATCTTGCCACAACAATCTAGTACTGAGTGTTGGTTCTTTTAGCTTCTGGGCAAGCCTTTTTAGTAATGGCTCAAATATTATAAATGCTATTCCAACAAAAGGTAATAATAGAATTGACCCTAAAAACGGTGTAGACTTACTCCTACAAGGTCCGAATTACAAATATATAAAACTATAATGAAGGTTATAACAGGTACAAAAAAAGGATTCTTTGCACTCTCAAACGATACCGCTAGACAAATATCACACTGTATTAAAAATAACGAAGAGTGGTTTGTTAAGTGGGGTAACGATACTCTCTATTGCGACCCTGTACACGGTGATAATGTATGGGAATATTACTTTAAACAACAATATCCTCTTCAAGAAATCTTTCAAGTTGTAGGTGATTATACCGAGCTTGTTTTACTAAAAAATAATAGTTTTAGAACAACGATGAATTACATTTATAATAATCATTTTATTCTAAATGATTCAACAGTACAGAAGCTATCAGGTCATTATGATCTATTTGACAAAAATAATATACTCGGTGTACACATACGGCGTACGGATAAATTCCTGATAGGGATGCACGGTACTACGTTTAAGCATGCACCTGTCGATTTAGCACTGTTTCAGCAAGAAATTGATAAAGTGATTAATGATTATGATTATCTCTATCTTGCAACAGACTGTGAAGAAGCGGTAAAGTTTATTAAAAAATGTTACGGCGAAAAAGTCATTTATAATATAAATGCCGTGCGTGGTCAAAACGCTATCAGTATACACGATAATTATAAGCACATATCAGGATACATTAAAGGACTTAATGTATTAACAGATGTCATCTTATTGTCGAAATGTAGGCATTTAATTCGATCGTCATCGAATGTATCTATAACATCTCTCTATTTAAATTTAGATTTGACACAGCTAAACCTGAATGAAAAATACCACGGTGATTCAGAGGCAGAACTTTTATGAGAACAAATTGGCCGTCATTTGATGAATCAATGAAGTATTGTCGTAATTATACGACGAGAAAAAAAGATTTTGATAAATGGGATTTTTTAGTAAAAAAATATAACGAAATTAAAAATAGAGAGCAGCAAGAACAAAAAATACCTAAGATATTACATCAAATATGGGTTGGAAAAAATATGCCAGAGAGAGAAAAAGAGTTCTGTGCGCAAGCTCAAAGAGCTCTCCCGCTTGACTGGGAGTACAGGCTGTGGAGAGATGATGATGTTAATAAATTACCTAATTTTACGCAAGTCGATCTCTATAACAAGACACCAAGCTTGGGTCAAAAGTCTGACTTATTAAGACTTTATGTTCTATGTGAATTTGGTGGCGTATATTGTGATACAGATTTTATTTTAAACAAACCGTTTGACGATTTATTGGATCTCGATTTTTTTGGAGGCGTTGTCTACGATGATGTACCTAATATCGCAAATAGTGTAATGGGTAGTAGTCCAAAAAATCAATTAATTCAAGATATGCAAATCCTAGACGAGCCAATGCGTTATAGTGATGGCATGGATATCATCAATACAACAGGACAGGGGTTGGTGACGAGTAAAATCTTTAAAAACAAAGATACATTTAATAATTTCGTCGTACTACCGAATTTGTTTTTATATCCTTTTCCAAATTGCCCATCATGTCGAGAATCCGGACCGGATTATAGAAATTATATAACCGAGGAAACTTATTGCTGTCACTTATGGCATGGTTCGTGGATGTGAGTAGATATACAAGAAAAAGCATGTAAATAATTTTTTTATGATGGTTAATTTGTTTGAATCGATTGAAAAATACAACATGAATATTACTGGCGTAATTCACGTCGGTGGTCATTTCGGAGAGGAATATGATTCATACAAAGCAATTAGTACAATAGATAACATTGTGTTTTTTGAACCTGATAGAGAGAGCTTTATAAAGTTAAAAGAAAAAACATCACACGACACAAAAGTCATATGCATCAACAAAGCACTCGGACCCTTTTCATGTAAAGCAACACTATACAGGACGCCTAACCAAGGTGGTGAATCGAATTCAATTCTTGAACCACACAAGCATACGCACATTTATCCAGGAATTGTCTTCACAAACAAAGAAACTGTCGATGTCGAGCCTCTCGATAAATTTGAGCCTACCACATCATTAAATTTTCTAAATATGGATGTTCAAGGCGCAGAACTTAACGTCCTGTTAGGCGCATCAAATACCCTTAAAAATATTCAGTATATTTTAACAGAAATAAATACAGATGAACTGTATAAAAACTGCGCTCTCGTAGAAGACTTAGATTACTTTCTCGGTAAATATGGTTTCAGGCGCGTTGAAACAATTTTAGATAGAGACAGCCAGGCATGGGGCGATGCGCTTTATATAAAATGAGTTATATTGATGTAAATCGCGCTATTAACAATTACGGTATGAATATTACCGGTGTTATTCATGTTGGAGGCCACTACGGTGAGGAATATAGTACATATAAGAGCATACCGACAATCAGTAATATAGTTTTTTTTGAACCTGATGAATCGAGTTTTATAAAACTGAAAGAAACAACGGCACACGATAGTTGCGTTACATGCTTTAAAACCGGTCTTGGTCCTTTCTCCGGTAATGCTAAATTTTATAGATCCTTAGATTGCGAAGGACAAGCTAACTCAACACTACAGCCATTAATTGTAAAAGATATATACCCATCAATAAAATTCACCGAAATATCTACAATAGAAATAGAAACACTAGATAGTTATAATTTTCCGACAGATTATAATCTACTTAATATGGATGTTCAGGGTGGTGAGTTAAATGTTTTGCTAGGTGCAACTGATACCTTGAAGAGGATACAGTACATACTAACAGAAGTTAATACAGCTGAACTATATAAAAATTGTGCGCTAATTGAAGATTTAGATTATTTTCTCGGAAAGCACGGATTTAAAAGAATTGAAACAGGGCTCGAGTCTGAAACTCAGACATGGGGAGACGCTCTCTATATCAAAGTATGAAATTAAAAGATTATTATAAACAGAGCGTCGATATGAATGAACGTGTAGACGAGGGTGGAAATCGTATTGACGGATGGGCTTCAATGCATTACGGTGTATTTTCGAAAATTGTAAATGACAATAACTATAAAAAAATAGCTGAAATTGGTGTAGGTTACGGTACACATGCAAAATATATCTTAGAACACTGCAAGGATATTGAGCAGCTGTATCTTGTGGATCCTATGGTTAACTACCCTAACGATTATTTTGCTATTGATATAATGAATCAAGAAGCAGAAATTTCTGGTAATAATTTTAATGAGCTTTATGTTTTAATAAACGACTATTTATCTGCACATCAAAACTATATATGGTTTAGAAAAAAAAGTCTTGAAGTGACAGAGGCTGAGATAGCTAATGCTAGTTTAGACGCTGTTTTTATAGATGGCGCCCATGATTACGACAACGTGTTGGCTGATTTATTTTTCTGGTCAAAAAAAATTAAACCTGGTGGTCAAATATTAGGTGATGATTTCTGGATAGGTGATATTAAGCGTGCTGTAGATTTCTTTTCAACATCCACTACCATATCATATGATTTATTAAGACTACCGCATAAGGAGTATTATATCTATAGATTTAAATTTTAAAATACATGATAACTATAAACTACGAAACAAATTTTGGTAATTGTATGTTCCAATATGCTTTTGCAAGATTACATGCCGAGGTAAATGGATTTAATTTACAAAGTGATTTTAAATATAGAAATATCCTAGATACAACAGACCACAGGCCCGGCGAAAACGAAAGAAATATCGGAAGCACTGCTACTATACATGATATAGTATACGACTCTTTTAGAAGGGACCATGGTTCGAACTATATGAGATTGTCACCCGATATGAGCTATTATATCAACGGGTATTTTCAGGATGCAGATTTATTTAACAATAACAGAGATCTTGTAAGAAGTTTCTTTAAGACACCTGAAGTATTAGATGTGAATACAGAGGACACTTTTGTTACGATAAGGCTTGGAGATTTTGTTAAAACAGGACAGGACTCAGAGATAATAGATTATAATTGGTATATATCTGTTCTAGAGCAAATGCCCGGTAAGAAATTTATACAAGTTTGTGATTATAAAGGCACAAACCCGGATTATACGGCTCAGTTTATAAATACTGATCACGAAAAGAAATACATAGACCGTATCGTTAGTGCAGTTGATGGGTGTGAGGTATCATACATGGATCCTGATACTTCGAAGGATTTTAGGAAATATTTTCAATATAAAAATATTGTATGTTCGAATAGTACGTTTGCTTGGTGGGGATGTTTTTTGAGTGATGCAGCAACTAATATTATTTCGTTTAATAAATTTGGATTTAAAGGTCTAGCGGAAATTGTTAGTCACGGACCTCATGTAAATAACTTACGTAACATTAAAAATATAGCGCATATAGTTGATGGAGGATTTTGTGATGTTACAAAATTGTAAGATCTTTATTTTACATCATATTCCCGCAGCTTATCGTAAGCAAAAACTACAGGAAGATCTTAATAAAGTAAATTTGATGTATCCGATAGAATGGGTAGAAGATTTTTTACCTGAAGATATTAAACACATAAAATGTAATATAAAGCTTACTGAGCTTTCTTTAACCCTCAAACATCAATATGTTTTTGAGCAAATAGTTCAGCAGAAACTACCCTATGGCATTATTTTTGAAGATGATGTTGATTTACTTAGTGTAGATAATCTACAATGTTTTATTGAAAAAAGTATAGAAGAGATAAATGAAGCGCAAGGCGATATGTTGTGGATCGGTGATGCCTGGGTTGGGAAATATACAATTCCAAAAGAATGTAAATTAGCAAATAAACTTTCATATTTCTCTGAAAACTGCTGGTCTAGATGTACACATGCTTATATAATAAGCCTACAAGGCGCTAAGACAATGCTTGAAAACTATAACTATGACTATGCTATTGATCATCTTTTTAATCATATTAAGCGACAGAATTCTTTAAATATCGGTTGGACGGAGCCCGGTTTAATACAAAAAACAGCTGAGGGGTTATGGCAAACAATAATGTAAAGCAATGAATAAAGACAAGACAAAAATAGGTTTTTTTATACGTCACTTTACCGAGTGCGGAACAGAAGTATCTATTTACGATTATGCAGATCATAATGAAACAATTTTAGGAAATGAAAGCGTCATATTAAGCTTTACGAAGGAAGCTCATGCATTATATGGAAAACCATATAATGAAAGTGTGTTTGAAAAATTCAATAAGCGATTTAAGGTTATACAAGCCAATAATTTTGATGAAATTCGTAATATTGTCGATCGTGAAAAAATAAACGTATATTATACGCAAGTTTGGGGTATACCAGAAGAACATCCATACGGTGATATTAATAATACGAAATATTTTGTACACTGCGTCTTTGATGCTGTCGCACCTCGTGGCGATATATATGTACCGATAAGCGATCAAATTAATAAAAAGAATAATACAAACTTTACTGTACTACCGTATATGGTACGAGTAGGTACAAATGCAGAGAATCTTCGCACGCAATTGAATATACCTAAAGATGCGATTGTGTTCGGCCGACACGGTGGTACAACATCTTTTGATATACCTATAGCAAGAGAAGCTGTAGCTGAAGTAGCTAGGAATAATAAACATATATATTTTATTTTTCTTAATACCCCTGCTTTTTGTGAACCGCTGCCGAATGTAATACATCTACCGTGCGAGGTCGATATAGAAAAGAAAAGAACTTTTATTAATACATGTGATGCTATGATTCATGGTCGAACTCATGGCGAAACTTTTGGTCTCGCTATTGGAGAATTTGCAATGTGTTTGAAGCCTGTTATTTGCTGTAATCAATTTCTCGACTGGGCTCATCTTGATATACTTGGCGATAAGGCGGTTATATATAACAGTAAGGATGAGCTAGTTAATATTTTAACAAACTTCGAACCTAAGAAATACGATATGACAGATAATGGCTATACAAAATATACGCCCGAGTACGTTATGTCAATCTTTAAAGCGCTGATTAACAAAGTTGTATAAATGAATACCAGTATACCATCATTTCAAGTTTTCTCTTACGCAAATTCAAATATTTCAAACGAGGTTTGTGATTATCAGAAAGCGGTTTTTGATAGATTTAATCTATCTGTTGATCAAATTAAAGTGAATGTTGATCATAGTGTATATGGTCATGGTGATTTTTTAAACGAAAAAGCAAGAAATAGTAATAGTAAATATATAATATTTTTCGATGTAGATTGTATTCCGCTAACGTCGAATTTATACGATATTATTATTAATGAGCTAGAAAAAGAACAATGTATTATAGGTATTGAGCAATTATGTAATAGTAATCCTCATAATCATCTATATGCTGGTCCTGCTTGCCTTGCGTTTCCCGTCTCACTTTATAAAGAGCTCGGATGCCCGTCGTTAATTCAAAACAATAGAAGCGATGTTGCGGAAGAGCTGACATGGATATGTGAAGAGAATGATATTAAAGTCAAATATTTTACAGCTATTTCTTCTGAAATACCAAAGTGGAAATTAACAAGCGAAAGAAATTTTGGCATAGGCACAACTTATAGTTATAATCATGTTGATGTATTATATCATCAATTTGAAATTCGCATGGGATGTGATCGATTTATAAATAAATGCAAATCCATTCTCAAGCAACACTAATACAAATGAAAAACAAAACATTAACAGAAATAGGAATACACTATGGAACGGACAAAGCAACGTTTCATGGATTTACAGACATCTATGATAGATATTTTACGCCTCTTAGAGACAAGCAGCTTAATATTTTAGAGATTGGTATTGATAGAGGATACTCCATACTTACGCTTAGAGATTACTTTATTAATAGTCAAATATATGCTATCGATTGTTTAGATAAGAGTCACCTATCCGGTGATCGTTTTATTTTTAATATAGGTGATCAGGCTGATAGAAATTTTATGCAACACCTGTTCCGGGGTATCGAATTTGATATTATTATCGATGATGGTGGTCACGGTATGGAGCAACAGCAAGTCACGCTTGAGGAAATGCTTCCAAGATTAAAATCAGGAGGCATTTATGTTCTTGAAGATCTGCATACAAGCTATGAATACGGTTACACAGGCAACAAGGATGATAATACTACTCTCACATTGATCGAAAATATTAATAATTTATCTGCAGTTAAAAAAAATAATTTCTTCATCAACGATTTAACAGAAGTGCAGCGTCAAATTAACGCTTGCAATGTATACTATAACGATACTGCTAGTGGCGAAGCTCACCGTGGTAAATCAATCACATCTGTTATCTATAAAAAATAAAATGTCAGATTACTGTACAGTACTATTGACTAATGATGCGTATTTCGAGCGAATGCTACATACGTTGAGCGGTATCTTACAATTCGTCTGCAGTTCAGACATAGTAATTGTTATTGGTGATGATCTTAAAGAATCTACTAAACTATCTCACCCTCTCCTAGGACATGAAAAAGTAAGAATACAATATTTTCCTGATATTAAATTTAGCAATAACTTTAATATTAAATTCAATACATTACATAGAACACACTGGACCGAAAAATTTTTAACAAAAAAATTTCAATATCATAAATTTAACATCTTTAACCAATATTTCAAACAATGGAAATTTATACTGTATATAGATTCCGGCGCGACAATCTTTAGCTCCATCGACAGGATGTTCAACGCAAAAAGAGTCGGTAAGTTTTGTGCACACAGCGACGGTTACCCAAATAACCCGTGGTTTTTAAAACGACAATTTGACGATACAGATTCGCTTTTTTCCGAGTTAACTAATACATATAATCTTGAAATAGATTATCCGCAAACAACAATAAAGTTATTTGATACCAACTTAATAGAAGAAAATACATTCAACGAAATTTATGATCTAGCCGAAAAATGGCCTATTTCACTCACTAACGATCAGGGTATCCTGGCTCTTTATTTTACAGCTATTAAAAATAAATGGGAACAAATACAACTAGGAGATGAAGACTATTGGTACTATGATTTTCATATACGACCAACAAAAGTTGATAAGCCTCATATAATTGTTAAATACGTCTAATAATATGTTTTATTCACAAATCGGTCAAGATGAATTTGTTTTTAATACTGCGAGTAAATACCTAAGCACAAAAAAGGATTTTACCTTTTTAGATATTGGATGCCAGGATTATGAGCATATCAACAACACGTATTACTTAGAAAAGGTACATAACTGGAGAGGTGTAGCGATTGATATTGACGGTCAGTGGAGTCAGAACTGGATTAATAATAGAAAAAATTCTGTATTTGTTGCTACAGATGCAACTACCGCCGACTACGGTAAAATATTACAAGATAATAATATGCCGACAGTAATAGATTATTTGAGTCTAGACTTAGAGCCACCACCGCTCACCCTGAAAGCACTGCATCGACTGCTTGAGTATAATTATACGTTTAATATTGTTACATACGAAACAGACTATTATCGGGAAAATGAATACGGCGTCGATTCTCTTAGAAAACCTTCTCAAGATCTCTTTAAGTCGAAAGGTTATGTTCTTGTACAAGAAGGGCGTCAAGATGATTTTTATATACATAGCAGTTTACTGACTTGACCTTTCAAATAAAGTTATTATATTAATGTGATATGAAAACAGCATTAGTACTTGGTGCCGGGGGATTTATAGGCAATCATTTGGTTAATCGTCTCAAGGATGAAGGTTATTGGGTAAGAGGAGTAGATTTAAAATATAATGAATATCAGCAAACGCGTGCTGATGATTTTGTAATTGGAGATCTTACAGATCCCGTCGTAGTACGAAATGTAATGTGGGGACCCGATCAACGTGCGTATAGTATAAACCCGTTTGATGAAGTATATCAATTAGCAGCTGATATGGGTGGAGCTGGTTATATTTTTAGTGGCGAAAACGACGCAAACGTAATGCATAATTCTGCTACAATAAATCTCAACGTTGCTGATACCGCTGTACGAAACCATATTAAACAGCTTTTTTATAGCAGCAGCGCCTGTATGTATCCAGAACACAACCAACTTGATCCAAATAATCCAAATTGCGAGGAGAGTAGCGCTTATCCTGCTAATCCCGATAGTGAATATGGCTGGGAAAAACTCTTTAGTGAGCGACTATATCTCGCTTACCAGCGCAACTACGGTTTAAATGTACGTATTGCGCGCTTTCATAACATCTTCGGGCCGCTTGGTTCCTGGAACAATGGTAAAGAAAAATCACCTGCAGCTATCTGTCGTAAGGTAGCACAAGCCGAAAATAACGGTGAAATTGAAATTTGGGGTGATGGAGAACAAACAAGAAGCTTTCTTTATATTGATGAGTGTCTTGAAGCGGTAAGACGATTAATGTTATCTGAATTTACTGGACCGGTTAATATTGGATCAGATGAAATGGTAACAATTAATAAGCTTGCTGATATTGCATGTAAAGTTGCAAATAAGAATCTTACAAAAAAGCATATAACCGGACCACTTGGTGTAAGGGGCCGTAATTCAGACAATAGATTAATTAAGGAAAAGCTTAATTGGGCACCTTCACAGCCCCTTGAGCAAGGTATTGCTAATACGTATAACTGGATCCATGAACAGTTAAATAAGAGCAATTAAAATGCCAATTGATAAAAATATATTTCAAACATATAAGACAAGAGCTATACCAGATTTTATGGAAAAGCTCATTGATGAGCTTAAAAATAAAAATCCTGATTATGAATATTTTCTTTTTGATGATGATGATATTCATCAATTTATAAGTGATAATTATAGCAAGGATATTCAACAGGCATATAGTAAGCTTCATATAGGGGCCGCAAAAGCTGATTTTTGGCGATATTTAGTTTTATATAAACATGGTGGTATTTATATAGATTTTGATTCGTATCCTCGTTGTGAGCTTAACGATATAATTCGAGAAACAGATTCTGCTATTATAACGCGTGAAGGTAATCCAGATTATTTTGTTCAATGGTGCTTATTCTTTGGTAAAGAACATCCTGTCTTGAAAAAGACAATTGAATATACAGCAGAGAATATTCTTGAAGCTAAAGAGACAAAAATACTCAAATTAACAGGACCTGTTGTCTATACAAGAGCTATAAAAGATTATTATAGTTTTATTCCCTTTAAAGATTCTATTCACGACTTGACAGATGATCATATCAACCAATTGATATCACAAAACACTAACGACGGTACGAGATTCTTTAAAACAGACTATGATAATCTTATAGATTTTCATCATGAGCATTTTAGTTATTTGTACGAGCCATACACTAGCGTTAAACATTGGATACAACAGCAATAAAAACTTGATAAACAAATTTAATATAGTATCATCAATCTATGATTATTAACGTACCTATCTACGACGGCGACCTCATTCACTCACGCTTTGCATATAAGCATTTTCGTAAGAATACCCTCCCTATTGGTAATATTGTAGCGTTTAGAGCTCCTATGAAGGTTGAGGCTGAGGGAATGGTCGATAATGAAGATATTCTTAATGCTGATTACATCTACAGTGACGATGCAATTAACTTCTGCTGGGAAATTCCTAACCTTGATCCGTTTGGAGCTGTAGCGTTTCAGCGCTTACTCAATACGCAGATTGCTAATATTCTTAGTGCTAAGTATCTTCATGCTCCTATTGAGGTTGACGGTGATGATCTTATGGTTCATAAGGAGCATAATCAAGGCGGTGTTACGCAGATGAAAGGTAAGTGCAGTGTTAGCATTACATATTCAAAGAACGGAGTCGCTCTAGGTCACACCGGTATTAATATTGAAGCTGGAAAGAAGGCACCTGCTTTTGCTTTTTCTACTAGACTTGGCGAAGAAGAAGCTCAGCAGTTTATGAAAGATATTATTGAGGTATTTTACGCGATGGTCGAGGATATTTTCCTTGCAACCTGCAAGCTCACACTAGCATAATACTAAACTTAAAAAATATCATCATTCATAGTGTAAATAATATTGTGAATGATGATTATTACGGTTTTATATATCTTTGGGAAAACACACATCCAGGAGCAAAAATACACAAAAAATATATTGGTCAACATATAGGCGCTGTTGATGACGGATATATTGGGTCAGGTGCTATCTTTATAAAAAGATTTTATAGTAAAAAATATAGAGGGTGTTGGAAAAGAGAAATATTACAATACTGCAATGATCTAGAAGCATTAAATGCTGCCGAAAAAAGCTGGATAGCAGCAAGTAATGCGCTAGTTGATCCGATATACTGCAATATAAGAGAAGGAGGTAAAAACGGTAAATTAGGTAAACATACACGTAAGAAACTATCAGAGAGTTTAAAGGGTAGATCAGCATGGAATAAAGGTAAAAAGGGTGAATATAAACAAAGTCAACAGGCGATTTTGAATCGTATTAATACACGAACATATAACATGTCGAAATTATATGAAAAAGATAATAAGCAGATTCTAAAATATCTCAAACAAAATGGATGGGTAAAAGCTACTGAGATATCAAAAATTCTTAATAGAAGTTGCTCTGCCTCTGTCTATAAAAAGCGAATTAAAATACTAATAGAGCAAAATAAAATAAAGATGTATAGTTTTGGATATAATGATATACGGTATGTTCAACCGAATTTTTCTTTTGAAAATATTATTATAAATTTAATAACTGAAAATAAAAAACAAACCGCGAGAGATATTTGTAATAAACTATGTACACAATTTAATATTAATAATGGAAAATATAAAGTACAGAGTATATTGCAACAATTGCAGAAGCAAAATAAAATTAAACAATACAGAGGTTATCGCAAAAATTATTACTGTTTAATTGATAACAATATAGCTGGCAATTATACTAATATAAAATATGACAATTTTTGATTTTATATCAAGTGTTCTTTTTACAAAAGAAAAGACTTGTCTAAATTCAGTTGATGAGGAGGGTAATTTCTCTCCATATATGCTTAACAGGTGGTGTAGTATGTATTCGAAAACAACTGCAACATTTAGCAATTTACTGAACAGATATATTGGTATCTTTGAAGATAAAAAGGATCTTTATAGTTTATTTGTAGCTGTTATGCCTAAAGTTTCATCAAAACGAATTTCTTATATTAAGAAAATTAAAGAAGAAAAAAAGGAAGAAAATAGCGATATTGGAATGCTTGCGAATAATTTAGAACTCTCAGAGAGGGAAATTAAACAATATATTGCATTTTCTGAAACTCTGTCTAATTAAACGTATATGGTAGCCGATATTGACATGCTTGGTCCTCTCCCGAAAAGCTTAATTGACTTTTCTTCACTCCCTAAAAATTCATTTAACTCTGTTTTTTACGGTTATAACTTAAAGCAAGTACTCGATGATATTCTTCTTTGTACATTTGTCGATGAAACAGAAGATGGTTCAAGTATTATTCGCAACGGATTACATGTCCCTGTTAATACAGACACAAAGGCATGGCGAATTGGCGAGGTAATTCTCGCTGGCCCTAATGTTCGTTATGCTAAGGTTGGAGATTTTGTTTGTTTTCCAAACAATCTCGGCGTACCAGTTGCTAATATCGATATCGATAACTACGGTACTCTTAGGAAAGGTATTTTCTTAAACGAGCAGCGTATCTTTGGTATTTGTTCACTAAGAGGAGATGATAATGAAAGCGTCGCTGCCAACCTTAAAAAGCCTACTACTAAACAACGTCGTCGAGATTAAATTTAATCGACGTCGCCCAAAGGCTGGCGCTGGGTTAACTCGACGCATGCTCTGTACTAATTCGCTTACCCTACTTAATAGTCCAGAAGGTAGGCTAGCGCTTAATTATAAACGTGCTATTAATATGCCTAAATTTGACCCTAATGCTAAAGATCTTATTATTACCTGGGATATCTTTATGCAGGACTATAGGTGTATTAATATGATAGCTTGTGATCTAATACAAGTTATACCAGCTAATAAAACGTTTTGGACATTTTTTAACGAAAAGCTTGCTGGACTTTCGGCTCCACAAAAGGTGAGCTTCATGAACTCATGACATCAGTAGAAGAAATTGAACAAATAATTAAACCATTCCTTCTACTGAAGGCAACGTTTACTATTGATAATAAAGTTATCAAACAGGGTAAGTTACAGCTTTTTTGTATAAAGGATTTCTTCTGCACTTTTACTCTTCTCGGAATAGAGAAAGAAAATAAGAAAGTAATTTATGAGCTTCCGTATCCATTCTCTATTAAGTGTAATACTAATAGTATAGAGTTTGACTATACGCTTGAATCTTTTTGTATATCAAATAACGCTATAAAGGAACTAACAGATAAAGTTAAACTAAACAAGACATCAAAATTTTTTAATAAAAAAGTCATTGCTAACTTTAGTTAGGCGCGTATACTATACTAGTGGCTGTAAGTTTAATATCACAATTTCCTATTAGTTTTACCCCGAGCAAGCTTCAAATCGACGTAATTAATCGAATTGAAAAGGCATTTAATACTGGTAAAAAGTTTGTTGTCTGCTGTGCTCCGACAGGATCAGGTAAGAGCTTTATTGCTAAAACACTAGCTAATGCTAGTACTATGCCGAGTAAAACATTTGAGCAATTAATTCGTAGTTATGATGCTTATAAAATGGATTTTGATGGTAATTATTCTTATGAACAGGAATGTAAGGACGAACCTGCTTTTGGTACATTTGCTCTAACCATAACAAAATCTCTTCAAGATCAATATCAAGAGCTTTTTAATGATACTAATTTACTTAAAGGCAAAACAAACTATGTCTGCGATGTTGATAAGAATTACGACGCCGAACTAGCACCCTGTACATTTGCACCTACATTGAGGGATAACTGCTGGGCTGAAAATAGATGCCCATACTACAACGCACGCAATGAAGCAATGTTAGCAAACTTTGCTGCTCTTAATTATAAGATGTTTTTATCTCTCCCATCTCATATCAAGCAAAAAAACTTTTTAATTTGCGATGAAGCTTCTGAGCTCGAAGACGAACTCATTCGACAGTTTTCTGCTGAAATTAATTATGAGAAACTTGACAATTATAATATATCCTGTGATATACTAGTTACAGATAATCGTGACAGAGCTTATAATTGGATAGGTGTTCTTCTAGAAAATATTACAAACGAACTAACAGCATTTCTAAATAAAGCTAATAAAAAACAAAATTTAATACCACAGTCTGAAAAAATAAAATATCAGTTCTTAAAAAACATGCATAGGTCACTGACTATTATTAGTACCCACTGGCATGAGTGTGAGTTTGTTATCGACATTGACTCAAAGCGTGTTATCTTAACTCCTCTCCATGCTAATACACTTTCGAAGTATATTTTTAATCACGGTGAAAAAGTTGTGCTTATGTCTGCAACAATCATCGATCATAAGCATTTTGCAAAGTCTCTAGGTATTACAGATTACGAATATGTTGAGGTTGATAGTACATTTGATCCTGCTAAGTCTCCAATTTATATCTCCTCTAAATATAAGCTTAACTATAAAACCTTAAATAATGCTCTACCAGGGATATGTGAGCAAATAAGGACAATTATAGATCATCATAAAACTGATAAAGGAATTATTCATACTCACTCGAATGATATTACATCGTTTATTAAGGATAGATTAAAGAGCAATAAAAGACTTCTCTGTAGAGATACTAATAATACAAACGAAGAGATTTTAAAAATTCATAGTGAGAGTGTTGAACCTACTATTCTCGTATCACCGTCGCTTGTCTATGGTATTGATCTTAAGGATGATCTTGCGAGATTTCAAATTATCGTTAAATTACCCTTCCTACCGCTTTCATCAAAGCGGATCAAAAGGTTATTTGATTTAGACAGCGCTTGGTATGAAAATAAGATGCTTAACGCCGTTGTTCAGGCATCAGGCCGAGCTACACGTAATAAGGACGATTATTCTAGTACGTATATTTTAGATGGAAACTTTATAAACGTAGCAAAAAGAGCGAAGGGTAAGCTACCAAAATATTTTATCGACCGTATTCATTAATAAATACTTTAAGTGCACCTACAGACTTTTCATTTTGAAATTCGTGATCTATTAACTCAGTTTGTTACTGCGTTTGATGATATTATTATTAATAGATACGATAAGAATCGCGTACCTAAAAATAAAGTACAAGTAAGATATGTATATGCACCAAAACAGCGTGTTCTTTATGATCTCGTTAATTTAGCGCAAAATATAACAGTACCGGTTGTTTCCGTTAGTATAAGCAATGTTGCAAGAGATGAGGCACGTGTCTTTAATAAAATAAATGGATATTATTTCCCAAGCGGAACTAGTGATATATCAACAGGTTCAACGTCAGTGCACTATAATAGCCCTGTCCCTGTTAATATTACCGTTAATATGTCAATTATGACAAAATTTCAAACTGATATGGATCAGATTTTGTCTAACTTTATACCATACAATAATCCCTATATTATTCTCTCATGGAAAGTTCCAACTGATTTAGTTACAGATGGATTTGCTGTTCCACAGGAAATTAGAAGCGAGGTTTTATGGAGCGGGTCAGTGAGTCTAAATTACCCTACTGATATATCAGCGAATGAGAAATATAAAATTGTAGGCGATACTTCATTTACTATCAAAGGCTGGTTATTCCCTGCGACTCAAGACCCTGTCGGTAATATCTTTTATATCGATAGTAACTTCTACGCTACAAGTCTTCTTACTTCAGTTGCCGAACTCACTGCAAATACTTACACATACCCTGTCAGCACAAAACTTGTTACGGAGGTTGAAAGACTATCAACATACGGCTATCCGCAAATTACAAATAATATCACATACACCACATCTAATTCAGAAGCACCAAATCTGTATTTATAATTGATATTCTACTAAATACTCATTAAGTAATTGTGTTGAATTATGGTCGATTCTAATAGAGAAAGTACATTCGGTAGAGAGTTAATGAAGTATGTTTCATCAAAGCTTCCCTACCAGTCCTATGATATTAACGATAAGATTAAGGCGTTAAATCCAAAATATGAGGATTTTTATGGAAAAGGTACAGATAGAATAGGAGCTTTAACACGGCAGTCGGTGTCATCGTCTATTGCAATGACCGATGACCAGTACGCAAGCATTCTCCAAAATAAGGATTATCACGATTTTATGTACGCCAATATCCAACCGGATAAAGGTCGTCGACTCATGGATTATCGTGTTATGGCAGCTTATTCAGAGGTTGCTGATGCGTTGGATGAGATCTGTGACGAATTTATTAATAAAGATGATCAGGGTGAAATAGTAAAGCTTAACTTTATTGACTCAGGTCTATCTGAGACGCAAAAATCGAAAGTTAAGAAAGAGTTTCAAAAGTATATCGGTTATTTTGATCTTGAGCATAAAGGATGGGAATATGTTCGACAGATGCTTGTTGACGCCGAAATTTATTGGGAACATATTATTCACAAAAAATATCCAAAGGAGGGTATCTTAGGCGTTGTTGCAATTCCCTCCGATGTAATTGATCCAGTTTTTGAAAACGTTCAAAATATGATCGTTAAGGGCTATCTCTTACGTAAGCCTATTTACGATGCAAAAAATCCTGGCAAGGTGGCAAAGACTGAGCTTATTCCGATGGATATAAATCAGGTAACTTATATTAACTCTGGTATCTGGAATGAGAGCAAGAATTTAAGATTACCGTTTATTGAAAATGCACGTCGTGCTTATCGTCAGTTGAGTCTTATTGAAGACTCTATTGTTATCTATCGTCTTGTAAGAGCTCCAGAACGTCTTGTATTCAACGTTGATGTTGGCAATATGCCGCCGCCAAAAGCTGAGGCCTATCTCCGTAAGCTTATGACCAATTACTGGTCAAAGCGGACGTATGATTCTAATCAAAGTGCGACGGTACAGAAATTTAATCCTCAGTCTATGCTTGATAGCTTCTGGTTTGCCAAGCGTGCAGGCTCTGAAGGAACCTCTGTTACTCAACTTGCAGGAGGTGCAAATCTTGGTGAGTTAACAGATCTTATGTACTTTGTTAAGAAGTTATATAAGTCGCTTAAGGTACCGTCAACACGTCTTAATCCTGATGATCCGTATAAGGATGGTGCAGATATTCTTAGAGAAGAGCTTAAGTTTGCACGATTTGTTATCCGTCAGCAACAGCGTTTTGCTTCAGGTCTTAAGAATGGTTTTATTACCCATCTTAAGTTAAAAGGTATTTACGAAGAAATGCGTCTTAAGGAGACACATATCGATCTCACCTTTAACGTACCTACAAATTTCTACGAATTACGCGAACAACAAAAGTTTCAGCTTAGAGCTGAGAACTTTAATACTATTACCACAAGCGACTTCATCTCTAAGACCTACGCTCAGAAAAAATATCTTGGATGGAACGATTCTGAGGTTATGGCAAATAGAGAATTCTTACGTAAGGATAAAGAACTTATGTGGGAGCTATCGCAAATTGAAAATACAGGTCCTGACTGGCGGGAGGCTGGATCACTTGTACCTGGAGCCGAAGGCGCAGGCGGTGGTGGTGGAGCTCCCGCCGGTGGTGGAGCCCCTCCGGCATTTGGACCAGCTCCAACAGGCGGTGAAGAAGCGCCTCCAGAAGCCGGGGCACCTGAAGTTGCAGGTGCAGCTACACCAGCACCAGCCGGTGAGGCGCCTCCTGCTTAATAAATACTGTTATGGATTGCTCTGCCGTAACACCAATTTCAGCTTTTCAAAGCTCAAATTTATCTAGTAAAATAAATTCTTTCAGTCGGCTTGGCGATCGAATTACCCGATCGCTTGGTGCGCCGATGATTAATATCGAAATTCACCAAGATCAGCTATTTGAATTTATCTCACAGGCTTGTGAAATGTTTACCAAATATGCAGGATATACAGAAGAATATCTTGTTTTTAATTCCGATCTTTATAAAGATGGTGTCGGTATAAAACTCGATGATTTGTTTAGTATAACGCCTTATTTCAATCGCATCAACGTACCGAGTTCTACAGTATATGCCGCTACTTCAACAATCCCAGGAAGCTTCTTTAGTGCGTCACCAGCTCTTTCAAGTACATATGCTACGGGTATTTTTCAAAATCAAATTCTCACGACAACAGCTTATCTTAGTGTTATAAACTATAATAGTTCAGTAGCTGGTATCTTCGCACCATCAAGTAATAGTCAGCAACAAATCGTTAATAGTTTTGACTATGACATCATGGATTACAGAAAAGTCGTTGATATCTTTAATTTTGAAGAGGGTTCATCCGATGGTGTTAACACACTCTTTACTATTGAGCAAACTCTCGCACAGCAAACCTATTTCAGTTACGCAATGGGTAACTACGGATTCGATCTTATTAGTTGGTATACATTAAAGAATTGGCTTGAAGTCAGAGAAAAATTACTCGCCATTAGACGTTCGTTTACGTTTGACCCTCGTACTCAGACCCTAGTCTTTTATCCACCTCCACGTACACCTGGTTCAGGTAGTAAGTTCTGGGGTACAGTAGCGTGTTATGTTGAGAGACCTCTACGTGACGTTATTAAAGAACAGTGGGTATATCAATATGCACTTGCCTTGAGTAAGATAGCGGTAGGTAACGTGAGAGGTAAGTATGGTAATACAGCACTATTTGGCGGTGGTTCGATTAATTACAACGATCTATTAAGTCAAGGCTTAGAAGAAAAAAAGAAACTCGAAGACCAACTCTTTACTGGCGCGTCACCAGGAATGGGCGATGCTATGCCTCCTCAATTTTTTGTAGGATAGTATGATCCCACTTAACGGTAAGGGTAAGTTTAAGCAGGGTATCTTTAAGCCAAAAAATCAAACAAAATATATCGGCAAAGAAGATCCTGTATACCGTTCAGGCTGGGAGTTAAAATTTTTTAGATGGTGTGATGACAATCCTAATGTTGTTGAGTGGGCATCGGAGGCAATAATTATACCCTACGTTAGTCCAATTGATCGTAAGGTACATAGGTATTATACGGATGGCGTTGTTGCAATAAAAGAGGGTAATATAATAAAAAAATATATTATTGAGATTAAGCCAAGTGCACAAACCGTATTACCTGTAAAGGGTAAAAAACGTATGTCGACAATGATTTACGAGACAGCACGTTATGCTCAGAATCAGGCAAAATGGGATGCCGCTAAAAAGTGGTGCAATAAATACGGTTACAACTTTTTAATCTTAACAGAAAAAGAGTTAGGTATAGATAAATAACTATTCGGACAATAAATATCTTTATGTCACTACGATTATTAGTTGAAACACCGGCCTCAGAAGAGCAATTCGAGTATATTGAAGAGCAGAAAAATCTTAAAGGTCAATCTGTAATGAAGATTCGTGGCCCTTATATGGCTTGCGAAGAGGTTAATAAGAACAAGAGAATCTATACAGAGTCGGATATGGAGCGTGAAGTTAATCGTTACGTCCAAGAAATGGTTATCCCTAAGCGTGCATTAGGTGAATTAAACCACCCTGCTTCAGCTGAAGTTGATCTCGAAAGAGCATGTCATATGGTTACCTCTTTACGTAAGGATGGTAATATTATCATAGGTGAATCAATCGTTCTTTCAACCCCTGTTGGTCAAATTGTTCGTTCGCTTATTAATGATGGCGTTAAAGTCGGCATGTCAAGTCGTGCTCTTGGTCAGCTTGAAGAGCAATCTGATGGAATTAATCGTGTCAATGAAATGCGTCTTATTGCCGTTGACTGCGTAGCTGATCCAAGCTGTCCTAAAGCTTTCGTTAACGGTATTCTTGAATCAAAGCAATTCGTTCTTGGCATGGATGGAAAACTTGAAGAAGTTTATGAATCTCTTGAAAAGAGTATTCGCGGCTTACCTCGCCATGATGTCGCTTCATTCTTAAGAGAACAAATTCTTACCTTTCTCTCAAAACTTTAATTAATATGATTTCTACACCTACATCTAATCCACTTAAAGTACAGCGCGATAATCTCGCTAAACAGATTGCTGCTGCAAAGGCGAGCGGTAAAGAGGATATTATTAAGAAATTGTCTCCTAACTATATAGCTGTAAAAAAGAAGCTCGAGTCACAGGAAAAAGTCAAAGCTAGTAAAGCTGTTGCTGATGCTGGTAAGAACCCTAAAGAAGCTTCTGATATTGCCGATGAACTTACAGGTGGTGAAGAAAAGCCTAATGAAGCTAATGAAGAGAGACTAAATAAAATTATGACTAAAAACGAAAGCACTAATATTGCTAACTTTTTAAAGGCTGTTTCTCAAAAAAATTACGCCCAGGCCGATAAGTATTTACAAGGTGTAGTCGAATCTAAGCTCAAAGCTTCTATCGACAAAGCTATCCAAAAATCAACAATTTATGCAAAATAATATCTCCGAACTCCTCAAGGCCGCTACAAAGGACATTCTTACAGAAGATGTTCTTAAGGAAATTGAAAGCGCCTATGAAGCCTCAGTCGACGCTAAAGTTCAACTTCACGTTGAAAAGGCTCTTAACGAACAGGACGAAGATTATGCTAGTAAGCTTGAAACTCTTTTAGAAGCTGTTGACGCTGATCATACAGCCAAGCTCGAAAAAGTTGTCGAAGCTCTTGACGCTGATCGTGCTCGTAAGCTTAAGCAAATCGTTGAAAAATATGAAACAGCTCTCACAGAAGAGGCTACCAATTTTAAGAGTGAAATGATCGATCAGGTCAGCAATTATCTCGAACTTTATCTTGAAGAGAAGCTCCCAGTAGCTGAAATTCAAGAAGCTGTCAACAATAAGCGTGCTGCTTCCGTTTTAAACGAGATGCGTAACATGCTTTCTGTTGACATGGCTCTCGCCCAAGAGAGCATCCGTGATGCCGTCGTTGATGGCAAAACAAGAATTGATGAAGCTGCTAGTCAGCTTGAAACCGCTAATAAGCGGATTGCTACATTAACTGAGCAGTTAAACACTGTTAATGCGAGCTTAACACTCGAGAAGAAGATTTCTTCACTCGACGAGGATAAGAAGAAGTATATGAAAAAGATGCTTGGTTCAAAGTCCGCTAAGTTTATCGCTGAAAACTTTGATTACACTCTCGGTCTTTATGAGAAATCTGAAGAAGAGCGGTTCAACAATCTTGTTACCGAAGCTAGGGAAGAAACAGTCACAACAGCTGTTGATCGCCCGATAATCGAGGAGTCCGTTGAGACTCCTGCAAGTGAAGATCGTGCATTCAATCTTTACTTGAACGAGCTTCATAAGTACTAAGTTTTATTTTCTTCTAAAGAATAGAAGATTTATTGTTGAGGGATTTTCCCCTGAATAGAAATTAAGGTCGACAAAAAGAAAGAAATTTTTTAAAACTATGTCAAAATCAATCCGTCCTTCACAGTCCTACATCGATGAGAGAAGCGCTAAGACATTGCTTGAGAAGTGGAGTCCTGTATTGGATTACACATCCAACAACGTTGCTGCGATTGAAGACGATCATACCCGCTTGAACACCGCCATCCTCCTTGAGAACCAAGAGAAGTGGTGCTTTGAAGCCTCCAACAGTGATGCTGGTGGTGTCTTCGGTTCAAACGCTACATTCAACCAGTATGGCAATCAGTTCCCTTCACAGAACGATAACGCCTATGCTCCGAATGATGCTCGTCTTCCTAAGATCCTCATCCCGATGATCAGGCGTACATTCCCTGAGCTCATCACTAACGAAATCGTTGGTGTTCAGCCCATGAGTGGTCCAGTCGGTCTTGCTTTTGCACTCCGTTATAAGTACGAACCTACTTCCCTCGGCTATCAGAGTGGATCGCTTGATGCTTCAAGCACACAGCAGTACAGCACAGCTAGTAATGCTCTCCTCTCCGCTAACCCTGAATTAGGTTATCAGTACCTCAACACAGCCTTCACCGGCGCCAGCTCTTCAGCTCTCTCCGGTGCTACAGGTTACTTCACAATGGTTCCTGAAGATCAGGGCGTTGCCGCACTCCTCGGCCAGTTCGAGTTGTCCAGCAACATTCCTCAGATCGTCGTTTCCTTCGAGAAGACAGCAGTTGAAGCCGGCACCCGCCGTCTTGCAGCTCGCTGGTCCGTTGAGCTCGAACAGGATCTTAAGAACATGAACGGTATCGATATCGATACTGAGCTCACCAACGCTATGTCGTATGAGCTTCAGGCCGAAATCGACCGTGAAATGATCATTCGTATGATCCAGACAGCCCTCAATGCCGGTTACGGCGTTGGGTTCTCCGTCTGGAATCCTGCTTCAGCCGATGGTCGCTGGCTCGTTGAGCGTAATCGTGACTTCTATCAGAGACTCATCGTTGAGGCTAATCGTATTGCCGTCCGTAACCGCCGTGGTTCCGCCAACTTCATCGTTGGTACACCTCGCGTTTGCGCGATCCTTGAAATGCTCCCTGAATTCCAGTGGGTACCCGTTCAAGGCTCTGTCAATACTCAGCCCGTCGGTGTTGCAAAGGTAGGTTCCTTAGCTGGTCGCTTCAATGTTTACCGTGATACACGTACAGAGGCTCAGTTCGAGGCTAACGCCGGGGGTAACTTCGGTGGTAAGGGTGGTTTCCCAACTAACGTTGGTGGAACTAGCGCCCAGACTCGTACTACCCGTCTCGACTACGCACTTCTCGGTTACAAGGGACCTGAATTCTACGACACCGGTATCATCTACTGCCCATACATCCCTGTTATGGTTCAGCGTACTATCGGTCCTAACGACTTCAGTCCCCGTGTTGGCTTGCTCACCCGTTACGGTGTCGTTGATAATATCTTTGGTGCAAACCTTTATTATCACGTTATCGTTCTCCAGGGTCTCAGCACAGCCTTCACACCGGCTACGCAGTCTGTCTACTTCTAAGAAGTATACACGATCCTCGAAAGATCAAAAAGAAAACCCGGTCGAAAGACCGGGTTTTCCCTTTTATATTGTTGTAAAAAAAGCGTCACATGCTGAATAAATAATAGTATATGGCATACGAAACCGTCCTCAATACACCAGTTCTTATCAGTACTGTACCTTCATCAACTGTAAACGCAACTGGTTATGCTTCCACACTTAAGCTTAACATAAGTGCAACAACACTCGGCAATGCACTAACAGATGAAGTTTGTACACTTAGTATTGTTACTAGTGCAAATAGTGATTATGCTTCACTTAGTTCTGCCGGTGGCACAACAATTAATTTATCTCTTAGCTCGCCAACAGTTTTAGCAACTCCTCAAGTATGGCCTGGTCAAATAGCTACATCTACATATAGCAATACAACAAAATCTGCTACACTGACAATTACCTTCCCACAGCGCTCCCTCCTCACAACATCAATTAGCTTATCAGCTAATGCTAATACAACAATTGTTGATCCTACAAAGACATCTGTTGTTGATAACTTCTTCTTCTTAACCGGTAGCCCTGATGTAAACCATCAAGTCCGTACAACCGGTGGTCAGGCTAACCTACAGGCATACCTCGGCTAATATAAATTAATATATAAAAAGAAAAAGCCCTGGCTTAAGCCAGGGCTTTTTGTGTTACAACAACTAACAAGCTAAATTATTGACCCATTGCCTTCTCCGTATACACGTTTGTGTCACCAAGAAATTTCGGAAGAAGGTGTCTATTACTAGCGCGTGTCGGATTGATATCTAGCGATCCACGACGAGAATAGAGAAGAGTAACCACACAATCTACAACTTCCTTATGCTCCATAATACTTGTAAGAAGCTTTTCAGCACAAAATTCATGGAATTCATTAACCTCACGCAATGAAACAATCTGCTTAAAGAGTGAGACAGGATCAACTGATGTACCTTTTGTAATAATATTAATATAAGCAGCCCCTGTATCCTTTTGCTTTGTATGTCTACAACGTGATCTTAGAGCATTTGTAAAATATTTGTTATCACAAAGTGTCCCGCCGTTAGATCTTTCAATAAATTTAAGATGATTTTCCTTAGCGCTATAATCGGTAATCTCAACACCATTAGCTCTGTTTATAATGTCATACAAATCGGTGTAGTCGTTAAGAGGAAAAAGGCCTGTAGAGCCTGATTTAAAAAATTTAACCTTTACCTCCTTACCAATAGCATTTGTAAGATCAATGGTTATTTGTCTCTCGTAATTTGTAATAGCCTCTTCAACAGTATCGCCCATCTTACACATATCAAATGAATTCATATAGAGCTTCGCTGACTTTGACTCTACCATAAACTCTGAATCAGCAGGGTATACATACTTAATAGTACCGGCAATAGGTACACCACTATTCAAAAGAAATGTTGCTTCGTGACAATGCCATGTATCAAAACCTACAAACTCATCACCTTTAATTCCCCACCCTTCACGAGCGAGAATTCTTGGCATGGGGTTGAGAAGTGATGGATCAAATTGCTCGGTATATACAGCATATGAAGCCGATGAACCAAGAGTCTTAGAAGCAATGTCAGTTATATTTGTTGTCATAATTATTGTAGTTTTATTTTAATAGCTTCCATTCGTTCTTCAACTGTTCCTTTTAGTCGAACGAGTTTATTTTCTAGTAAATCATTATATGAAATAATAGCTTGTTCAAACGTTTCAATCATTTTGTTTCTAAACTCCACATCAGTACTTCTCTCTCCATCATCAATAAGAGCTACATCATAAGGATCAGTATAAAAAATAATATCATATTGAGTAATAAGCTTTTTAAAAACGTTCTTCGTATATTCAAATACCCACTTCGGAACACTACCTTCTATATGAAGATATCCTGTATAACATAGTCCATCGAGAATACAACGATCAAGTATAGCCCCCTTTGTCTCCCTAAATCTTAGAACGTTCTCGATATGTTTATTCGTGATTAAGCATTGCGTTAAACCCGTACCCTCTTCATTAATAGGAACATTAAACTCACGCTTTACTAGCCTCGTAACCTCATCTACAAACTCAAACCGATCGCTATAGATTTCTTTACAAGCCTTCAGTAATGTAGTTTTACCAGAACTCTGAACCCCAGAAAAGCTTATTAACATATATCAATTATAGAGACTACTTTGCCCACTTGCCACGATTAACAATCTCAGCAATAATACTATAGACAGAGATATCGAGAAATGCATCGAAGACAGACTCGTTAGCTGATTCTAGGCTATTTTTTCTAAGAACAAGATTGATCAATCGCTGCAGCTTATCATTAAGACGAACAACAATGGCTGAAATTGAAGCCTTTCTTTCATCAGGTGTTACTAACGAAGATCCGAGAGAAATATTACCCGGACCGTAGTCAAACTGCTTCTTACAGAATGTAAGATAATGTTCGTGCTGAATCTTTTTGAATTCGACACATGTATCAGGATATTGTGTTTCTATTGCTTTTACTATTTCATCTATGCTCATAATTTTCTAAAAATTGATACCACATTACACTCCCAAGAGAGTGTAACTGGCTAATTACAGTTTCCTCTGAAAGACCAGTAATATTAATAGCATGAGACACAATAATCTCACCTTCGTCAACAGCAGGTATAACTCTATGAATAACAGCACCAGCGGTCGTATAGCCTGCTTTAATAGCTCTTACCTGTGGATCTTTACCTTTAAGATCTGGATACTCAGTTATAAGTCCAGGGTGCAAATTATAAATATTTTTATACTTCTTACAAATCTCTTTTGGAATTATTCTCAAATATCCATGTAGAGTAATAAGCGGGTTCTTATATGGCTTAAGCGCTTTTTTATAATCTTTTAGTTCAGGATTCTTAGGTAATGTTATCCAGCAGCTTAATTTACCCTCATCCTTAGCCTGTTTAAGCATTATGTTTACACCATCATCATTTTGCCGGTTAGTAATAATTGCAGTAGGTACCTTACCAGTATGTTGAATTATATTATTCAATTCTGTACCGCTCTGACTAAAGAATGCTATCCAATTTTTATCTACCTGCATAAGATCTTCTTAAACATTTTAGTATTATAATCTATAATTTCCATCTCATCTTTTGTTACCTGGTGGTCGATAAGATCAGCAAGCTTTGTGGATGGCTTTGTCGGAAGACCGTACTCAGCATCATACTTCATATTATGAATAGCAGCAACAATCGGATTACTTGTATCACAACTTGCAATATTAAAAATATTATGATTCAAGTAATAACGGAATTCCTTAGCTAAGGAGCAACCAAGAAGATGATGTGGTTTATTCCAATTCCAGATACCTGAATCAATAAGCTGACTAATAAACCGCTGACGTCCTGAGCACCAACGTTCGAGTTGAGTATGACCCTCACCGGTATGTTCATAATAAGAGAAGTCAAAGCTTATCGCTATCATATCAGCATTTTCAGACATATACTTGTAACACTCAATAAGCTGCTGCCACGTTTTGCCTTGAACAGCTCCGATTGCCCTTGTCACAAATTCACTCTTAATTTGCTTGATGTTCGTCTTCCAGACATTAAAGCTTTCTATCGTTGCCATGTTATTCTCGAGAACATCTGGTACAATAAACATATTAGGCTTGAGATCAAGGACAGCAGCTAAAAACTTACTACCCTCAAATGCATGTCCAAGCTCGAAAATAGAGTTATCAAGAAGTACTTCGCGGTTATAAACTTCACGAGCTGTTTTAAAATATTGGTAATACTTTGGATGCGACTCAAATAAATGTACCAAAGCATAATCAAAATCATTATACAGTGTTGACGTTTGTAGTATAGAAATAGGAGATTCGTGTGAAACCTTAATTAGCATATCCAGATTATAGGTGTAAATAATGGTATATCAAGTATGGATTATCCAAAATATTACGGCAATTATATGGGCATCGTCGTACAAAACAATGATCCTCAATACAGAGGTCGTGTCAAGGTATTCGTGCCGCATATCACGCCAACAGTCTATAAGAACTGGATAGAAAATAGCGATCAACAACCTGCTGTTGATCGTGTGTTTAAATTTATTGGCTCAAACATAGGAAGTGATCTTACAAATATTATTGACGACTTAAAATTAATTCTTCCTTGGGCTGAAATTGCCTCTCCTATTACCGGAGAATCAAGCGCTGGTCGGTACCATGCAGCGTCAAAGAAAGCAACTACAAGTGACGGTAGTAACTATAATTACCTCTTCGGATCAAACCCGACGCCATATTCTCAAAATTCTGACAATATAGCTGAAAAACCAGGTCATATCTATGATATGGCGACTGTCAATCTAAGTGATGCATTTAATAACCCTCAACTTACAAACGTTAATAATGTCAATAAGCTAAGCTATAACTATACTCCAGAGTGTTATAGTAATAGTGGTAAAGGTTCCTTTGCTGTTCCAAATGTAGGATCACACGTATGGGTATTCTTTAATGCTGGTGACCCATTAAAGCCGGTTGTTTTTAGCGTTTCGTACGGTGCTTCAGAATGGAATTCCATTTATGACGCTGTAGCAGGTCAACCCGGGTTAGACTATCCCGGTGAATGGGAGAATGCATCAACAGGATCCGGTACTATTAACGCCGAAACCTATCGCAACAAGTATGTTATCAATCAAAAAGGTGGTACATTAGCTTTTGTAAATACAGATAATAGAGAGATTTTAAAGCTAACTCATTATTCAGGATCATTCAAAGAGTTTAATAATCAGGCTAATATTGAACTCGCAACCAATAATGACCAGAAACTAGTCCTCGGCGACTTGTTTCAAACAGTTAGAGGTACGAGAAACGAATTTACCCAACGTGATTATGATAACGTTATCGCAGGAGATCACTATCGTAAGGTCGGTGATTTAAATGTCGCGCTCTATCAGCAGTGGAAATCAATTATGAATCCAATTGCTGATATCAGGCAATTATTCGATATTCGTAGAACAAATGGTGTTGTAGATAACAGCGTAGCTAATTTATTAAAACTTAATGGTACCGGTCAAACAAAAAATGGAAACCCAGCATTATGCCCTGTTTGCGCTGATGCTAATAATACAGTACTAGCTCTCAATAATTCGTTTGCACCTGGTTATAGAGCCATGACAAACACTGTATATACAGGTAATACTATTGGTGATGGTGTTGGTAAACAAACTCTGACTGGCTTGGACTCGATAATTCGTGATGTTACTCCAAGTAGTTTTCTCGCTGGTTTAAATGTAGGATCTCTTCTTAATTTAATTAAATCGACTGTCGGTCCTTTTAATCCACAAGCTAGTGTTATTACTGCTTTCACAGGTGGTAATACATCTACAGCTATTGTAGGTACCGATCGATCTACATTGCCTCATAGACCAGGTTTTCCTGCCGGGCATAAATGCCCAGCTTGCGGTGGTACGGGATTAAGTCCGAGTTCATTTAATGGTGTCTGGGCAGTAGAGACAAAGAAGACTGTCGATCTGCCAAACATGATGCTTGCTGCAGTACCACAGCTAGCAAAGCTTGAAGCTCTTATGGGCCAAGGTGGTTCAGAGATTTTAGAAATTACAAAACATAAAGTCGAAACTATTGGCACGGTAATGAATGATTGGGGGGCTATTCGTATTGACCCTTTAGGTAAGATGGAACCAGCTTATGTTCAAGTACATCCTGGTGCTTCATTAACGATTAACAAACCGTCACCGCTTATTGAGCAAGTTATGGTCGATGATCTCCCGGGCGGTACATATACTCTCAATGTCTGTAATCGCTATAATGTTCTTGTTGGAGCAGGTGGAGTTAATCTCAAGTCTTATGGTGTAGTTAATATCTCCGGTGCTATGACAAATATTGCCGGCGAACAGGTTAACATAGGTAGTGCAAATGAAGTCAATATTGACGGTGGTAAACGCTTGTCGCTCGTTGGAGATATCGTTCATATTAAACAGCGTAATAACGAACAAGTGCTACTTGATGGTGATGTCGGTATTTCAGGTAATCTATACATTAAAGGTGGAGTGTATGTTGAACAGAATCTTGCAGCTCAATCCACCGATACCCCTCAGCGTAAGCGTCAAACCGACTCTACTATTGTTAAGGGTAGCCCAGTATCAGATATGTGTACTGGTGTTGCTATTCCGATGGATACAGCGGGTCAAGTTCTTGATCCTACAACAAGAGAATTAAAACCAGGAGGTGGTACACCAGTGTATATGGGATACACGGATACAACAAGACCTGTCGGTGGGATTCCCGTAGGCACAGTTATCGGTCAGGTTATTGTAGGTGGGGTTACGTATAGTGTAACTGCAATTGCAGCAAACGTAACAGGTGTCGCAAGTGGTGGCTTGATGATTAATGGTACAGGCTCAACAAATTTAAGCTTAAGAGGCTTACCGCCTTCCGAGGTGCAAAAATTGATTAATGCATCAAAGATACCGACTTCTGGTGGAGCTAATCAATTCCCAATTATGAATCTCGGTACAGGTGCTCATGCTGACTCACACGTTATGGCGCCTCATACTCATAGTCATGATGAAGGTGAAGTGGGCTCTCACATGGCTATACGTCAAATAGCTATGTCGGGTTTAGTTGCTTACGATAATACAGACTTCGGCGACACTAAGACAGCTAAGCCATATGATAAGGTATCTTATCTTGCTTAAGATATTCCTTTTTATTAAGCATCCAATCTAATAAAGCTCTCTCAAAACCTACATCCCTACCGGCACGTTCAGACATATACCATTTATTTCTAAGTATATGCTCTCTCTCCGCTGCAAACTTCTTATAGAGTAAAGTGTCCTCTAGAAGAAGTGTCATAAAGGTATTTATTAAGACGTATAAATTGTCTCGTTACATAGAATAAAAATCGTAAAACTACTAAATGATTGATAAGCCGGAACACTCTTTGTATTAAAAGCATTTTCGTAGAGCGATTCAAGAGTAATATCGATATTTGAAATTTTTGACAAACAATGACCGTCAATAGGGTATACGCCCTTTTTTAAGAAGGCGTAACATTCATCGCAGGATAGATTATACTCTTTAAGTAAATTTTTATATACATCTATATCAATATTGTCTGTTGTTAAGATAGTATTAAATTTTCTAAGTTGATTAATAAGAGGAAAATATTTTTCGCGTATATGTATTTTTATACCTCTAAAAAAAACAGCTTCAAGATTAGCTGTCGGTAAAACATGAATAATATCTTTTGTATTATATTTTGATTTTACTTTAATACGCTGTTGATCGTACAAACTCTTTAATTGAAAGCCAATAATACTATATGGGTATTTCTTTTCAGAAAGAACAGAAAATTTATCAAGCTCTAATGGCTCTTGTGTATTATTAATATCAACTAATGTCATGTCTGTATTATACTACAGACTCAGACTATTATCCACTTTGAATTAATGTGTACCTAGCGCATGATTTATTATTAATGCAACGAAGGTTGTAATTGTCGCAATCACCGCTGTTGTTAAACCTGCTCTCAATTGATGTGATCCAGCAGCAGCTACTTTCTTGTTTTCAAACTCATGTGATATTTGATATGAAATGTGAGAGAATCTCTCGTTAACAATTTCTGTAATATTATCAAACTTCAATGACATTTCACTCTCCATGGATTTAAAACTTGAATCAAGTTTTTCTTCAAGAGAATCTAATCTATGCTCAATACTTGTAATTTGATTTAGGATAGATGGCTTGCCATTACCTTGATAAACGGTTTTATACAAATATTCAACATCAGACTTTAGCTTATTAATTTCAGCTGGTTTAATAGAAACACGCATATAAAACGAAATATATAAAATTATTTAATCTGGAAGGAATATGAAAGAATACCTTTTGGAAGAGAATATACTTTTCCCTGCATTTTTCCCTGCCTACTCTTTACAACAACCGTTAGCTTATCTTTTGTTACAACAGGTCCATTGATAATTTCAACATCACCAAGGTTGATCTTATAACTCGTAATTCCGTTCTCGGTATCAAACACGGATATAGTATTTTTGTTTGCTGCGACTGCAGAATATAACTTCGCCATAATAGTATTTATGAATATATGGTAATTTATGTTATTAAGATAAATAATTCTGTAGTATATGCCGACAATCACTAAGATTTTATTTCGCCGTGGTCTAGATAGCTCACGCCAGACCGTAACTCTTAATTTAGGAGAGCCTGGATATAGCACAGATACAAAGCGCTTATTTGTCGGCGATGGCGTTACACCAGGAGGTACGGCTGTCGGTATTGTTAATTACGGTGCTATAGCAGCTCTTTCAGGTAGCTATACTTACAGTTCGGTACAGACAAATCTCGCGCAGGCAGCGTTTATTAAGCTTAGTGCTGCTAATATTGGAGATATTGTTTATGATCAAGCTAGCACATCAGTTTATAGCGTATCAAGTATTACTAATAACGGTGTAACGAATTTCATCGCTCTTTCAAACCTAGTACATTTTTATAGCACGACAGATTATAATACAAATCAATTTTACTATAATGGCGCGAAATTAACAATACAAAATGGTCAAAACGGTCAGGGCTATGGTGTTGGTATTAACGAGCTTAATTCTTCTGTGACTGCCGGTTCTCCTACACTCTCAGGCGGAAGCGGTGGTGTACTCGGCGTTAAGACAGGTGGTATTGGTAATGCTTTTATAGCTCCTGGATCAAATAATAGCGTAAAGATTACAAATAGTACAGGATCTGTAACTGATGTTATTATCGGTCAAAATCAATTTTTAGGCCAAACAAATGTAGGTAGTGCTACATTAAGAGCTGTAACTCTTGTAGCTACTGGTGGTATTACGCTAAGCGCTTCATCTGACACTCTTAGCTTTAATGCTCCGGTAGGTATACCGCAGAGCGGTGGATTTTTAACAGGTGTATTAAGCGCTTTAAATATTTATAGTGGTAAATTTGTAACAGATGTTACACCTGTCGGATCAAATGATGTTGTTAATTTGAATTATATAAACAGTAATTTTAATTGTATAACGCCTGCTCTTTTATCAAAATATCTACCACTTACAGGCGGTACAATGTCAGGGTCGTTGTCAACCACAAGTTATGTTGCAGCTAATAACGGTTTTTATTCAAGAAATAATTACACAGGTAGCTATACCGGTGGCATCGTTGTTGATTACGTAACAGGTAATGGTAGAATTAGTGTCGGTACTGCTGATGCAATAACGTTTTACAACGGCGGACTTGCTTCAACAGCTCTATTAACTCTTTCAGGCAGTAATGTGGGTATTGGTACAAGTTCACCCAATGCTGCTCTTTCTTTTGGAACAGGTTATGTTGGTACACCGAGTCAAGCTAATGTAGTTCGTCTTTATGATAACGGTTCTAATAGCTATGGCTTTGGCATATCACCAAATACATTAAACATCGTTTCACCAGCTAATACACTATTTACCAATAATAGTTTAAGCGCTATATATATTGCTAGCACAGGTAATGTTGGTGTCGGTACAACAGCACCGAGCTATGTACTCGATGTAGCTAGTACAAGTGGTGTTGTAAGATTTACAAAAACCGGTGGCTCGTCAAGTTATATTGTTAACGGTGCTACTAGTAGTACCTTTTCATATGATGTTGCAGGTAATAATGCTTGGTCAGTAGAAGCTAATACAGTCGGTGCCTTTACTAATGGTACTCGCCGATTAACAATTGACTCTTCTGGTAGTGTTTATACTAACGGCGGGACACTAAGTGCTTCACGTTTATACGCTACTAATAATACACCAACATCGAATAGTGAATTAACAACCAAAACTTACGTAGATTCAATACTACCAGCTGGAACTGTAGCATATTACGCTGCTACTACACCACCTACTGGCTGGCTTAAGGCAAATGGAGCTGTACTATCGCGTACAACATATGCAAATCTTTTCACAGCTATTGGATTAACCTGGACACAAACCGGTGATGGGCCTACAAACTTCCGTCTCCCGGATTTACGCGGTCAGTTTATTCGCGGATATGATGATGGAGCAGGTGTTGACTCAGGCAGAGGATTTGGTACAAATCAAACTGATGCGTTTAAGAGCCATACTCACTCGTACACTTATAGAAGCGGTACAGCTAATCAATCAGGAAGTTCTACACCGTGCTGGAATGGTACTTCAACACAACAGACAGGTGCTACCGGTGATACTGAAACCCGTCCAAAGAACGTAGCCCTCCTTGCCTGTATTAAGTACTAAGCTATAATATAGCTAGTGAAGGTTTATAATTATAATCCCGATAATAGACTCTATACATTTGAAGAGGAAGCCGATCCAGATCCTCTTGCTCCCGGTAGATGGTTAATACCGGCATATGCCACAACTATTAAACCACCTGAGGTAGGTGAGAGTCAAATAGCAATCTTTAAAGAAGAAGAGCAGGAGTGGGAAGTAGAGGTAATCAAACAACCTTCCATGCCTTATTATATTTTAAGAGCACGCGAATACCCTCCTATATTTGAATACATTGATGGTATTGTAAAGAATGATCACGAACAAATTAATAAGTATATTAGGGCTTGTCAAGAAGTAAAAGCTAAATATCCTAAACCCGATACAATAGACAATTATGAAATTTGATAAACTAATAGAAGACTTTAATGTTTTACCAAAGAGTCAAAACGCTATTCAATCTGGACCTGATATTGGTATGACAACAGGGGATATAGCAGGTACTTTTCCTAATCGAAATGGAGCTGTTATCGGTAATCTTTTACCTGATAATGTTCAAGTAAAACTCAAGAAAAAACACATCAATAAGATTTGTAATCTTCTGTCTTTAGCTCTTAAAGACTAATCAGTTATTTCCCAAGGAAATACAATCCAAGAATCATTTGGATATTCTGTAACGTAATAATCAGGAACAAATGTTGTATGTGGTTTGGTGAAAAGGGTAGCGAACCTAAGATTATTAAGACCATAATTAGTCGCTAATTCATTCTTAATATACTCAAGGGTCGACCCACCATCGGATATATCATCAACAACTAATACCTTATCGTCACGATGTTTAAGAGCTAGACTATGACCAGGTTCTTGAATAGAGATAATAAACCCTGACTTCACATTCTTTTCATTGTACGTCTGTACGGAGAAGTTATGAACAATCTTTACATTAAGTCTATAGGCAAGTAGAGTGCCTGGGATCATTCCACCTCGACCAATCGTAATAATAACATCAGGAATAAAATTATCGCCCTTAAGAAGTTCTTCAAGACTTGTTACACCATAAAAGATATCTGTCCAACCAAGGTTTTTAACTACTGTATCCATTTAAGCATTATATTATAAATGCTTTTTAAATCAATTACTTTTTAACAAGAGCCCCAGCAGCTTTACTCAAGCGCATACAATCAACAACAATTCCGCTATAATCGCCTTTTTGAGCACATACAGTTATACTCTTAATGAGCTTAGAAATTTCTTTTGGAGCTTTAATCTCTTCATTATCTTGACCGAGGTCACCGGATGTTATACCCTGATCAAAAGTAGGACTAACTCCTGTTGATAATTGATTCTTGGTTGTCGAATGATTAATGTTCGCTGGTAAATTAACGCCGCTAGCAAGATCGCTATTCTCTCTTACCTGTGCGTACGACTCATAGATGGCATACATATCATTAACCATATATACTATTTAGTAAATGAGTAGGAAGAAACCAAAGATTGATATCGAGGAAATTAAAGAAGAGCTCAAGAATACTTGGTTTTGGTATAAAGTGTGTGAAGGATGTGAGACTGTGGTGATGTATGTAGAGACCTTTTGTCCGAAGTGTCGTGGATATCACTTCGATGAAAATCGTAAGCGTGTCATTAATGAAATCGTTTTAAAATACGAAGAAAAAATTAAGAGGAGTAATGACTTGGGATAATCGGGGTATAGTGGTCGAGATGCTGACTTAAGAACACTACACGATCCATTAGTATTTTCTTTTCCTGACCTTTAGCCTTTTTAGCTCTTGTGTATAAATCCAAGACCATGTCTGAGGTAATGAGAGTTGTAATCTTCTTCTCATAAACAGGAGTATCACGCTCCTTCTTTTTTGTTGTCATGGCCATAATATTTAATCCTTT